TTATGCTACATCATAAACCCAGTAATAACCTGTTGTATTAAATCCGTGATTGGCTACATTTCTTTTACAATAAGCTTGAATAGTACCTCTTTTAATACCTGTTATATCCGAAGCTTCTTTTGAGTTTTTATATGTATGTACGATATTTTTATTGGCATCTAATTGATAAACTACCTTAGATGTTACATCTTTTGGTTTCTTATTCTTCATAGCAAGTATCATTGAGATATGTTTATCGTCATACATTTCTTCATACATCCAATGAAAACCTTTATGTGTAATTGCTTTAAAATTACAACAATTGATAATTTTTTCTCTGTCAAAACTTTCTTTATCAACATACGATATATTTTTAAAAGATGAAACAATTTTAAAATTGGAATCTAACTGTAAAAGTTTATGTTTGTTCATCCCTTCTCTTGCGTATCTATCAACTTGAGTATATGGGATATAAGACCAGATATATCCTCCTGCCTGCTTAACACCATTATTATTTCTGCAAACAACATGAATATCGGACACACAAATGCCCAATTCCTCAGAAGCTCTTTGTGCATTATCCCATTCTCTAATAAAATTTCCGTCTTTATCATACTGGTAGACTTTCTTTGATGCATGATGCGTTTCTCCATAGCAAGTTCTACCACCGTCACCACCAGAAGCAAGATTATAAAACTTATCAGAGTTTACGGCATCATGATAAAAAAATCCAATATTTTTCTCGTGCATTTAGCTTATCTCTTGTTTCGCATTCTTCTATGATTTCTTTTGAAAAGTTTTCTCTGCCATATTTATTAATTGCTCTTGACAATAAGATTCCACTACCAAGATAAGTTTTCCAATGGTTATACTTATCATATTTCTTTTGACCTATATATTTTTTGCCGTTTATATGATTTGTCGTTATGTAAATGAAACCGTACATACTTGATATTATTACCTCCAATTTCACCATTCTATTAAAAAAAAATAGAGCCTGCTTAATTTAGCAGACTCTATAAAATTTAGTCAACTACCTTTAACTCTCTCATAACAGGCTCAACAATTGAATGTATAAACCCGTTGCCTCCTCTGGATTCGTAGTCTTCAAACAATTCCCAAAAAGCTTCTTTCTCAAGATTTGACCATTCACCAACCACACGATACTTATTATAATAATTGATAAGAGTATCCTTTAATTCCTTAACTTTGGTTTCATTATTTTTTCGCTTCATATCTTCAAGATTGGTGGCAATACTATTAACAGTGTTGGTAAGAGCGGAAAGCTCTTCCTTAATAATCTTATCATGCTTAATTGATTGCTGAGTATCTTCTTCGTGCTTTTCGTGTAATTGCTTTAAATCCTGAACCGTCTCAACTAACAATTCGTGGTCAGCCTTTCGTTGTTTCATTGCTCCTATCGGCTTATTGAAAATGGCACATACTTTACATATGACCTCATAGAATGTTACAATGATTGCCATTATCATAAAACCAACAATAACCCACGAAGTCAAATCTATATTTTGTAATTCTGATATTACTTCCATTAACCCTCCTTGGTGTCTTACTTAATAGTACCTTTGCTTTGTAAAATATGTAGGACATTTGCAAATTTAATGCAATCTATCCCACGAACACTAATATCATTCAAACAATTTATCACAGTATTCATATCCTCTATTTGGAACTCCACTGTCTTTTTAACAGGCTCAACCATTATTCGTCACTTCCTTTTTCTGCTTTTAACTCATCAGACTGTTGTTGAGTTATCATATCTTTTACTACAAACTTGTCCAAATCAGCATCGGTGTAATACTTTTTCGGATAACCATAGCCTTCAAGATAGTATTTTCGTATCATATTGTAATACATTATTCTTCACCTCCGACAAGCGTTAACATAAGCTCAGCGTTTTGTTCCTCGAGTATTTCAGTCTCAGTCTTCATACCCATATATACAACAAATGTACCATCACGTTTGTCAATAATATCACCTGCTACAACAAAATCTGTTAATGGATAATCTTGATCATATTCAATTTCAACTTCTTGATACACTGCTTCTTCAGTTTCAGTGGCTTCAGATACAAGTTGTTTTTCGATTCTTTTTTCTTTAAGACGTCTTATAATACTTGCACCATCAGAAAATGTATTTACAAGAGTATCGTATGTAACATTATCTTGTTTACCTATTGTTATCTCGATACAATTTCTTTTTATACCACGTGTTATATATGGTCTTTCATATATCTCTCCTTCTTCTTGAATTTGAGTATCATTTATAATTAACATGATATATCCTCCTTTATAAATTATATTTACTTGTTAATACTACAGTATATATTTATACTACAGTACTACTATTTTTTTTATATTTGTAATCAGCCATAGATCTAACTGTGGATGAACTATTTTTATAAACAACATTTGTGACATCAACTACAGTACTGCTATCTTTTTTATACGATATAACTTTAGTTTTATCAACAGATCCAGTCCATATAACAAAATCAGTACTAACAGTAACAGTATCACCAGGATGATAAATCCCGGATGCATCATTTAATGTTTGTTGTGATTCTGCAAGCCATTTATTATTATTTTCTAAGTCATATCTCTCTAACGTAGGATTAAGATATGAATAGATATCTGCATCAGGAAATGTATATGTGGTTCCAGTAACTAATACAAATATTGGGAAATTTAATGTGCTTTCATCATATGGATTAAAATCGCCAAAATCCCACATTAATATAAATTTAATAGGTTCTAATGTATGAGCTCGTTTATAAATATCATTAAGATAAATTATTTCTCTATATGTTACTGAACCTGATTTAGTAACTTGAACTGAAAATGTTCTGCATGCTATTGCGTGAGCTACATTATAATAATTCATAACTGTGGTATTAGTAGATGTATCATATACATTACATGTATCACTATATTTATAAGATTTAACGATTGTTGTATTTTCAGTATCTGAAAATAGACCACTATTATAACCAGTTTTACTGACTTCAGTATTATAATATAATTTACTCAGTTTATTAGTAGATTTAAAATTAGCACTAGTTATACCTGTTTTCCAATCTCCAACAAATGCTTTAAATTTTGTTGGAGATGGATACATATTAAGAATATCTGATGATATATTATTTATATTTATATAATTATATGATTTTGATATATTATTACAATAATAACCAATAATACCACCAATTATAGTATTTGAATTAACTTGTCCATCTTGAATTTGTACTGATATGTTTTGTAAATACATATTATAATAATTTTCATGATCTAAATATCCTATTGCACCGCCTACATAAATACCGTGAGGACATACTAAATCAGTAATAACAATATTTGAATTATATATTTCATTATTACCTTCACCTACTACATAATATCCTATTAATCCTCCTGTATATTGTTTATTGCTTCTAATATATGTAGAAAGTGCATTTACATTATGTACTTTTGCATAAGAAGCAGATACTAAGATACTTCTGCTTAAAAAACATCCAAAATATGAATTGGATTCTACTGTAGATGAATATGATGCGTATGAATAGTATCCATCTATTATTTCAATATCATGTATACGTATTTTTCTATTATGAATTGCCAAAATAAAAGATGCATAAGTAGAAGATTTATCTATTATGCGTGGATTTACTAAATAAAAATTTCCTATTGATACTTCTTCAGTAGTACTTGGAGCTTCAGTATATCCAAATAGTCCTATTAAATCAGAACTATTAACTGATGTGTCAATATTCATATTAGAGATTTTATAATAATTTCCATCAAATGAGCGTTTAAATCGATGAGATGAATTACCTATAGGTGTCCAATAATGATCAGCCAAATCAATATCTGCTGTCAACTTAAAATATGATGTGGCATAGTTTGAAATACCATTATTAATACCATATGCTAAATAAGCTAATTGAGCAGCAGTTGCAATTTGATATGGATTTGTAGAAGTGCCATTACCTCCATTGAATGAACTTGCTTTATAATCTGTCCATAAACCAGTCGGCATTTATTATCCCTCCTTTAAATTTATTAAGATGATATTTTAAACCAAATATCCCCGACCGACATTGTTGACGGTTGAGACGTTGCTACATGTATTTTTGTATTATAACCAGTTGAAGTACCTACTACTTTGTATTTAGTAGTTGAACTATTAGATGATTGAAGCCATACTGCTTTAGATGTCTCAATACCTAAATGTATATTAGAACCTTTAAGTTCCATTGCATCATCATATACCTCAGCTATATGAACATAATCGCCATCACCAAAATTTAGTTTTGTACCATAATTAGTATTATTCTTAATAGTTACATTACCAGTTAAAGTGCCACCAGATGTTTTAAAGAAATCAGACGTACTTGGAATATCAGACTTAGTAGCTATCTCATTGCCATCGTAATACCATTTACCACCCTGGCTACTAGATATATACAATGGGTCAGTAGCAGAAAAATCAAATCTTTTACTGCTTGTATCGTGTGCCATATAATAAACAAAATCAAGTCCATTATCAACATTCTTTTGAGACATATCATAAACTTCTGATGTGATTTCAGTTAATGAAGCATATCCATTAAATAAATCTGTATTTGAAAATGTTACATCATTTGTTAAAGTTAAGTAATCAATTGACAAGTATCCATTAAATGAAAAATCACCCGAACTTGGTTGAGAAATCAAACTAAGAAACACTGATGCATTGGCACTTAAAGTTTCTACACAAGCATCAAGGTCTGTTTTGTCGCTTGCACTCATCAACCCTGAACTTGAAGTAGTAGCATTACTATATGTTTTTTCAGTTCCCCATATAGCAGTGCCATCTGCCGACCATTTCAGTATTTGACCTGATGAGCCTCCACTTGGTATGTGTTTATTGCCAGATGTAGTGGGGTGAATATAGTTATTTGCATTACTTGATATTCCGTTTAATTTTATTTTATCGCTTGACGACATTAAACCATTAATGGTAGTAGTAGCATTTGACGGAGTATCAATCAAATCGTTATAACTACCTGTAAAAGCAACTTTTTTTAAATCAGAGAACCATTTTTGAACTTTACCAAATAGAGTAGAACTCTTTTCATTTGAAACGATATTTTCCCTTACTGAAGCCTCTGTGAAAGCCACAGTAGTGTCAGAAATAGTACTATTTGAGTTTAGCTTATTGTCTACATCAGTCTTGTCGGCTTTGCCTTTTACGTCCGTTTGTAGGCTTGAAATTGCAGTTTCATCTTCAGTCAATCTATCCTCTAAGACTTTACCATTACCATCATATACTGCTTTGGTATGCGATATAGGATATACTTTTTCATTATTTTGTGTAAAATATTTTGCTTTAGCCATTAAGTTCCTCCTTTCTAATTTTCAATATCATCTATCACGTAAACAACGTGTTCTTTTATGTAATTTAATTCCGACTGCAACGATTGTATAGCACTCTGCAATGTGTTGATTGTTGCAACTGAATTATCCATTGAATTTACGGCATTGTCTACCTTTGTATTAAGAGCATTAACCTTGTCATATAGAGCAGATACAATAGCGGTGTCTTGCTTTGAAATTGTTTGGTCAATGTCCAATCCTTTAAGAACCGTTAAAGTGGCAGGTGTGGTTGTCCATTTATATGAATTATCCAACTCAAATGCAATTGAAAACGACACTGTTCCTGCATAACGAGTGACATCATTCGTAATAGTCCAACCAAGCTTAATCGAATTATCTTCAACAGTAACATCAGTGACTTTGTAAATATTCACTTCTTTGCCTGCGTTTACAAAATAAATATAAGCAGTCTTATCAGTTAAATCAATTCCGTCAAATGTAATAGACGGAACACGAATGTAAACTGTTTCGGCATTATTTTCAGTGGCTACACCTATTGTCTGCAATTCAGATGGAACAGTAATCGTTCTATTGTCCATATCAACTGTTATCTCTGGTTCTGTATTAGGATTGACCATCATAACTGACGGGGTGTATGCGGATGTTTGATTTTTTAAGCTTTCCAAGCTTTCTTTAAGAGACATAGCCATTACGAACTTGCCTCCGTTTCTTCTAACGGTTCATAAGTAATATCATCGGTAAAAGATATGTCGCCTTTATTTCCATCTATCTCGTTCTCGATGTTATTTACAACTATTTTTAAACCATTTAAATCTAAAAATTTCTTTTCTTCCATTTTCTTTCCTCCAAAACGAGTTATATATTTTTGCAAAAACATATAGTATCAAGCAATACAAAAAGGGAAGAGTCGTCACCCTTCCCTTAGAAATATGTATTACTTTGAATTAATCAGAGAATAAATTATTCAGTCACTTTTGTAAATAGAGCATTTATTTCATCTGTTGAGATTGCTTCAATAGCAACAGATTCAAGATCAGCCACTTTTGTTTTTAGTGTTGAAATATCACTTGTATTTGTTTTTACTGCACCATCAGCAAGTTCTTTTACTTTTGTATCTGCAACACCAGCCGCATCAAAAGCCGTTGTTTCAGCATATGCGGCAGACTTTAAACCTGCAACTAAAACATCTGTGCCATCGACAGCGACTGTACCGTCTGTTTTACCGGTAGCAACCGACTGAATTGCAGAATCGGCTTTATCAATAGAAGCTTGTACATCAGTGCCTAATTTTGCTTTTGTAACTTGAGCATCACCAATCTTAGCAGTAATAACTGCACCGTCAGCAAGTTCTGTTGAACCTACACCACCAGCAACAATTGTGGCACTAACTTCTCTTGTTGCAGAATCAATAGCAATCTGAACCTGAGTTGCATTGGCTTTTGCAGTGTAAATGTCTACAAGCTTACCAACATTAATATAAACTTTGTCACTTGTTGCATTAGATAGTGTCAATTCAAGGTATGTGCCTTCATCCTGCCCTTCAGGGTTAACAACCACTTTACCACTTGATACGACCATATCCTTTGGAATATCAACCGTAGCAATAGTTGCACCATTCTGAGTGAAGGTATAAGACTTTGCATATCCTTCTGTTGTTACATCTGTAGTAACTACAACCGCGTCTGCTGCGATAGCAGATGTCTTGGCAGTGTCAGCCTTATCTACAATATAAGCTTTGATTTTACTGTCATATGTACCAAGACCTGCGTAACTTAAAAACTTTTGTGTTTCGTTTGCCATTCTAATTTCCTCCTTGAATTTAATGAAAGTGTATAAGTTATGTATATATTGAACCTCACATGGCTAAAGCCACGTGATTCTTGGGAACTTCCTACTACTGTAAGAATATTTACCAAGCTATCCCGATTGTTCCAACCGTTCATATGTATAATTACTAAGTTACTTTCAACAATCGAAATCCTTCATTAAGTATATTCTTAGCAGCATTTATATCTCTATCATGGTGAGAATTGCAACATGGACAATCCCATTCTCTAACACTTAAATCTTTTGTTTCTTTATTAACATATCCACAAGTATTACAAATTTGACTACTTGCATAGAATTTATCTACTTTAATAATCTGCCTTCCATACCAATTAGCTTTGTATTCTAATTGTCTTACAAATTCTGACCAACTAACGTCCGCAATAGACCTCGCAAGTCTATGATTCTTCATCATATTTGACACTTGTAAATCCTCCAAGCAGATTACATCATTATTTTTAATAATTTCAGTAGATAATTTCTGTAAAAAATCTTTGCGTTGATTTGCAATGTGTTCTTGAAGTCTTGCAACTTTTATCCTTGCTTTATTACGATTTGAACCACCTTTTGACTTTCGAGACAGTTCTCTTTGCACTTTTGCAAGTTTAGCTAATGATTTTTTAAGATATTTATGATTTGAAATCATTTTACCATTAGATGTTATACAAAATTCTTTAAGACCTAAGTCAATGCCAATTGAATTATTAGTTTTTTCTAATGGTTTAATATCTACGTCTGTACAACAAAGTGATACGAAATATTTACCACTTGCATTTTGTGATATAGTAGCATTAAGTATTCTGCCTTGTGGTACTAACTTGTTTTTCGTTTTTACCATTCCAAGTTTCGGCAACTTAATATGTTTATCACAATATTGGATATTTCCGTTAGTGCATTTTGATTTATAAGAAAATTTATGTGTTTTCTTGCTTTTGAATTTAGGATAACCGGAATGTTCTTTAAAGAATTTCTGATAAGCTGCATCTAAATCTTTAAGTGAAGATTGGAGAGCAGTGGAATCAACTTCTTTTAACCATTCCAATTCAGATTTAAGTTTTTTCATATCATTTGCACACTGCACATATGATAAAGATTTTTTCGATTCTTCATATAACTTAATTCGTTTTGCTAAATATGTATTATATACAAATCTACAACATCCAAATGTCTTTTGAATTAATTCTTCTTGTTGTTTATTTGGATAAATTCTATACTTATAAGCTTTTTCCACCGACTTCACCTCACTTTCTTTTCTGATTTTGAATATACCTTCTAATTTGTTCTTCTGTATTTTCTGATACTGTTGCCACAAAATATGAAGGATTCCATAAGTGCCCACCCCATAGTGTCTTCTTTAATGTTTCTCCAAATTCTCGCATAAGTATCCGAGAAGACATTCCTTTCATTTTTTGGACTATGTTGGGAATATAATGTTGTGGTGAACAATTGATTAACAAATGAACGTGGTCTTTGTCTGTATTACACACCAATACCTGAAAACATTCATAAGTCGCAACCATATTTAGAATTTCCATTAATCTTTTCTCAATTTTAGAATATAAGATTTTATGTCTATATTTCACACACCAAACAATGTGATATTGAATTGAATATACATATCCTCTGCCATGAGTAACTTCCATAATTATCACCTCATGTGTATATTCTCTCTTTAGCGGCGATTCATCTCACCACTGAAGTGGCGAGTGTTCTCGCCTTCATTAATAAAACGCATTGTTAGCCGGCATAATGCGATTTATCCTAAATTATTTAAATAGATTTTCTATCTCTTCATCAGAGATTGTTTGTTTTTCAGTATTTGTTATATTTTCAACGGTTTCATCAAGTTCATTCTTATCTATAAATTCTTCAATCTTCTTTGACGAATATGTTGTCTTATCAGAAATAACATCATCATTTATAAAATTGTCATGATGTTCAATAATCTGTCCTTGTAATTCGGTAATTTCTTCTTCCAAAGCAATCAACTGAGCAATACGTTGGTCAAGTGCCGCCATAGATTCTGACGGTACAAATTGAGCCCAGTTCTTTGTAGGAATAATTTTTACCTTACAAGATTGTGTTTTCAGAACGGGGTCTTGAACTACACCATCTTCGTCCATATAAACTTGGTAAAACGATAGTTGTAATTCAATATCCCCATTTTCAGCAGTCATTTTTGAGCCAATAGGAAGCAAATATTCTAAATATTGTTCATCAGCATATTCTACCAATTCCTCAGATAAAGTTAAAAATTCTTGCTTATACAAATGAGAAATAGGGGAGATATATTCCAATGATACAGTCGTAAAATTTCTCATATCATTTCCGTCATATGTTTGTGGAATTAAAAATTGAATTTTACCGACCATATTGTCATATTGCATAATCGCTTCTTTGTGAGCTCCATATAATCTTCTATCGTTTAACAGAGTAATCGTGTACATTAAAACCTCCTTCAAAGACCAAATGCATTACAACAAAGCACTAAAAAAACTCCGTTTTCTACTGTAGCTTCGAAATCGGAGTCCCAATACTTAACGTCTGTAATTATGCCTTTATCACAAAGGCTATCAAGAAAATTTCTGCCCCAATGGTCTGTTTTTCTATTCTTGTATTTTTCTTTTGTACCGCCTGTAAGCTTATCAACCAAAGCCAATAGTGTAGCCTTAGAAATCCAGACATTTAGTTTATTAACCATTCCGTCAATATCTTCAATAACTTTTGTTCCGTCAGAAGAACCACCGTCTTTAGATGCTAAAGAGATGACATTTGGCTGAGCCCAATGAATACTTGAATTTGTTTTCTCACTTGTCCAAGTACCGCCTGAAAGCAAATCGAGAACTCTAACTGTCTTTGCATTTGTCAAGAAATCAGTAAGTGTCCATTGAGATGCATCTGTAATAATACCCTTTGCCACCAACTTATCCAAAGCAATCTTTTGAGGATTTTCTGCTTGAACAGTAATACCTCCGGCAACAGCAAATTTAATTTCATCAAGTGGATAATATCGACCAGGACAATTACTGTCGCCGATTTCTCTATGTCCAACTATCTTTGCATTTGGATAATAATTCTTTTTAAGATATTGACATAACTCAATAATAGATTTCTTTTGTGCTTGTGGCATTGTCTTTTCTTTTGTATGATAATCACCTTCAGCACAAATGCCAATAGAACAACTATTCATACCTTGAACGTGAGCACCAACCACATCAAGAGGACGTCCACGATAAATTGTACCGTCTTTTCTTACAAAGAAATGATAACCGATGCCTGTCCAACCATTTGAGACGTGCCAACTGTGTATATCTTGTGGAGTACATTTAACTGCTTCTGCGTGATGTAACGCTATAAAATCTGTGCGTGAACGCTTTGTAAAGCCACCGTGCCATTTATAAGCAACTTCAATTATATTCATAGCAATCTTCCTTTCTTTAATTTTTGCACAAAAAAAGAACATTCGTATAGAATGAATGTTCTCTTATTTATCACTATTAGGCGTAGTATATGTAAGTGCCGTTTTGCTATCTGTAATGCCTGTTGTAGTTGGGTCGATAATAGCATTATAAACACTCGTTGCCATCAACAGCAATACATATGGATTAGAAAAAGCTGTCAATATTACATTGCCTACTGCTTGCCATGTAGTTAGGTCTTGCGCCGTAATTCCCATATACCCAAGTACAGGAACAAAAATAGCAACTACAATTTGTACCCAAAACATCGGATTTTTAATTCTTACTTTCCAGTTAATGTTTGTCATAATAAATTCCTCCTTTGAATGTTAAAATGTTAATAATACTTCTATTTGACCATCTTCATGGTCTGCTCCACTTATAGGCTTGGAAACGATTCGACAAAATGCTTTTTTATTTTGTAAAACGTCTTTGGTTAATTTGTATCCATCTTCATCATTAGTATAAAGGAAATGTCCTTTCTGGTCTCGATCATATTTATCATAGTCACTATAAAAATCATCAAATTGATTATCTAATACGAAAACTTCATTCACATCTGTAGTTATTAATTCCCCATAGTATGAATTTTGCACAACAGGATTGCTATTAATTTCAATGGTCGTTATATCAGGGTGTAGTGCATATATAATTTCTCCTACATTATTTTCTGTTTCGACAGCCTGTTTCTTTATTTCGTTTGTTGCACATATCAAACTCGTTTTGTCATCTGTTGATAAATTACGCAATGTTTGATAAGGTAATGTGATTGAAAATTTATTGCCCATCCAATCACAATCATAATTACTAATTACAAATTGACTCGGCGGTTCTTCAGAAGAATCATTATAAACGACACTAATTGTATAATAACAAATCGTAAACTTCCAAATCCTATTTTCAAATACGTTATCTAAAATTGCAGAATCAGATGTAGTTAAAGTAAAAGCTTGTGTGTCAATATTAAATTCGCAATTAATGTAAGTTTTGTTCCTTGAAGCAGGAATAAATTCGACTGTAGTAGCGGATAATGGTAAATTCCATAATCCCATATCATTATTGCTAAATGGAATAATACCCTTGTCAAACGTAATACTGACTTTTTCAGAATTAACATCTACAATTTTTGGAACAGGTAATGTTAAATTCATTATATTGCCACCAGCCGTCCAAACGATTTGCTTACCATAAACATCATCTCTAAGTCTCTCGACTAAATCAATCATTTCGAGACCATTTCCACTTGCATATTTATCAATAGCACTTCTCACATATTCTGTGGTTGCAACTTGTCGTGAATTATTTGATACAGACGGAGTAGGTGCTGTCGGTGTTCCTGTAAAATGTGGAGAATTAACACTAGCATAGTTTGAGTAATCAAAACTGCCGGCTAAATTGCCGATATATAACCAGTTGTGATTACCTTTATTGTCACCGACACAGAAATACACTGAGAATGTATTAGAATTCAAATAAAAATCGCCTACATTTGCAGAAATGTCATTATTGGCAACATCATTTACATTTGTTGTATGGGTTAATAGTGTACCATAGTGCCATATACCGGTTGTTGTTGTATTTTCTAATTGTTTTTTTATTGTGCCTATAGAATTGTTAATTGAAGTATCAGAGGCTACTAATTCATTGATTGCTTCTAAAAATGAATTTTTATTTTTTGTAGCCAATGATGTCAAAGTATTCAATCCATCAAAATACATTCTTCTTGCATACATTTCAGAAATTGTTGCTTTCATATATGTTACATCCATCTTTGCAAAATTTCCTGGTTCAGGCTGTTCTGTAACTTCCAAATCAAGCTTGCCTGTTTCGGTTGAATAAAGAAGATTTATATATTTTTCTCCTTCTTCACCTTTTTCCGCCGAAAATGTTGCAGAAATTGATTCTGATTGAATAGTTAAACCATCCATAAGAATTTTATTTTTTACAGTTTCACCATCTATTGTCACATACCCATTGCCATATGATGTATTAATACTTATAATTAAATCTGCTTTTTCAAGACTATGGGTTATTGTGTGTGTGCTTATCCCTGTACCATACAAGGTTGTTTTATCTGCTTTAGAAGAAAGTGTTTCATTAATAGATTGAACATCAGATTTTCGTTCGCTTGTTTCGGTCGAAATTAAGGTGTTCAGTGATGAATCATTATTTTGTCTTTCTTGTGTTTCATCTTGAACATTTTTAACAATTTGAGCAATTTTATCCGTTATCCCATTCAGTGCTTTTCTTACAGTTGTAGCTTGTGGAGGATAGGTACTATCTTTATCTAAAGTATCTACAACTTCATTTTCCATTACTGCATTGTTAATAGCATTAATCAGTTGTTGCTTAAAATCTGCATTATCATCATTTGTGTCAATATCTTTGATTACGTTAATAAGGTCTCTTAACTCTTCAAGTTCATTTGTTTCAAATGATTGAACCAAGTTCAATAAGTTTTGAATAGTCACACCTGCTTGAATAAAAATATGTGCATCTTTTTTTAAATCAATATGTGCCATTTAATCACTCCTTTCTACCAAATATGATAATCTACACTAAATGAAGCAGAGTCATAAGATAGAGCATATGGGTTTCCAGAATTAGATACCTTAATGCAAATGGTATCTCCCATTAAATCAACCTGTTGAACTTTTTGGCTGCCATATGAATTAGTATGAATAAGTGGGTTAAACAAAGAATTGAGTTTATTCCCATCATACCAAAAGAAGATTTGAGATTTTGGGTCATTAGTTGTTTGGTCACTTAGTTTAATATTTATAACTCCACAATGTTCTTTCGATTTGTCAAATGGAATAGATATATTTCGTATTGTGTCATTTTTATCTCCACTAAAATCCCAGCTTGAATTTTTCAATGTACTATGTCTGCCCACCATAACTTTATCTACATATCCTTGAATATATTTTTGAACATAATCTTCAATTGCACTTTTAAATTCACCCATCAGCGTAACATTGCTTGTGTCTATATGTAAATCAGCCATTATTTATCACCGTCCTTTTCTGTTTGACATAAATATTCACTTCTTGAACCAAATGTTTGTCCAATATATTTCTTTAATCCTTGATTACTTATATACATCCTGACAAAATCATTTGGTTTGATTTTTATATTTGTATAGTTAGGTATATTTTCATATACTTCTTTTGTAGTTGTATCTTTCAATGTTGCGTGCAATCCATCGTCAGAAACACTTTGTACTTTTAAATCCTCAAATGTTTCAATATTCTGATTTTTTAAATATGTTGAAACTTCACTTTGAATAATTTGACGTATCATATTTACATATGCAATAACTGTTTCATCATTAAAATCTATTTTTTCTTCTTCATTTTTCATTTAAAAAATTACCTCGTTAATATTTGTCATTGTCAAAGATGTCGTTGCACCACTATCCATACTCATAGAAATAGAGTCAATGACATAGTTTTCGTTGTTAATACCCAAGCTTGGATAATTAACCATCACTGACTGGTTAACATCGAATATAGGATTATATGTACATGATAAATTTAATGTTTTTGTGCCACGGCTAAAATTAATCAATTCGTACATTGCTCGTGACATACACAATGAATCAGCATATAGCTTACTATCACTTATAACTTCTGGTATTTCGCCATTGTATTGAATACAATAGTCTGATTTTAAATTCTTGTTCTCGGCGATAGCACTGAATTGATAACCATTAGCAATAGCACCTTTAACAACAACTTTATTTCTGACTTGTGATGTATTATAAACAACATTTGCCGACACAATATCTTTGTCGTTTTCCTCAAAACGATATACAACAGGGAAGTTAGATGATATAAACTCATTGACATTAGAACTAACAACCATATTGCCAAATTCATTATAGTAAACATCAGAAGAAATTGTTTCACCCATACTTGTAAATATCTCACTGACTTTTGTACCGGCATCTTGCTTTATAGTGTAATATGTATTAATGTCCGTATATTCACTATTAAAAATAATTGGTTTTAAGTCAAATGGTTTGCCATTTCCTCTGTCGCTTGCCAATAGAGAAGTAAAAGCATTCTTCATTGGAACACCAACAGGAATGATTGTTTTTAAACTCGTCGTTCCATAAACACTGCCATCGAATAAGCCAAACTTATCACATAATGATAATGAGATTGTTTGGTTTGAATTTTCTCTTGATAATGTAGGGTCTTTAAAAACAAATACTCCTTGTTGTTTCCAATATATTGTGTCACCAATAACAATACCAGAATCAAATCTGAATTTGCTTCCCGTCCATATTAGTCCCTTGATCGGCTTAGGCTTCCACTTATTATCTATATTTGCAAGAGTAATATTCATTGTACGTCTTTGACCAGTCTGATATGTAATACTTAAACTCGCCGACATTAAATCATCGCTTGCGTCCATTGATATGTTTTCATCTTCGTCCAACAAATACAATCTAAAAACAGGTATAACTATATCAGCTTTGAACACTTTGAGCATTCTCTCAAAACCAAGTTTGCTGAACGAATTTAGATATACCTGTTTTGTTATATTTGCAATATTAATATTATGGATACTGTCAACTACATATCCGTTCTTGTATATGTTCATATTAAACCACCGTCCAAAAGGGGAGAAACAAGGTATTCGTGATATTTATTATTCGAATCAACTTCAACGGTATCTTTCAACAAAGCTCCTTCGCTATCCGCTAAATATTCATAATACAATGGATTAATCGGCAATGTCATACCCAACACATCAACCGTATCAATATCATTTAACTGATTAAATGTGAACGTAACAGAAACATCGTGATTGTCATTTGTATCATATTGAAATGTTGGATTAGCATCTGTATCTCCAATAGTAATCAAGCCTCTCAAGTCTATAAGCATTTTTAAACTGTTGCTTGACACAAAATTCTCCCAATTTATAATGTCGTCATAAGTATCTATATATTGACTATCACCTGAGCAATCTATTTTGCCAAGTAATCCTGTAATAGACATCGTTCTTTGCTTTCGATTGCCGCCAGTCGCTTTGCCATAGGCATTTTGGGTCTGATAAAATGTCTTATCCGTATTCAACGTGTAACCGTCATTAGTTAAATTAATATCTAATTGCCATATATTATCTTCGTCAATAGTATAAGTATTATCTTCTTCTGTAGGAATAAGTCCGATTACAGAGACTGTTCCTCTATGTAGTTGGATTTTATCCGATACAAGAGGAGAGATTGTTTTGACATTTACTTGCACACCATTAACGTCCATTGTATTATTACAAATACCAAAAATATAATATTGGTAATCACATAAATCTCCAACAGTGAAATCTTCTATCACACGTTGAGTAGGATTTTCAGTTTGACATACTTTATGTAACGTATCTTGTTCGCCCAACGTTTTATAAACTTGAAAATGGTCGATATTTTCATATGAACCGTCAAAATTACTTCCCAATAACGTATCATTAAAGTTTGCCAACAATTTTGTATCAGAATTCCAACTATAATTCCCATACGCTTGTGTTAATGTCTCTTTTAAATCATCAGAATGAGAGCCTTCGTCAATGCCAAAAGCATTGTATGTAACTCCGCCGAACAATTTCACTTTTGCCATTAACTATCACCTCCAATAGTCTTATTAGCTTTTTGAGACATATTTTTAAAATAAACATTTTCAGTTTTTGTATCTATAATTACAAGCCATGTTTGTTCGCTTAAAGGTGTTTCCGTGTGATAATATAAATTATCGCCATAATTTATTTCACCGTTCATATACAAATAAGGAACAGAATAGTCCACTGTTTCTTTTGTCATGGCTTCATTTATTGCCTTTTTCTTATCTCCGACAGTCATATTGTCCCAATTTTCATATGGGGAGAACACTCGTCCGTACGAAGAGTATCCTGTACTTGGATTTTTTACTGATAGATAAAAATGCACACCATCCCACTTTAATGAAGTTGTTGTTCCATCATCCTCTGTAACTTCAAATATTGTACCGGTATAATCAGAGTCAATTCTGAATGTTGTATATATTGTACTCTTGCCAAACGATAATTCCTTTTCACCGTCTATAAAATCATATGTCAAAGAGTTACCTTTATCCAAGTGACATACATTATTAGAGACAGTCAATGTAGTATCTATTTTATCAGTATCCTTATTATATGCAAGAAACTGATGTCCACCTTCAATTTCTTCATTAGCAATAATAGAATGTAATTCACTGAAATCAACAATTAAAGAATTATGTTTTCTGTATTCCTCAATTTTAATGTTCATAGGGTAGGAGATAGAATTATACTCTGCTTTAATATAAATTATTTTTTCAAATGTAGAGCCAACACTATCTGTTAAAGACAATGTTAATCTATACTCATTTCCACTGATAAATTTATCATATTGCCAATCTATATTGGTTGAATATATGTTGTTTGAATAAGAAACGGTTGAATATTTTGTATCCGATTCACGTCTTTCTAAAAGAAAACTATAATGACTAACACTTATTCCTTCGGATTGTAAATACTCACCAGTGATATGCAAATTGCTATATGATAAGGATAGGGGAGCAAGTTGCGTGTTTTCAGATAAATCTATCTCTCTTGTCACATTTTCACCATTTACACTTGTAAAGTTTTCATATAAATTAATCTCAGGAGGTGTGTTTGTGTCAAAGTAATATTGGTCTGTATCTATGTAATTACAATATATTGTATATGTATCATTGACAGAAACCTTAAGTTTACCACTTACAACCGCATAACCAAATTTAGGTTCACCATATGTATCTAAATCATCCGTTGAGTTGAACCATTTGACTGTCTTGTCGCCTCTCTCAGGGTCTTTTTTATATGCGTCATATTTTGGCAAAAAGTAATAATATTTTTTGATTTTTGCAAACGTATTCCCAACCTTAATATAGTAGTTCGCATTTTCATCATATCGTGTCCATAATTCTTTGTGTGGATTATCATCGGAAGTTTTTGTTAATGTACAATCCTTAAAATACATTTGCGTATGAGGATTTATCTTTAGAATTCGATTCCCATTCATTTCAGAACTATTCAAACCGTAATATGTTCCTTGATTAGATCCTGCGGACTCAGCCCCTGATAAAATTTCCATAACAGTACCTTTACCAATCCAAGAAGACGGCACATAATTAGACTTGGTATCGTCCTCATTAAACTTGGTATCGTCCTCATATATTCTCATCTTCCAAGTATACATTTCACCGGCGGCGAATGAAAACGTGGTTTCATCACTTGTTCTATTGCTGTCCGATTTGTATATCTTATATGTTGGAATGTTATTCTTAATAGGGTATGTAACCAACGAACTATAATTATTTTCTTGCAAATTTTGTATATCAAAATTATCAAAGTAATATTCATAATTGTTGTCATCTATCATTAATCGTGCTTTTGCAATCTTTCCGCTTGATTGTAATTCACATTGAAAATCAACTTTCTCATTTGGATTTACAACTTCTGCGTGTGGATATTGCAATGCTGGTTTTCTAAGCAAATGTTTCACCGTTACTGAAAACTTATAAAAAGTTATAAACCTTTATGTTTCATTCCTACTTCATCGTATATGCTTTTGACATGATTTCTCATAATCTACTCGCAAGTTCTTGTACACTCCATAGGCATAAATTCCTGACTAACGTATCAGTACATATCTGTAATAACTTGAAAGTGTTATGCTACAGATTGTTGTTTTAGGACATTTTCTCCATACTGTTTTAGATTCAAAGCCGCCTGATAATCTCTATCAATTACATTTCCACATTCACATTTGTAAATACGGTCAGACAACTTTAAATCTTTTTTAATACTTCCACAACAACTACATAATTTAGAACTTGGAAAAAATCTATCGGCTATAACAACTGGTATATTGTTCCACATAGCCTTGTATTCAATCTGTCTTCTAAATTCATAAAAACCTTGCTGTTGTACTGCTTTGGATAAATGTTTATTCTTCATCATTCCACTTACATTCAAATCTTCAATACAAATGAAACTTGGTTCTCGTTTCACTATCTCAGATGTTGTTTGGTGTAAATAGTTTTGACGAACATTTGTTAGTCTGTGATTTAGTTTTAAAAGTTCTTTTTCTCTTTTTATAATGTTACTTGTTTTACAGTAATTTGCTCCTTTCTTATTTTTCTCATATTTTCTTGATATGGAACGCTGTAACCTGCGTTTTTTCTTTTCTAATTTCTTTACCGTTTGCGTTTTGTTTATGTTCTTGTATGTATTGCCATCAGAACATATTGCTAAATGCTTTATTCCTAAATCAATTCCAATACCTTCATTTGATGGAAGAGTAGTATTATCATTAACTTCAATACCAATTGACACATACCAATATAATCCGTCATAAGTAAAACGTGGATTCATGTATTTACAGCCAGTTGGTATTCTTCCTTTTTCACAAAGTTTAATCCAGTTTAACTTTTGTTTATTCTGTTTTTTACTCATTGAAAAACTTTCAACTTTCACATGGGTATCGGTAAACTGAATTTTTATATTGTCTTGATAAAAAGATGGAGTAGAGTGTTTCTTACTCTTAAATTTAGGATATTTACATTGTCCTTTGAAGAATCTCTTATAAGTATTACAAGCATCTTTAATTGCTTGTTTTGTTACATTATTGCTTACTTCATTCAGCCATTGATATTCAGACTGTTTCTTTAATTGTGTAAATTCTTTTCGCAATTCACTATCTGATAAAAATTTGTTCCCTTGCTTATAATTATCCTGTTCTCTTGAAATAGCCCAATTATAAGCAAATCTAGCACAGCCTGCATATTGAAACAACTTAGTCGATTGTTTATTATTTGGATTCAATCTCACTTTTATTGACTTTATCATTTGATTCACCTTCTTCCTCAATTAATTCTTTTACTAATTTTCTAGCTTTATTTGCACGTTTACCTTGTAATTTACAACTAAAAACTGTAATTATTTGAACTAAATCTTCTACAAGTTCTTGTTGCTCTGATTTTTCTGTGTTATCAATAATTTCTATATCACAGTTATATAAACTTGCGATATATTCGACTAATTCAAATCCAAATCTTAACAATCTGTCTTTATAAAGAACCACAACTTTTTCTACTTTATTTTGAGATATGCGTTTAATCAGTTCTTTCAGTCCTTTTTTCTTATAATTGATTCCAGAACCTATATCAGAAATAATTTCATAAGGTCTTCCTTGTGCATTTAGATACAATTTCATATTCTCTATTTGTCTTTCCAGATCATCTTTTTGTTTATTGCTTGAGACTCTACAATATCCAATGACAATTCTATCTAAATTAGGTTTTATGTTCATAACCTGATTTAACTGTTCATGAGAATAATATCTGTATCCATTACTAGAAGTATGGTGAGGATGAAGTTTACCATTTGCGTCCCAATTTCTAAGTGTTTGTGCTGATACTCCTAAAATTTTTGAAAATTTATTGATAGAATAGTATTTACTCATAATTAAAATCTCCCTATAATGTTTATACCTAATTCTATCATTAAAAGTTATAAAAGTAAGCATATATTTATAACTTTTTATAACTTATAACAAACAGTTACATTCCTCCTTAAATTTTTGCAATAAAAAAACAGCTACGCAATATAACGTAACTGTTTATTAGTGGTTTGTATTGTTTTTAATTGTAGCAATATAAACTGTTCATATATTTATTTTGTTGCCTTAACTTTTAAATTATTATCTCCGTCTATCTTGAAGGTAAAATCATGAGTGTTCATATAATTTACCCAATTCATATAATCTTGATTGACCGTATTTCTTACTAGTGGTTTGGTTGTAACTATTGGCTTTTCACTCTTTATAGCATATACTCCCATGACAATTCCTCCTTTTATAAATAATTTGAACTATATCTTTCAAAAACATTTATTTAATAATATTATATGCATTTCAACGCAAGTTATAATCACTATACTTTTATTCATTTCGATTATATAATCGCATAAAATTTCTATTACTATTATAACCGATTTTTTTCAAAAAATCAATACCAATCCACGAAATTCCTTGATTCAACCAATAAAAAAACAGCATTAGACAGTCACTCCCAAAAAGGGAGCAACCATCTAACTTATAACTTATATTTTCGTGTTCTTTATAATAGGATATTGTGATTTGACTTTATCTGTCAAAGAATCTACAAAAGCATTTGCGTCCGGAACAGGGTCAGTCACATTTATATCGCCCGTAAACGTAATGCTTTCAGTAGTTGACGTTGAATTGTTAGTTGTAGGCATTTGTTGAGGAGATTGCTTAAAGATAGAAACTTGGTCAATAAAGTTTTGAGGATTCTTTGCAAATTCCCACAATACATCAGTCGCTTCCTTATTAAAGACCATATCGCCAGCATTAAGCATAGAATAACGACCGACAGACAACTTTCTTAACTTAGCCTCATAACCATCCTCATCAGTAATCGCAAGACCACCTTTAGCCGACTTTGTTCCAGTTGCATAATGGGCAGTAGCAATAGAACCAACAGACGGCAAATTAGCATTATACTCTTCAATCTTATTTGTTATCATTTCAGACAATTTAATGCCTAACTGTTCATTCAATGCGGAAAGAAGTTTTGTATTGTCTTGACCGGTAGATAACAACATATCAGCCAAAGCAATATATTCTTCATGAGATGCATGCCAACTGTCAAAGAATATAGCTTCTTGTTCAGTCAATCCACCATTCTCTTTACAGAAGTTTTCAATATCACTGTAATCTTGTGAAAAATCATTTGTAAACATCTGTGCCCCAAAATCACTTGTTTGTTCGTAATCTAAACCACTGCTATAAATCTTTAGATTTCTTGCAAGTTCAAGTCTTTGAGCTTTTGCACGGTCTTCAGCTGACAAATAACCATTCTGTTTCTTTGCTAATTCATAATATTTCTCCAATTCAGCAGCATAATCAACAATATTTTCAGCTTGTTCAGTTTGCTTTCTTTGAACTTTTGCATCACCATTTGCACCCATATGATAGTCATATTCTTTACCACCATATTCAAACATATCTGAGTATTGAACACTATTAGGGTCTGACTTATCCTTTAAATTATGTTGATTTTCATTTATATTTGCAAACCTCTTGTAATAATCTTCAGAAATAGCACCTGATTCATACAGCTCTTTCCATCTGTCGATATTTCCGTAATGGTCATTATTATAATCCCAACCTTCGCCAAGTTCAGTGTCGGTCAGTCCATAAACTTGCCCATAAAACGAATCGCCAGAAGTAGAATAATCGTTCATCCATTTGATGTGATTATCACTCAACATAATATTAGAAGCAATAAGAGCATCTAATGAATCTAAAGTTTCTGCATGACGTAACTTTTCATCATCATTAAGATTATTCAACTCACTTATGTAATTTTCATTTGCAGAAATCATCTTTTGAGTTAAATCACTCTGACGTTCTATATCACGCACATTCTCATTTTCAACATTAGACTGAACAAGATTATCCAACGACAATTGGGCTTTAGTTGACTCTAATTGGGCATTATATAGCTTTTCAGGGTCAGCAACATTAACCCATCTGTCGCCGACAAGAATACGAGTATCACGTTCTTTCAAAGTATTTTGCAATTCTGCATTTTTCTTTGTAAGGTCAAGATTTTGTTTGGCGACTTCTAATTGTTCTTTTAATTCTTCTACTTGTCGATTATATTCGTTCGTAATCTGTTGTTCTTTATAATATTCTTCCGGTTTTAATTTAGCAATATCGGCTCTATACTTTTTGTACTTACGAGCAACTTCAGCATTTAGAGAATCAATCTCACTCATCATTTTAGAATAATCATTTTCGTTAAACAACAATTCTCTTGTATCATCATCTAACCACTGAGAAAGATTTTTATTTGCAATAAGTTCACTTTGATAATCCAAAGCAGCATCTCTCAATGATTGCTGGAATGAATACTGTTCTTGTAATGCAGAAGTAATAGCTTTCTCTTTATTCAAACGAACGTCTAAGATTTTATTAAGCTTTTCATAACGACTGGTTTCTAACTCAATCTTTTGATTTGCCTCTTCTTGCTCTTGGTCTTGAATTTCATTATTTAAGTTACGAATGTTTTCAGTACCTTCAAGATATACTTGAGAATTTTTCTGCATTTCAGAAGCAAGTTGCTTAAAGACCTGAACTAAGTCACTTCCACCAATACCCTCCAATAACTCAACAGTTTCATTATATGCTGCATCATTAAAGCTACCGTCCGCATTATATAGCTCACTCATCTTAACATTTTCTAAGACTGTTTTTCGTTGTCCCGTAGCATTTTCGTATATTTCTTGATTAGCCTTATGGGCAGCGTCTACACGTTCTTGTTCAATGTCACGTTCCTTTTTCATACTCTCGGTAATTTCTTTTGCAAGTTTGGCTTTTTCTTCATCATCGGTTGACCTATTGTATTGGTCTTGAAGAATATTTCTATCATACTGCAACATACCGGTTTCACGAGTATATTTAGAATCTCTGTTACTGATGTCTTGAAGTTTACGTTCAGTAATTTGCTCCATAGTATCGGCATAATTTGACTCAATCTCGTCTATATTCTCATTGATGTCTTTAAGTTCATCTCTTGCTTTTTGAGCTAATTCAGCCGTAGGTGCGTCTTGAATAAGCTTTTTTAGAACTTCCGATTTATCTTTTAAAGCATCAAGAGCGTCTTTCATATTATCAGCAACAAGTGTTTGTTGAGTGATAAGAGATTCCGTTGCTTTCTTTGAAGCCTCATCAGCAAACTTAAAATAGTCACTCATATAGTTGCCGTCAGTCGGATGTTCTACCCATTTCTTAAAACGTTCTTTAAAGTCAGATTGCCAAGAATCATACTTATCCTTTTCAGCATAGTATTTTTCATAGAAATCTTCACTATAAGAATTCAATATATTAGATAAATCATCTTCCGCCCATTTCTCATAATCGGCGAAGTCTTTCGCATAATCCTTAAACTGCATAAGAATATCAGAAGTGATTGTATCATCATCGCCCCAACTGTCAGTCAGCTTATCAATGGCTTCAAGTGTTGGTAAGTCAAGCTTTTTAATATCATCAGACAATACACCACTGTCTAATTTGCTCTCAATACTCTTGAGCGTTTGATTTATCTTTGATGTATTTTCTTCTGCTTTACGTTCTTCGGCAGTTTGTTCCTTTTCTTCGTCTGTATTATCGGCATTGACACTGACTGATGTATTACCATTCTTTAAGAACTGTACGGGCTTTTTATCACCGCCATACTTCTTAATCTGAGCATAATCATCGGCATTAATAACAGGGAATGGCTTATCAGAAACAAACACTTGCGAAGTACCGTCACCTAACGGAACAAGATTACCTTTTTCGTCAATAGTTGCTTCTGGCTTATTATGTTCATTCACTTGTGCGATTGTGCCGGCAGAAACAATACCACCTTTTTCTCTTTGAGTAAACGGCACATCAAAACTATAACTACTTTGCTTTTTGTCGCCTAAAGACTTTACATTGCCGACCTTAGTAGCCGATGTATGAGTGTTGGTCTTAAATGTACCATAAACTTGTTGAAGCTTAGACATAAACTCTTGCATTTTTTGAGTTAATACAGAAGTTCCGCCGACAGAAGGCATATCAGAAAAATCAAAGCCTTCCAATGAACCCAAATTTTCAATCAAAGTAATCGCATGATTTAGATTACCATATGGAGGAGTACCACCGTTAGCTTTATAAGCAGGAGCAATAGCTGATTTCTTAACTTCAAATTCAACCATATCTTGTCCGTTGTTATGACCCCACTTGTTGGCAGGGTTATTATCGTACCAAGTATATGCTTGGGACTTCTCATCCATTATGATACCGTAAAATACAGAGCCGTCATCTTGAGTGTATCTCATAACATCTCCAGGCTTACCAAAAGTAGATGTCATTGCTACAAGACGAGCACCTTTATATGTATAGATACCATTCTCATCGGTTGATAAATCACCGCTATCCAACAACTTCTTAAATAGTTTCCAAGCACTTGAACTTGTGTCCCAATATCCAAGCGATGAACCCAAATATCCATTTTCGTCAAAAGCGGTATATGAATGTGACTTACCTACACCTTGTCCGAAATCATTTGTATCCCACGATTGTTGAACTGTATTATTTGTTATACCCGAATTATTACTTCTTGTAGAGCCGTTATTCACTCTATTCTTGACATTGTTTATGCCTAAAATTTTTGATATAGCATCTTTTGCATTTGGTGTACCATTAGCATAAGCATGACGTACATTGCCGTTTAAAATTCGCTTTGTATCGGCATAAGGGATAACAGTATCACCTCTGTCAAGATTAACAATCTGTGTGCCGTCTAACCCAGTAAGATATGCTTTACCTGTCTTTTGTCTGATAAGAATTTCAGGTGTAGGATAGTTTAATCCTCTTACTTCTGCTTCATCCCCGAGTTTAGCAAGCCCAGGCAATGCACCCTCAGTACCTTTATAATAACGTCTTGCACCAAGATAAGCACTTGTCCAATATGTACTAAAATCACTCTCTTTTACAACATCACCAGTGTGTGGAGAATGAATAATCTTATTATTGCCTTCATAGATACCAACGTGTGTTGCTTCGCCATTTCCATAGAATACCAAGTCACCAGCTTGAAGATTACTTTTATCAACGGCTTGACCTGACGCAAATTGTTCTTGAGAAGTTCTCGGTATTGACTTACCGTTCTGTGCCAATACATACTGTGTAAATCCCGAACAGTCAAAACCTGATGGTGAAGTTCCGCCCCAAACATAAGGTGTTCCAAGAAATGATTTTGCAGTATTGATTATTTCATTATCACCTTGAGGGTTAGTTTGAGAATTACCAGACAAAGCACCATTATTAACATTGATAGCAAAGTTCATCTGAACCTCCCACGACTAAAGTCGTAGGGTTCTCGGTCAATAGTTCCCACGAACTAAGTATCACCGAGCTATCCCCGCAGTTCCTACGGTTCTTATATATTACTTAAATATTTAATATCCTTAATCCCTCATTCAAAATATTAATAGCTGCATTTACATCTCTATCTAATTCTGAATGACATTCTGGACAAATCCAATTACGAACATTTTCATCTTTCTTACCGTCTTTATGTCCACAACAATGACATACCTGTGATGACGGATAATATCTATCTATAACTGATAGTTTCTTTCCGTACCATTGTGATTTATATGTTAACATTCTACGGAATTCAGACCATGATACATCACCAACACGTTTGTTTCTTAGTGATGAATCAGTTTCTCTCATAGATTTAACATCTAAATCTTCAATACAGATCACATCAAAATTTTTCACAATGTTTGTTGTTAACTTATGTAAGAAATCATTTCGTTGATTTGAAATATGTTTTTGCAATTTTGCAACTTTGATTCTTGCCTTATTCCAACGATTACTACCAATTGTTTTTCTTGATAATTCTCGTTGCAATTTGGCGAGTTTTCTTTCTGACTTTTCGTAAAATCGAGGATTTTCAATTTTAGCACCATTAGATAATATAGCGAAATCTACAATACCTAAATCTATACCAATATTCTGACTTGTCTTTTCGTATTGTACAAATTCAACATCTGTACAACATAACGAACAGTAATATTGTCCATTTGATTCTTGTGATATTGTGGCATTTAAAATTCGTCCTTGTGGAATTTGTTTATCTCTTACTTTTACTAATCCAAGTTTAGGAAGTTTAATATGCTTATTTTCAAAACGAATATTATTGTTTGTACAACTTGTTCTATAAGATTTATGTCTGTCTTTCTTTGATTTGAATTTAGGATAACCAGAATGTTCTTTAAAAAACTTCTGATATGCTATGTCTAAATCTTTTAACGATTTTTGTAAAGAATCTTTATCTGGCTCTTTTAACCAAATCAACTCTTTCTTTAATTGAGTTAAATCTTTAGAACACATATTGTATGTAAATGTTGCCTTGTCCTTTTCATAATATTCTTTTCGTTTATTAAGATAATAGTTATATACAAATCTACAACATCCAAATGTCTTTTGAATTAATTCTTCTTGTTGTTTATTTGGATAAATTCTATACTTATAAGCTTTTTCAGCCATAATATCACTTCCTTTCACTTAATTATTCTCCGTTTAAAAAGTGAAAGGTTATTAAGTTTTAAATAATATATAAGAACCGTAAGATTCTTTAATCGTATTAGAGGTTGTCGTTCACATAGAGTCGCTAATTCTATGCATCCTTATCTACCTTATTGTTTAGTAGTAGGTATCTTACATTTTCATGTAAGCACAGACTATATCTTCACCCTCACCATTATGTGTTAGGGGTTACTCACTTCGGAACGCTTGTTCCTACTTCCCTCAAGAGGAATAGTCGTTGAAGGCTCTCTTTCGAGATTCCCTGCTGATTATCCATTATTAAAGTGTTTAGGATTTAACCTTGCACCATCTATTCAATTTTTTCTACTTTCGTAACGTTCACGCTTACACCTTTTAAGGTATTACGTTGTAGTTTGAATAGCTTTAGGAATTTCCAGCAATTTCGAGTAATATTGGATGCCATAAGCACCACTACACGCAAGTTTCCCTACGTGCTGACTATTTCGTAAATGTTCACTTACTCATGACTAAAGTCACGAGTGTGCGTTCACGATTTAATCAACTGTATTTTCACCAAATACTTCATTCATTAATGATATGATTTCTTGTATCTTATTAGCAATTAACACTTGCAATGCGTTCCAAGATTGCTCCGATATAGACGGTGCAATTATTTGTAGTGACTGAATAGCCCTTGCACCATTGGCAGCAATGGTTTTAGCATCTGTCATATATTGCCCAATAGTATCATTCATACTATTCCAAGAAGATGATAACAAAGTCAATGCTTGTAGCGGATCATCTTGTACAAATTTATCCCAAGCGTCTTTGCCATTAATACCTGCTTGTTGCAACAGAGAAGTTACGTTGCTATCAAGCAAATCCCAACTACTCATTCCACCATCTTGCATTAGGTTAAATGCTTGAAGTGAATTATTTGAGTCTTTTATCCAATCAGTCCAATTATCTGCATTTACATTCAATTCAGACAATTTATTCTGCAATTCATTCGGTAAATCGTCCCAAGCTGAATTTTGCAAAATAAGTCCAACAACCGAATCTGAAAGTGTACTCTTATCAGCTTTGTCAAGTGACTGCGATGTCATATTAACGATAGTGTTAGACAAATCTTTGTACATCTTCTTATCAGTCAAACTGTTCTTGAATGCATTTTGTACGGCACTAAATTTTATATTGCCTTTTAAAGCATTAAACTCATTGTTGATTTCCGCAATAGTTTCTTCAACCATTGCTTGTACGTCAACATCTGAATACAATGCTTGAGTAGATAATGTGTTATATGGAATAGGTGAGAATGAAACATTTGTATTACCTTGTGCAAACTTGTCAACCGTTGCAGATTGAATATTTTCAATAGGCTGATAGAAATACTTCATACCAGTATATTTAATGATATTCTGCAAGTCTTTTGCATTGACAATGCGAGTATTCGGAGGTAATTCAGATAGTTGTGCTTCATTATTGAATAGATGAAGTTTGCCGTCTTGTCCTATATACGCTTCTTGTCCTGCATATGCTCCCGTACCGTCACCTGTGATTGTAAGTCCTTGTGATGTTGTACCGCCTTTGGCATAGAAATTAACTGAACCTGCTGGATATAACTCTGTTGAACCATAAAAAGCATGGACAGATCCATCAGACCAAACCTTAAAAGTATTTGGTAAATTATAGTCTGATATATTCATTTTACCAAAAGCTATTTCTTTTCCATTGCTTTTATAATAGACTTTACCATCATTACCAACATGGGCACTTGTTATATTTTTCTTCCCTTTAGTTACAGTTGAAGAATTATTATTAGTGTTTTCACTTTTACTTGACGGTTGATATGGGGAAGTTGGAGTTGACAAATATGGGCTCCAAGACTTTTTAGAATCAGATGGTTCAAATTGAGAATTAAGAGCATCTTCTTTTTCTTGCTTTGCTTGCGCCCAAGCATCTTTAACCGACATTGCAGCATTAACTTGTCTACCAGCCGAACTTTCTGCTTCATCAGCAGTATTCATATACTCATCGCCAATATTCTTAACACTGTCTGAAACCTCAATATTTTGACCTATAACGTCATTAATCTTATCTTGATAGTCCTCATAAGCTTCTTGAAGTTCTTCTTGATATTCTTGACGTTGCTTTTCACGTTCCTCTTTTTCTTCCGCATAAGACATATCTGTTGCTTTTTTACGGATTTTAGCAATAGCGTTTTGATAGCGTTTTTCTTCCTTGATAAGCTTATTGTTTTCTGCTCTCTGCTTAGTAACCTTGTCTTTTGAGATAGACGGTAGGAGAGTAGCCGACCAAAAACCATCACCTGACAATGAACCATTCTTAATAACATTAAAGGTATTATCCAAAATACTCTTAGCATTGTTTACTTGTTCAACAGTAGCACTTGCAGATTCGCCCAAATAATCTGTTGCTGTTTCAAACAATGAATTTCTATACTCAATGATATTCTTTTCATTTTCAAAGAAACTGTCAGATAAGCTTTCAAGTCTTGAAGCAAGTTCTTCTGCTTCATCTGCCGTTTGTGGCTCAATAGCCAATAACCTCTCAAGTTCAACACGCATTTCACCGCCGTAACGTGAAGCTCCTAAGAATTGTTGACCGATAATACTTAGCTTTGCACTGTAATCTTTTTCAAATGTCAAATCAAGCTTTGAAGATAATCTATCAAGTGATTGTTCAAACTTATTAAGGTCTTGTGTGATTGTTTCAATGCTGTATTTTAAGTTTGCTAAATGTTCTTCTTTGTCGAGGTCTGCAAGCTTTTCGTTAATATCTTTAAGCTTATCATTGTAATCCTTTAATGCTTTCGCCTTGTCTTTTTCAGACTTAGAACTGTTTGAAGATTTGCCTAAACTGCCTTTGTTAATTCCGTCTATTGCCGCATTCGCCCAAGTTTGATATGCTTCTACTTGTGACTTTAAACGTCCTGCAACATCATCACTGATTGTACCTGCTGCTTGAGCCTCTGCTATCTTTGCATATACCAAACCCCATGTACTTTCAGTTGCTCCGTCTGTTGCTTGAGTCAAATATTGAAGTTGCTCGGCTTCACTACCTAATTTTGTTACACTGTCTACTAATGTTGATGCTTGTTTTGCAGCAAGGTCATTTATTCTTGCTTCTGTAAGCTTATATAAGTTTTCGGAAGTAAGTGCAAGTGTACCGTTTTCGTCCATCAACAGATTTAAGTATTCAGGCTCTAATTCCATTAAGCTTTGGAATGTATCTACCGAGATATATCCGTTCTCATTGTATTCTTCAATGGCTGTCGATGCTACTTGATATGCTGATTGGATTTTGTCTAATGAATCGTTGAGTTCTTTATTTAAAGAAACAGAATCTTCGGTCTTCTTTTTCGCTTCTTTTAATTTGTTATAGAACTCATCTAAATTCCAAGCTGGCTCATCAGACAATCCGTAATAATCTGCTTGCAATTCATGGATTTTCTCCGCATCATCAGAAGCTTTTTCTATTGCATTTTCTCCAGTATATTTCTTTCCGATTTGAAGTTGCTTTGTATCTTCAGCTCCATTGATTACACGTTCAGCATAATCTCTTAACTCATCTTCCGTTAATATTGAAGTTTCACCGGTTGTAGGGTCGACAAAAATAGGAGTAAAATTGATGGCAACGGTATCTTCTGGCGAAATACTATCTGGATTCTCAGCAAAATCTGTATTGGAAAATGTATTAGTGTATAAAGTTGCCGTTCCAGACTCATCAACATCCCAACCTTTATTTGCTAATTCAGAAGTGTCGATTAGAGGTCTTACTAATAAATCAACTGAACCACCCTTTTGAAGTTTCTTCATTTCTTCTTCGGCTTCATCAGATGGACTTAGGTCATAAGCTATTTGTAAGTCTTCATAATTGAAATCTAATAAGTCTTCCTTTGTAATACCATCAACCTTACCAAGAATATTGTCAATCATAGTATCAACATCTGTTGAGCCATCTTCTGAAGATATCCCAAATATCAATTTGATTGATTTTTGAATATTAGGATCTAAATCATCAATTTCTTTTAAAAATTCAGTTAATCCCTCTTGATAATCACCAACACTACTTTTATTATTTTGAAAATCGGTTTGAACATTCAACATAGTATTGAACTTCTTCGCTAACTGTCTACCATCAAATCCATCAAAAGCATTATAAATATTTTGATTCAACCAATTGTTCATGGCTTGTTCAGGATTTTTATCATTCAAGAATTGTATATACAATTCACTGTCTAACGAATCAACAATTTTCTTAATAACGCCTTTTACAGTGTCATCATATCCATTATATTGAGAACTGTTTTCTAAATAAGCTTGTAAAATAGGCTTCAATTCGGCAGTCTTAGTATCAATATCAGTCGATAAAGTATTAATCGCTGCATTAATTTTTGTTCTAACTTCTTCAAAAGTTTTTTCATCAAATTGACTTGGGTCAAAATAAGCATAATAACCACTTAACCCATATTCTTTTAATACATCAACAACCTGTTCTTCAAGATATTTTGAATTATTCTTTTGGTCTGTCCAAGATTGTCCATTAGAGAAAGCGTCCAATACTTCTTGAAGCATTTCTTTCTTTTGGGTATCGCCCCATTCTTGCCAACCAAAATTTTTGTCTTGAGTTAACTTAGCCTTCGCACCTTTGATGATATCATCACTTTTCGTCAATGTATCAGCAAGGGCGGCTTTTCTATTTTCTTCATAGGCTTTTGTTAATGCTTCAACATTACCTTTGTTCTTTAGGATTGCGTTGCCTTCTTCAGTATACCCTTGAATCATACTAGGGAACATATCGGCAATTTGATTAACTATCTCATTATATCGACTATATTCATCAGATGTTAAGGAAATATTCTCTCCGTTGGTACTTACACCCTTAGATAAACGCTGATATTCGCCACTGATTTCATTTATTGCTTTTTTATGACTATATAGAGTCTCTTGTTGCTCTTTTATGGCTTTAGTTGCTTCGTTTCCTTTTTCAATGGCATTTTCTTGTGCATGAACTAATAAATCAATACCTTTAATTATTGCACTAATAGCAAAACTAATTCCCATGCTTAAAGCGGCATCTAACGCCATAGTTGCAGCTTGCAATCCGACTGTTTTAAGTGTTGCTCCTGCAAGTTGCATTGCGTAGCCACTCATGCCAGCTTTTGCACCATTCAGATTAGTTAAATAACTTCCGAGCTTTGGGTTGGTTGTTGCAATAGCTTTGGCGTATTCATTTTGAGTTGCAATTCCTTTTTCAGCTAATTTATTATATTGAGCCATTGTATTTGCTACGCCTGTTAGACCCGTTGAATATTGGCTTATATATTGATCATAACCCTCTCTTGTTGCTCTTTCATTGGTCGGAAGTTGTTGTGTGTAGGCTTTAAATGTACTTAAAGTGGGTTGATTATCCCAATTTTCTTTATTAACTTCTGAACCTACAACTTGCTTGTTATATTTATCAATCATTGTTGAAATATTGTCAAAAGTTGACAACGACAATTTGCTTAATTTTGCCGAATTACTCAATTCTTTATTAATTGAAAATATAGAATTCAACAAACTTGAAAATCCATCATTTATAGGTTTGAATATCACACTATTTATTATTTTGTGCTGTGGATACACAAAAAATAATTGTTAAAGGTTGACGGATTTCCTAATTCAGTGTATAATTATTATATTAATAAACAAGGAAAGAAGTGGAGATAAATGAAAGTTTGCCCAAGATGTGATTATGTTGTAATGAACGATAATGAAAAATATTGTCCTAATTGCATTCATAAAGCTGAACTTCAAATTATTGACGATGTTGATCCAGAACTAAAAGACTTATATGAAATGCAATACGAGTCACAATGTGAGGATGAAAAAGCTTCAGGCATAAAACCTAATAACACCTACGATCCTACACAATTTGAACAAGAACGTGCCGAACGCTTAGCCAGAGAACGTCTTGATAGCAAGTATGGTTCGCAACAACACCCAAATGCCGTCCGTTGCCCTAAATGCGGTTCATATTCAGTTGCAACAACGAATAGGGGATATAGTCTACTCACTGGATTTATAGGTTCCGGCAGTCCACGAAATGTATGTCAAAAGTGCGGTCATAAGTGGAAGCCGGGGAAGTAAATCACTCTATACCAAGTTCTTTCAAAATACGTTGCCTTTCGGCTTCCGTACAACATCTAAGAATATCGTCTGACAAAATATCCTTGTCAATATAATTTAATGATAACTCCTCAAAGAGTTCAGCAACTTGTTTATTTAATTTCAAAGAAAACATCTCCTTTCGAAAAGTTGGAATATAAATAGTATAAAAATATTGCAAAATATATAAATATGTTATATAATATTATCAAAAGATTGGAGTGATAAATATGATAACAGATGTAACACGCCGTAGTTTATTTGAAAAACTATATGACGAATGCAAAGATAGTAGAGACTTTCAATCATCGAGAAAATGGCAAACAATAGTTATCTACATTGCATTATTAACATTATTTATAGGTAATTTTGATTCTTTGCAAACAATAAACGCAAACCAAAAAGGTTTATTACCAATCGTTACTATAGTTTTATGCTTTGTTGGTTATATTTGTTTTTCGATGGTTTTAAGTTTAAGGTCATGGCACATTCAATACACAAAATGTTGTCAAGTCATTTCGCATGCATTAATGTGCAAAGAAACATTAGATGAATTTGAAGCCTTAAATGAATTTATTGAAACACATCTGATTCCTAAAAAAGTAACATTTAAAAGAATGTTCCAAGGAATTGAAAATCGCGTAACAATATTTTTACTTGTATTAATTCTCATGCCTATACTTATTCTATTAAATACATTTAATGCAAATTCTATCTTGTATATTTTGATTTCAATTATACATTTTGCAGTATGTCTATACTTAATGTATATTAATGAAGTCAAAGCAGAAAAATGGAAAACATGGATATTAAATTTCGATAAGATAAAATAGCAAATTAAAACCCATACGTAGAGAGACATTTGAGTCTCTCTTTTTGATATTTAATAAAAGATGTCCCATTGATATGCATTATAGTCGGGCGAGCATTCTTGAACAATAAAAGTTCCCAATTCTTCGGTCTTAGCCGTTTCTCTAACACCATTACCGTAACTATCATAAACACCAAGAATTTTTTTTGTTTTTATAGCAATAAAGGATTCGCCATATTTCTTTTGAAAGTCAGTATAGTGTTCTTTAAACCAAGCAAAATCTTCGCTCATAAAAATATTCTCCTTTATATAAGATGTTGTTTATCAGCAGGGCGATAATGCTCAATATCTTCCATAGCCTTATTAATGAGCTCTTGTATCATCTGTATCCCTTGTGGATTTCTGAATTTCTTGGAAATCTTTATGTCGGCTGACATTACATGTAGTTTCATTTATGTCATTCCTTTCAAAATATTTTCAAACACAAAATAACAAAAGCCACGGTATTAACCGTGACCTTTGCCGTTTGTTATCGTGAGAATCATGGTTACACCAATCATCTCTACCTCCATTTCATGACTTACATATAGCGACAGTTACACCGTTCTATACACAAGAAACGTAAATAAGCGACAGTTACACCGTTCTTATCTACAATGAAAGTATATTAATTTATTTAGCTTTTACCCAAAATCATTTTATTGATATAGGAGCTAATATACTATTTAATTGTATGTTATCTTGATGGGAAAGAGAAATCTCAACTTCTTTTTCATCGCTTGTCAACAAATGTGGCTGTCTAATTATATCTAAAGCCTTGATTACTTCCATAACAGTATATTTCTTTCTCTCATTCAAGAACTTACACATATATCTATCTACACCATGTGGTAATAAATTCTCTGGAGGAATATCGGCATCACAATTTAAAAAATATTTTACAATTAACCAACCTTGATAAAAAATCTCCATGAATGATTCATCATAAGGAACAGGACATATAACAAGATTTTTCATGTCATTAACATAAATCTTATCGGACTTACCTTGTCTTGCCGGCACAATTGCAAGTCTTAATCCTCTTGCTGCCTCCAAATGACGAGGATTAATTTTTACTGTTGTTCCTACCCATTTATCTGGCTCGGATTTACCAACAAATAAATCAGCTTTCCAAAGACCATTGATGCTATTTGGTAACTTTTCTCTCATAGATGGCTTCCTAAAAGCATTAATTACTCCTTGGATGTGTCTCTTTAATTTTATTGGTTGTCCTTTATGTCCAGTTAATAATTGTGAATCATCAGTTAAATGTTCTTCAACACTATCTATAAGCTGTAATGCTCCTGATTTCTCCGCACCAAATAAAATAGAAGACGGATCTCCATTCTTAATTTTACAATGTTTAGTCAATGCAGTATCTATTCTATCTAATACGTCGGGATTATTATTTATGATTGCGTCATGTACTGCATATTCGAAACAAATACCACAATCTCCATCACCGCTACGGTATAAACGAGCTAATTTCCACAATGATATTTTATCATATCCGCCCTCATCAGTAACTATTTCTCGATTCAAAGAGAGCAAAATTCCTTTTAAAATAGGAGAAATAACTGCAGCGAGAGCTTCTACTTCAGATTGAACTTCATTTTCTTGACGATATTGTAATAATTTCATCTTTAGTCTCTCCAATTACATTTGCCTCCATTATATCACATTATCTTTGAATAGTCAAATTTACATACTCTCCACAAAATCCGCAACAACATCACCCAGGTGAATAGGGGAGAGTTGATACTTATTTATATCATTAACAAATTTTTTAACCCTATCCTTGTCGGCAGATATATCATCTATTTGTAAATCCCCATATTTAACACCGTAGACAGAAATATCATTCTTCTTTTTCTCAATCATTTCATACATTTTTTCGTCCTCTTTTTCATAATAATTTTTTCTCCACAATTATATAACATATGGCATTATATAGCAATACGTTATAAATAATTGTAAATAAGTTGTAAAATTGTTATTGCAATTTTGTTACATACAAAAAGAACGCATCCGTAGACACGCTCAAACAAGAATATATTGACAGTTAATGTTGAATTTGATATAATAATGTTGTGGAAATCATGCCGTCATACAGTTGAGTTTTCTCCATCTTTGTAGACGGTATGACGGTTTATGACGGTTGCCTTTCATCTCGCCTGAGCGGAATGGAGGCTATGTATAAGCTCTTGTCGAGAAATTTTCTTGAAAGGAGGCTGATACATATTACTTTAGTAAATATAGCTGCTATTTGTGGTATTTTAAGTTTGATTTATCAACTTATAAAAGACATAATAGCGATTATAAAGAAAAAGTGAGCCGTCTGCTGCAACAGATTGGCTCACTATAATTGAGATTAAATAATCTCAAATAAGTGTAAACATTATCAGTTGTGGCAACCGTCTTTGGTTTCCACATTTTTTATTTCTATAAATATTATATCACATTTAGTTATATTGTCAATACAATTTTTTATTATTATATTCATCTTGTCAGATGAAAAGTTTGCATTTCTTATCATAGTCCTAATGCAAAAGAACTCCACAACGTAGAAGTAGTAGATAAGTTACTAACTCATAATTTCATAGCTACGTTTCTATGATAGTGCCGAGTACCTATTCTCATTGGCAGCGTTTCATATACCAAATCGCGCCCATGTTACTACTGTGGCGGTTTCTCCTTATATAAAGGAGACTTCCGACCTGACCACACGAATTCACACATTGTCACTATAGCCTAATTTGTTACCAAAATAGGAGAGTAGTGTGAGGTTGACGTGCTTCCCAGTTGCATGTTTATGACATACAAGTCCTTCAGACGTTATCGGGCGTTTATCATCGTGTATTTCACGATTTAGCATATTCTAAACTAATCGTATCCGATAGAATTATATATGCTGTCGGCATATTCAAAACAATGAGAGCTAACTAATATAATTCGCTCTACCGACATTTTTTACTCCTAAGATTGTACCGATTGTTAAACCAGCAGTACCAAACAATCCAAGTTTATCTGTTATTTTATTTATAAGGTCTAAAACTGTATTTAAAACTTTAACTCCTGAATTAAGTGTATCTGAATCAAGAATGTTTTGTACAGTATCAGTCCAAGTATTTGATAGCTTATTAAGGCTACCTTCTAAGCTATTGGCTGTCTTTTCAGCCTCTTCTGCCATTGAACCGTCGCCATCAGCATATTGCTGTAACATATTCTCATATGTTGACCAATTCTCAAGAATTGCATTCAAAGCGTTAGCTCTGTACTTTCCACCAATAGCACTTAACAAATTTGCTCTCTTGGCATCATCTTTATCAAGTTTTGTATATTCAGCCGACAATTCTTTAAGAATTTGCATTGGCTCTTTTAATGAAACCGCACCGTCTTTGACTTCACTTAAAGAGACGCCAAGTGCTTCACAAGCTTTTTCGTATTTTGTCAAGGACTCTTGATCAATTTCTTCTCCGTCCACTTCGCCAGTAACTTGTCTAAGATTCATTAAGATGCCTTTAAATGCGTTACCCATTTGAGAACCGCCTTGTTGTGTAACGGCAATAAGAGTTCCTAACGCAGCGGTCGTTTCTTCTACACTAATTTGAGAAGATGCGGCTTGAGAACCTACAACTTTCATACCCTCCGCAAGTTCAGTCATATTTACTGCATTATGATTAGTAATTTCATTTGCACCGTCTAAAGTTTGCGTTAATTTTTGAACACTACCTTCCATCCCGTAAGCTTTATCGGTAGCGATAATATATGAGTTTGCAAGTTCAGCTGTCATATCTCCTGCACCTTGTGCGGCAGTTGACAGTTCAGCTATATTTTCCGCATTCTCATAGCCGGCACGAGATGCTTCTTGGACTCCCGACAAGTAATCAGTTGCTTTCTTACCGTATTTTGAAGCTGTTTCAAATGCGTTGTTTCCAATATTCTTTAAATCAGACTTAGATAATTTATCATTTGTTTTGCTGATTTCAGTCAAAATAGTATCTATTTCTTTAAGTTCTGTAACAGCCTCTTTTGTTTTAGAAACTACTAACATAACAGCGGAACTTGCAGACAACCATGTTTTAAACGAATCAACTGCTTGTGTCCACTGGTCTTTAAAAGCTAAACCAAGCTTGCCCATACCACGCTGTTGTGTATCGATCTTTTTTAATTCAGTTTCGATATACTTCAATCGTTCAGCCGTAACCCTGCCTTCCGACAGTTCTTTAAAATAAGCCTCTAAAGAAGCTCTGGCAGATTTTGAAGCCGCCGTGTTCTTAGACAACCAATTTTGAATATCATTAGACAACTTATTTTGTTTGTCTAAATTATAAAATTGCGTTGCATCTGTTTTGAGTGATTTATAAGCATTACTGACCTTATTTAATTCTTTCGCTCTTTGTTTATCTGCCTCTATAATTGCTTGATTATGTTCTGTATCCGATGAGAAATTCTTGCTATCAATTACATCAAGTAAATCTTGGTGTTTGGCTCGTAAATCACTAGTTTGATTAGCAACTTCACTTTCGGTAAACCCAAGGTCTCTAAACTTCTTTTCAATTTCTTGAATCTGATTAGCATAACTAATCTTACCCGTACCATCGGTTGCACTTTTGATATTGTCAATCGTCTTACTATTTATAACAACATCATTAACAGCATATCCTGCCGCCTGTGCAGCATCTCTGAAGGCTTTAAACTTGGTGTTTATAACCGAAAAATCACCTTGAGTGTTTATTTTTGACAAGTCACTCAAAAGACTGTCTATTGTTACGTCTGCACCTGCTATTTGAGTTTTAAAATTTTTGATTTCTGGATTAAGTCTTTCTAAATCTGCAAGCTTAGACTCTAATCCCGAAACATTTATTTTTACTTTTTGTGCCTTATTAAACTCATCAGCCGATGCTTTTGCTCTTTTAAAACCTGCATCTAATTTGTCAAGACCGTTTAAAAATGTCACTAGTCCAGAAGCATCAACTGCGTTTGACAATACATTTTTTAAATTATCAGCACCGGATTTAAACCCATCCGTATAAACGCCAGATGATTTCATTTTACCAACAAGCACATCTAATTTACTTGAATACTGTTCTTTGACAGTTCCAATATCTTTTGACCTAAGAGACGTAGCTACTGTTTCGGCATTACGGAACACAGACACCATGTCTTGTAATTTGGCAATTTGCTTATCAACTTCGTTCTGCATATCAGTAAAATTAGATTTACTAGCACTACCTAAATTATTAATTGCTGTTTTAACTACTGAATATTGCTGTTCAAGTGCAGTAACATGTTCATTGGATTTTATTGGCTTGGATGCATTTTTATCTTGATATCCAGACTGGGCAGAATTTAAAGCAATTTGTGCCTGACTAACTGCCTTTTTTTGCTTCTCAATAAAAGTATCAGTTTTTGTATTGATTTCATCTAAAGACTTAGAATATTGTGAAGCAACCTCAACAAAGCCATAAACAGGAGATTCATTACCTTTAAGGTCTACAGATGTTCCTGTCTGTCTTAGAGCAATAGTCTTTTTTATTACTTCGTCTAATTCATTCCTATATGTAACAGTTGCCTGTTGTAATTTCTCGACATTAGCATCCAAACCTTCATCATAAGATGTTCTTGTCTGAATCTTTATATCTTTTACTGAACCTTTTCCATTAGTCCAATCTGAAACTAAATTTTCAATTTCCTTTTTAAAATTATTTGACACATTGGGTCTTATCTTAAATGCTTTTCCAATACTGTCAGATAAAACATTGTCAATTGCTTTTTGAGCTTCTTTTCCAATGATTTCGCCAACCTGTTGCCCTGCTTGTTTTGCTTGATTTGGAAGATTATTTGAGCCATTTCCAATATTAATATTTGAGATTTGTATACCCCTAAGTGCATTGTTGATTTCGCCGACCATTTTAGTCAATGCTTTTGGTTCTACCTTAACATCACTTAATTTTATACTTAGGTTGTTTAATTGTTTTTCTAGGTTTTTTGAAACATTTGCATCTATTTTTGCCGATATTTCAAGCTCTTTGATTTGCTTCTTTAAAGTTTCAATATCTGCATTAATTTTTGATTTCGATTTTGAAATGTCTAATCCACCAAACAGTTCAATTTGAAAATCATTATCTATCTCCGCCATTTACATTCTCCTTTCTAATTTTGCAATAAAAAAAACACTCTCGAAAGGAGAGTGTACAATCATCATTTAATTGGAATACCTGCTTTTTTACAGTTTCTTTTGAATAAATTTGGAATGCCACCATATATCTCATTGATTTCTTCTATGGCTTCATCCCAAAATTTATGTTCACCTTGTACTCTACCACCATGAGATTTATCATTAAACCAATAAAGAACTTGCTCACCAGTTGCTCCGCCGGTGTATCGCATTGCGATATAATAATTGTCCCATCCGACAGTACAAGATACACCTGTCTTCTCAAATTTTATATCTGAACATTGCAATGAATTTCTTAATTTCCAAGTTCTTTCATATAAAACAGGTTGATACTCGTCATAATATTCTTCAACCTTCTTTTCCAAAATCTCACGAATATCCCATTGTGTCAATATTAAAGCAGTACCAATATAGTTTTTAAGAATTTCATTCAATTCTTTTAAATTTTTAGCCATTATTATTCATTTTCTGTCTTATTAACAACTTCATTATCAACCTCATCTTTATGGATTACGTTGACAATCTGACTAATCAATTCTTGTTGCAAGTTTTCAGTTGGAGTATTCTTCAAAGTTTCATAAATTCTCATAACCAAATCAAGCATATCTTGTTTTTCAACAATAAACTTATCCACTGCCGAATACAAAGCAGTTTTTACACGAATTTCTTTCTTCTTCATTTCAATAAATTCTTTAATCATATTTCTATCTCCATTCTTTCATATACGTTGCATATGAACTTCTCTATGTTATAAGTATAATTTACTTTTTTCTTTCGATTTTCAATTATAATTGGATTGTATTTAGACAAATCTTTTTCATTAAAAGACTTCTTATCTAAACTGTTTATCATCATATCAAAATCATTAATATGTATAAAATAACAATTCTCAGTTCCATCACTATGCCTAAAATTTAACACAAAGCCCGCAATAATGTTTTTATATCGGCTAAAATTCCTCAGTCCTTCAATTTGATGAAAATGAATAACGCCTTTTTCTTCTTTTGTTCTTTCAAAACTTATGGAAGATGTGCCGACAGATTTTAGCTCTAATGCAAATAGGGTAGGGGATTTGAATAAGAAACAATCACATGGATTTTTTAAACTGAATCTTAATTGACTTGCCCCACCAAATGATTGTGCTTGGTCTTTGAGTCGATAATAAAATATATCATTTGGCATACTTGCCTTCCAATTATTTTCAAACTTTTTCCCTATATTATTTGCCATTTCTTTTATTCACATCTGGAGTAGTTGCCTTCCACTTCTCCCAACAATCCTTTGTACGAATTCTACCATAATAAGCTATTAATTTCCCATCGTATGGGGAACGGTCAACCCAATCGGCTTGAATTCCACAAGCTCCAGCATAAAACAAAAACTGTTGTAGGTTTACGATTTTTACTATATCGCCATTATAGTAGTCATATACTTCGTCCAAACTTTCAAAAATATTTCCTGTACGAATTTTCATTCATCCTTTCTAAACGTAAAAAATAGGGATTGACATTACTTTTTACATTGCATAGTAATAATCAATCCCTTTATTTTTATCAATACACAATGTCCAAAATATATTATATCTCAGTATTTTTAGAAGTCTCATCATTAGAAACCTCATCCTTTTTTACAGCCTTTTTAGTATCAGATGTTGTAGCTGTCTCAACATTATTAATCTTTTTCTTAATGTCTGTATTTGTTTCTACAGTCTGCTTTTCAACTTTGCGTTCAACCTTTATAGTCTTTTTATTTTGCTTTTCTCTGTACGCAATAGTATCATTGATATACTTTCTTGCACATTCCTCAGAGCAAGCAAAATTTCGCCAGTGAAAAACTCCTTGATTTGCTTCACAAGATTTACAACCCTTGTATTGCTTACCACAAACACGACATGTTAGTAAATTACCTTTTGCCATTTCAATCCTCCTTGATAATATTAGAGGTATAGACCAATTTCTTAGCCTATACCTCATAATTTCATAAATTAATCATCAAAGACAATGAAGTCCCAAAGGTCAGTCTTGCCTGTACAAATATCAGGAAGTGAAGTAAATTCAAATCCATGTGTAGCAGGGTCTGAACCGCCGGCAATATCAAATGTACCACTGAAATCTGCTCTCTTGATTAGGAATTGACCGTGGAATTGATTATCACAAGCATCTTGGCAAGTAACATCAATAATAACCTCAAGAACCTTGCTATAATGGTCACTATCATCTGAAATCTTCTTACCTTCAACCTTTGTATTATAGAAAGTAATAACTTCTACACCATCAGCTACATCACCATCAAAGAAAGTGATTTCATTTGTGTCAGGATTGTATGAGAACTGTCCTGTCGCAGGAGTGCCAGAAGTCTGTGTAAGTCTCTTGCCACCAGAAATATACTCTTGATCCTTATTTCTTATGTAAATATAACCAATTTCGTTACCAACTGTACCCTCAGCTTTTTTCGAAGTATTACCTTTATTGGCTGTAACAGTAATAACATCAGTCCATTTTACAATTTGATCACCATCTTCGATATCAGCTCCAAGTTGAGCAGCAAGAGCACCACCAGAAAGCATACCATTAGTACCTTTACCAGTAACCTTCTTGTTCTTTTTCTGAGAACCAATAACTCTACCACCCTTACCAGTGATATCATTCTTTTCTTCTTCTTGAGAAAGTGTAAAGTCATTAATCTCATCCATAACCAAAGCCAACATACCAGCCTGTCTATCAAAACCTGCAATTTGGTCATATGATACGATAGTAAACTTATCCAAATTCATAATTTTATCCTCCTTTAAATTAAATTTTTGCATAAAAAAAAAGACCTTAACGGCATTACCGTTAAGATGCTATTTACTTACTTGAAACCAAGATAAATCTTGTGTATTCATCTTGGATGCATTGACCGTGCCTGCATAGACACCAATCATTGTTTTATCATAGTCTATTTTATGTCGAATCTGCTTAAAACTTTGATTGAACTTATACAAAGATAAATTCATACATTCCTCATAGTTATAAGGAAATTCGGCAGTATTAACCAAGGAAACGACTAAATTTTCAAGATAGGGAACATAAGGCTGTTTTCTTTTACGCCTCAGTTTCCTTCTTTCTTTTTCTAGCAAATATTTTTTTGCATGTTCATTTCCTGGTTTACTTTTATCATGTTGAAATAAATTGATTTTTCTGATAACATCAGCAATCTCTTTATAATCTTCTTCAGTAATTGTCAAATCTGTTGTTACATTATAAAAATATTTTTTGCCCTCTTCTTCACGAAGTTCAAATCCTGCAATATCAGTATCGCCAAATATTAAGTTGATGCACAAGTCGGATAATTGATTATCATATTTTTTCATGCCTTCTTGACACTTTCGGTATTCTTGGCTATTTTCATCAAATTGCTCCTGAATTCTTTCCATAGTTAGTTTTTGAAGAACTAACATTCTTGCTTGTTCAGACAATTGTTGAAATAACATACAAAATAAATCCCATTCACTTATAGTGGTATAATCTTTTCCTGCATCGTCTAATTGAACCATAAAGCTTTTAGGAGATGCGGTTAAAGATGTAGCCAAAGAATAATATCCTTGTTCATTATGTAAAACTTCGCCAACTGTAGGAATATAGAGGTTAAGACCGTCTTTGATATGTACTTCGTTTGATTTAAGTAAACTTGTTTTATTTACCATACTTCAACCCATTTGTAAAGTCTTTAACAGTGAACCTTACAATCCTTCCTTTAAACTTTTGTTGAGGACAGTAGGGGAGATTGTCAACTAAAACAGTTTTACCGACACCAAGGATATTTTTTTCACAAAAAATATTATCCAATTCACAAACAACTTTGTCATACCAAAGATATTGTCTACCATTTTCAATATATCGTATAACGTCTTGATGACAAACAACAAAGAAATATATTGTTAAATTCTTAAATGTTCTATTGGTTTGGTCTAAAGCCGCACTGATTTCAAAATTAATAAATCTATCCGTTTCAAGAATTTTATCAGGAATATATTCATGAGGGAACACTCTTGTATAAGGTATTGTATCTTCAGGATATTCTGAATTTTCTTCGCCGAGTAGTTTTACAAGTTCTTTTGACTGCACAATTTGATTCATTATCAGCTTTCGAAATTCAATTATTTCATAACTTCTTGATTTGCCCATATGTCACCTCCTAAAAATCTTCTACAATAGAAATCTCTTTGGAAGTAATCACTGAACCATTCACTAAAACTTGAATAGAGAATGATTGCCCTACTAAATCATCATCTTGAATATTTACTGTAATTGAATTGTCCTTGACCGACTGCTCTACATCAAAATCACTTAAAACATTCCATGCAAAAGAGATATCATCTATTGCATTCCCTTGTTTATCAGTAAAAGTTACAGAGTACGTTCTCGGATATCCGACTTGTAATCTTTCTTTACCGATGATTGAAACCACCATTTCATTAATAGAAGTCGTTGTCTTGTGGATGTCTTTGTAGTCGCAAACTCTCAATTCTTGATTGTCAGTCGTAGGATTAAATTCAGTCTTATCAGCGATAAAACTAAAGATACCGCCATGTTCTTCGCCAAAGTCATATAAAACGTCATTACTTTTCGTGATTCTAAACACTTTAGTAGGATTTGTTTTATGTTTGTCTATAAAAACACGTTTATCGTCTAATTCAAGTGTTTCTGCATCATTTGGCAATTTCAATAAAAATGTATTATCGGCTAATAAAATAACGTTATTTCTATCTTCGCCAACTCCATATTTAGAAGCCGATGTTTCGTTGCACCAACGCTCAATAATTTCACCGGCAGCATTTTGCCAACGTAATTTGTATTGACATAACACCATAGTTGCCTTTTCAAATATACCATTGTTACCAGGGTATCCATCGACAAGCCAATAACGATTTTCAAAATAGACATACATTCCTGTTTTTATAGTGCCACGTTTAAACAATACAGTTCTCATAGCAGACTTATCTTGTGAGTCGGAAATATTTCCTTGAACAATACAACGTGTTTCAACAGATTGCGATAAATCATAATTATATAACGTAACAGTTGTTGCTATATCCGTCATTAGAGCCTCGTCAAAAGCATCATCTTTAAAATCATTAAAAGAATCATTTTCAAATCCACCAAGACTATTTGGTCGAGTATGCGAGGACATTAAATACCATTCTTGTGCCATCTAATTCCCCCTATATAAAAGCTGTTGGCTTTTGATTTTCAACCATACCTCTTGAATTTTCTTGATTAGCTTTATATTCGTCTTCAACATATTTTTTCGCATTATCAGAAGCCCCAATCGAAATATCTTTGCCGACTATACTAACTCTTTTATTCACTTTAGAAACTTCACGTTCTTGATAAAACTCTTTCATAAAGGCAGCTAAAGTAGATATAACATATCCGTCAAGTTTTGAATCAAAGTGCAAAAATGCATCATTGAATTTCAAAGGGTCTAATTCTACTGAATATCGACTAATGGCTCTTTTAAGCCACACTATTTCTAACTCAAATGGAATAACTTCTTTGTCTGCAAAACTTGACTCAAAAAAATCAATTACTTCAGAAGCGTTTGTAACTTCTTCCATTATTTATACCTCTTAAAGTCGAATACCCGTATAATCTTCACAAAACGCAATTTTCTTATAATCGTTTAGATTCAAACTTCTAATTGTTTCCATAAGATAAGCTTTTTCGGCACGAGTAACAACAGTCTTTTGAATATTATCTTCAAATGCTTTTGGTGTTTTAAGTTCAAAAATTCTTTTGATTTCTTCTGCCGTTAAAAATGTCTGCTTTTTATCGTCAATATCAAAGCTGACTTCTGAACGTGTAAACGCATCTTCAATATACCAAGTAGCATGACTTCCAAGACTATCTATACCTGATAAAAGTTTATTGCCATTTTGTGCTTGTGCGATAACTTCCTCTCGTGACAACAAAACACTTCCATTTGCAGGAATACTAATATCACCTTTAGAAGTGACACGAGGTGCACCTGTAATCCAAGGAGCGATACTGCGGACTTTAACCTTTTTATCCAAGCGAGTATCTTCCTCGGTTATTTCATTTTTCTTTTCTTTTGCTTCTTCTGTATTAGCCATTACAACTATATCCTCCGTTTCAACTATTATTTATTGTATAGAATGTTTTACTTCATTATAGAGTGCAATTATTTTGTCAAGTTTTTCAGATTTAGGGAATACATAATACTTCTTTTTGGTGTTTTTATTAACCCCAACTGAAATATATTCAACATCAAACACTTTGATAAAATGATACATTCTATTTGAATAACAATAGAAATAATTATTCATTTTTCTCTCCATATGACTAAAAGAGACGAGATTTCTCTCGTCCCTCAAACTTCAAACTAACTTATATTTGTGAAAGGTTTGTATCAGAAATGATACCTACAGTAAACTCTCTACCCGGAGCTACCAATGCACCAATTTCCATATCAAATCTGCTTATAATTTGACCAGTTGTAACATCATTACCTGAGAATGATGTTAGACCACCTCTTGTTACTGTATAAATAGGTGACTGCGCACCGGCTGGAATTACATAACCAATACCTGTCGGAAGAACTGTTTCAAAGTTTTTACCGTCAGCATTCAACGTAGAAATGTCATATGGGTTAGGGATTTCTGAAAGAACTGCGCCATTGTACATACCCATAAGACCTGTATCATGAATTTCCTTCATTACAGCTTCTGAAATACCATTAATCGTAGGTGTCACACCTGTGTAACCAGCAAAACCGTTAAACTGTGAAATTAGGGCATAATCGCCTGAAATTGTTGGTTTACCAAAACGTCTTACGTCTGAAATAACTTTATCTACGTCTGTCTTTGTAAGACCAGAATCTTCAATAAAGTATTTAACTCCTTTGGCATTCTTGATTGCATTATAAATTGTTTCAACAACATACTTTGCAGCTTTATTTCTGATTTGAACACGAACTTGTTCTTGAAGTTCATTTTCATCACTCATATCGCCCAAAGCAGCCTTTCTATAATCTACTGCATAACCACCAGAAATTGTTGTTGTAGCAACAGGCACACGTTTCTTTTTGATAACAGGGAATGTAACGTCCTGTCCAGCGGCTTGCATTTTAGCATCTATATTTGCAAAATCAGGAACTTCAACTTCGCATGATTCGTTGTAACCGATATTCTTATAGTTACCATAGATTGAAAGTAACTTAACTTCCTTCATAAGCACCGGCTCCATTGCGAAACGTCTGATTTCATTCAATTCTGAAACAGCCTTTGTATCGCCATTTACAGCTTTTGAATTAAGTTCCATTATGTATTTCGCAGCAACGTCAGCCTTATTGCCGAAACGTGACAAATCTTTACCATTTGCCATTGCTGAGAATATTTCAACAACTGGTGACTTAGCATTTACCTTACCACTAACATTGTTAGAGTCTTTTCTTTCATTGTTTAGTTCAAATGTATAAGACATAATATTTGATCCTCCTCTGTAATTTATTTAATTAGGCTGTTGCACCGTGAACTAGTACAACTACGCCGTCTTTGTTCCCGATAAATTCTTTTACTTCAAGATAAAAAGCTGTACTTGATACACCTGCATCTACCTTTAGTGAACCATCTTCTTGTGAAACAAGTTTATTGCCTTTTTCAATCTTATCTGGTAGTGGATAATCATAAACTTCAATCTCTTGTCCATCAAGTTTTGCCAAATCTATAACTCTAACTTGAGAATTCTTTGCTACGGCATACTTAGACATACCAGCATCATCACCAACCTCGACAAGCATAATAGCCTTTGACGCACTCTTTGCTACTGTAAATGCACCGCTTGTTACTGTACCAAAAGCACCATTAAATGTATCTACTGATGCAACAGCGTTTTCAAATGGATAAACACCATGTTCTATCTGACCAATCGTTCTAAATTTAATTGCCATTTAATTTTCCTCCTAACTAAAAAGACCCGACACTGTTGTCGAGTTTAAATTCTTATTTTAAAAAATATTTAAGTCTTTATCTTCTGTTTTGTTTTCTGTACAAACTTCAGAAAATATATCTTCAACATCTGTTTCAGAATTTCTTGAATTAATCTCTGATACTTTCTTTTCTGCTTTCTTTTGCTGAGCCACAATATTCATACAAATCTTAGACTTGATTGAATTGATTTCTGAAGTTACATTTTCAAGGTCTTCTTTCTTTTCAGCAGAATTAATCTCTGTTTTTAACTTTTCAATATCTTCCTTTGCGATTTCCTTTTCATCCGAATTAAATTCACCAAGTGCAGAATCTAATTCACCAAGCTTTTCAGCCACTTTTGCTTTAGCAAGTTCGCTTTCAAGAATATCTCTTTCAGCCCAATATGTTGCGTGGTCTTGCTTTAGTTTATCAAGCGTTGCTTGAATTTGTTCTACAGATGCGTTAAGTTCTGAAATCTTTGTGTCCTTTTCAGCAATTTCAGCATCTTTTTCTTCAATTTTTGTATTCAGTTCTGCTATTTTAGTTTCATAAGACTGTGTTTTATCATTAAGCTCTAATATAGTAGATTGAATAGCTTCTTTTACTTCATTTATATCCATTATTTCGTTTTCCTCCTTTTGTTGTTTCTTTTCATTTAACTCTATCAGAGTAGAAGTAGAATCTGCTGCCGATGTAACCATAGACCATCCTGAATGAACAAAGTCTATGGGAATACGCCCTTTGTCCAAATAACCATTTTTATATACAATTCCGTCATTACCTTCTGACTTATATATTTCAATGCTACCTTCAACTGACACACCATTGTTTACATCAGTTTCAAGTTGTTCAACAAAAGCATGGTATCTCATCTCATCTAAATATCCCTTACCAATAACAACTCTTTTAGTGCCATCGTCAGTTTCAATATCTTGAATGTATCCCTCTGTAAAATGTCCAACAATCGTAGCATTATCAAATACGGGCATACCATCTTCAATTCCGGTTAATCCATGCCCGCTAATTTGTGTTCTCTCATCATCTAAAAACTCTACGGTTACACTCATATCTTTGATACTATCAAGTTGCGGAGCACAATATTCTTCAAGAAATGTAATGCCATTTTTGTTGTATTTAGTACCAACATCATCTACTACACATTCTGGAGGTTGCAATTCATACAAAACGGCAGTAAAAGCTCGTCTACCATTTTTATATTTCTTTTCTGACAATTCAAAAGCTGCCATTATTAACCCTCCTAAAAAATTGCAATAAAATAAGCCAACAAATAGTTGACCCGTTTTCGATATTAAGTTTTATGTTTTGTCACTGGGACTCGGAAGATTATTTCCTCCGTTACTTTGTGATTGTATTGTATTCTCATTTGTAGGATTATCCACGCTTGGTCTACCACCCACATTATCATCTTTAGAAATGTTGTTACTTGTAAGGTGGGGGATATACTTATCAAATATTTTATTATCATATTCTTCATCGAGTATATTAAAATAGACATCAGGATTAATTCCGGTGCTTGAAACAAGCATAGTCATAGACCCAGAAGCTTGCAAATATAAACTCTTCATCATTTCAAAGAATTGTTGTCTATTTACCAATGAAGTAGGCAGATAATACACTTCAACTCTATTACGTTTATCTTTTATGATATTTTCGTTAATAACGTAATTAAGTTCATTTTGCAATTCTTGAATCCACGTATATAGTTGAGCATTAATCATTTCCAAGTTACTTTGACCATTTGCAAAAGTACCTGTTGACGATGCACCCAATAGTTGAGCTGCCATACCTAAATCCATAGCAATTTTATCAGTTAAATCGCCTTCGTTCTTTTGGTCAAAAATATCAGCCGTGCCGACATCTAATGCTTCTATCTTTGTGCCTGCTGATACTGTAAAGAATGATGTTCCACCACGATTATTTTTAGTCATGACTGCTTGCTTAACTTTATCATGTTGGTCTTGTTGTTGAGTTTTGGTTAAGGCACAACTACCTTTATCTTTGCCTTCTGGCAGAGTTTGGACAACAATACGATTGTTTAATTCACGCAAGACATTTCTCTTAGTGTCTATAAACTCATTTTGATATAAAATATCCGATATTGCAGCGATAGCCAATGGGCGTCCCCAAGGCTCACTTATTTTGCATTTGATTTTGTGTGCAATCGTATGTTTGTTATCCAATACAACCCAATTATTAGATGAAAAATTCCCTTTTTCCCACGCATAATACGCATTACGAATTTCTGCGGGGTATTTCTTTAATTTACGGTTACGCTCATCTTGTGTAACACATTGTTCTTGAAAATACCTCAAGTTAAAAGCCATAACATTTCTGTTATTTTTTCGTCCTACAATTTTTGAATATTCATAGGGGAGAGGAATGAGTGAAGCATTCATCCCCAAATCACAAAGTTCTACAATGTTTTCAACATCATAGTCGGACAATGCCTTAGTTGCATCATTGACCCTTTTTGTTGTTTCAAAATAATAAAAGCAATTTCCTTCGTTCATATCTGTGAAAAGAGCGTCACGAATAAATTGCTTATCTTTAATTGATTCTAATGTTGAAAGCATTAAATCTTTATTTTTATTAATTTTTGTTTTACCAAATTTTCGTTTCTTTGCATTAACCACTCTATCCAAACAAGGAAGAGCAACCATATAATCAATAGTATTTGTAACTACACCTTCGCTGTTATAAACAAACATCGCAAGCTTACGGGTAAGCGAATGATTTGCTATCGGATCTTTTACAATAGCACGAATTTCCTCTGGCGTAAATTCTGTATATAGGTTACAACCAAAGATTGAACTATAATCGTTCACCGGCAATGTACTAAAATAGCTATTGAATTCATAAGAATTATTGACTTCTTGTTGAGAAACTGAATTTGTTTCATCTGGTCTATCTCTTGTATGTTTTGTATTGTTGTCCGTACTAAACACCCCTTTCGTCAGTTAATTAATGTGGTATATTCATAATCACTTGAATTACTAACCAAATCCATCTCCAATTGGTCTATAAAATATGAACCCATTGCAGCCGCAACATAACGGTCTTTTGTATTTGCACCTTTCTCATGGACTTTAATTGTACCAGTTTGTGGATTTTTTTCATACAATAATTCAGCGGTTTCGCTTATTAATGCTTGAGTTTCATAAAACGGTTTTTCATATGCAAACTGTTTATCAACGTCCAATTCATTAGTATAATCCTTATTACTTAAAAGAATTTCATCTTTTGCTACAGTAGGAGTAACTAAAAAATTTATTCTACCTTCTTGCAAATTTCGCCTAAATGCATACGCCATATCACTATTTAATTGTTGAGTGGCATTTATTGTATAAATACATTCCTTCGCATTTGGGTCGGCAACAACACCCGAATATGTATCATTATTCATAGCTTTCATTGGACTATAATCAATTTGGCGTTCTTCATCGAATAAAACTTTTCCAAGATTAATTACAATTTGAGATCCTGAATTTCTGGCATCAACTACAAAATAATCAGCCTCAAAATCGTCAAATATTTCTCTAATTCGTATTGTTTGCAATGTTGTATCTCCACCTTTAGGTGCTTCTATATACGAATATTCTCTACGATAACCTTGTTTTATTTGTAACTCATCATCACCATTTGAATATGTCGTAGCTTCTGGAATTGCCCTAATACAACAATAAGCAGAATTATCATTTTTATCTCCAGCGACAAATGCAAAGTCACATGATACAACTCTAATTTCACCATCCAATTTTGGAATGGCATATTTATTCTTGTTCTTTAATCTTACATCGTCATTGTTTCTTGGATAGAAGACCCTCTTTAATGCTTGATTTTTTAAAAGAATATCATATGTGAAAAATGCCGATGCATTTTGTTTTGGACGCAAATTCAAAAATTCTATTGCAAATGTAATAGGGTCTTGTTTTTGTTTTTCTAACTGCATTTGCTTTTGCGTTCTAATATTATGTTTTAATGTTATACTTTCATCAAAAGCTAACACGCAAACATTTTTATCATTCAACATGCCTTTAAAATTAGGATCAACAATTTTTTCCCAAACCCAATGACCATCAAACCATGATGAACTTATATAAACATCTTGAGGGTCTTCCTTCAATACTTCAATAGAAGAATAACAAGTCTCTAACATGTACGGAGCTTGTCTGATTGTTTGGAACGGTGAAATAACTGAATTGTCTACATCTTGTTCAATCTGCATACACTCTTCACGTACTGCGACATGGGATCGTAGACCTCTTGCAAATTTATTTGCAGTAAACACCTTAATGGTACTTCCGTTTTTAAAATACACAACAGATTCATTTTGACTGTCTTTTATACTGCGTATTTCTTTACGTAATGCAGGAGACATCTCCATAAGTTCATTAACAATTTTCTCAGAAATAATTAATTTACTTTGTCCACGGGTAGCCGAACCTAAAACAATACGAGAATATGGACGAGTTATCGCTCTGCAACAAGAGAATAGAGCAATAATAAAACTTTTTGCAGCAGCACGAGATGCAATAATAGCAATGAGTTGAGATATACCCATAAAATATAAAATTATTGCTTGATAGAAATGTAGTTTAATGCCAAGATAATCAGTTGCTAACCGATGGAGATTCCTTCTGAAAAATGTATTCCACAATAAAACATGGTCTACATTATCTGGATTGCTAAGATAATGAGTAGATGGAAATTTTTTGTATAGATTTTTTTGCTTATCGTCTGCATATTTAAATTGTTTATTCATCTATGTCATCATCTTCCTCTACGTGGTATTCTTTATCTCGCTCGTTTGTTCCAAACATCAAATTTTTCAAAGGACGCTTTACAAATCTATCAAAGTAATCACCAATATTATCAAAATCTTTATACAATGTTTTATCTTTATAATATTCTTCAGGTGTATATTGAGAAATTGCTGCAAGAGTAACGCCTAAACATTCATCATTACTATTATCTTTTTCTTCTATTGTCCTAAGACCTGCTTGTTTAAATGTCTTACTGTATTGCTCAACAAGAGATGCATATTCCTTGGAGTCACCTGATTGCAATGCATGAATTTTTAGCATATTAATATTGCACAAATCTTTAATAAAGATTTCTTGATTATTATCACAATTCGGATTATTTTTTTTCAACATACGGTAATGTTCATCAAGATTTTTGTAATCCTGCTCTGTAAATCCAATACCCCACCTGTCAACAGCAGAAGCGGAAATTGTTGAAGTTTCTGATTTTGCTTGCTCACGAGATGTAATTATTTCACTTTGCTTTTGCAAATAATGATATTTCATAGAATCGAAATATGTTTTGCCGATATTTGCAACTTGTCCCAAATTTTTCTTCGCACCATAATGGCTAATACGTGATCTATCTGCCGATATTTGCTTTGCTGCTTTTAGTCCTTCAATATCGTACACCCAACCAAATTGCATACAAAAATATTCGATTGCCTTACTTTCATTACCATTAAATAAATCAACAAGCTTATAATAGTAAGCATCTCTACATGAATTACAAATAGGAATATAGCCATCATTGCTTTGCCATAATACATCTGCTGATTTAGAAAAGTGATTTTTCTGTGTATCCCAAGAAGCACCACAGCAAGTACATTTATATTTTTTTCCCGTCATTTGATTAGACTTTGGTATTCTAACATCGACATTAACATCTAAATTAAGAGGAGCGTCCATTTCTTCACGAATGCTTTCTTCTCTTGATTTTATTCCTGCCAAATAGATATTCCTCCTTTTCAACTATTTTTTATCTCATTTTTACTAGTCACGTCCCATCGAAAGAACTTAAAAACGCCGACCGTTTATGACCATATATATAAATTTATAAAAAAACAAAATAGTAGTAAAAAGTTGACAATTACCATATATGGTGATATAATGATTTCAAATTATAATATACAACGAAAGAAGAATTAAATTGGAGAATACGACAAAACATAAATGTTTTATATCATTTAAAACTCAAGATATTGAATATAAAAAATACATTCAAGAACAATTAGACATAGACATGATAGATAAGTCTTTAAACGAGCCAATTCAATCTGAAGACGAAGATTATATAATGCGAAAAATTAGAGAAGATTATTTATCTGATTCAACGGTTACAATTTGCTTAATTGGAACACAAAGTGCCGAAAATTCACCAAATGTTGATCAAACCTATATAAAACGAGAACTTCAAGCCTCTTTGTATAACGGTAAAAACAATACAAGAAATGGTATCCTGGGTGTTGTACTACCTAATATGGAATCGAAAATATATCAAGGTTCATATACTTGTGCAATTTGTGGCGAAGCACATAGTATTGTAAAAATTAATTGTGATACAACAATATACGAATTTTGTTATAATTATTATCTTCCAAAGCCATCAGACAAATGTGCTTGGAAAGAAGATGATAGATATTGTGTTCTTGTAAAATGGGAAGATTTTTGTATCGACCCAGAACAGTATATAGAAAAGGCTTTCCAAAAACGAACTTCCCCAATAGCCGAAAAGGTGCAAGTATATCCTAAATAAATTATGAAAGATAATTATATATTTAAAGAATATCAAGACTATTTAAAAAAATGCTCGTCAACCGAGCAAAATTATATTTATAATAGATTAATTAATCAAATTATTTGGTATGATAAACAAGCTATAAAAAAGCAGGCTATGTTTAAAAGACTAACAATAATCTCAACAATATCGACTGCAATTATTCCGATTTTGTCTTTAATTGAACAATATGATATAAAAATAATATCAATTATTACTAAAATCTTGATTAGTATTGCCAGCACTGGGTCAGCAGTATTATTGTCTATTTTATATTTATGCGAATATCGAAATTTATGGATAGAATATAGATCTTCTTGTGAAATTTTAAAAAGTATATTACATAGATATTTTACTCAAACAAATGAGTTTAAAACTACTGATAACAATAAACGATTTAAATTACTAGTTTCAACTTGTGAAGAATATATGACTAAAGAATTTCAAACATGGACTGAATTATCCCATGATACATCAAAAGAGCAATAATTTTATTGCTCTTTTACTTCTTCATATGTTTTTTTAAAAATATCTGGTTTACAAGGATATTTTTCGCCGTTAACGCCAATGATGATATAATCTCCGACACTTGCCATTAAATCTCCTTCTAATGTATGAATCGTTATTTCTCTATCGGTTTGATATGCTTCGACCACTACTGGCTTTTTTACATATTTTTTGATTTTCATAATCATAAACTCCTTTCATACATATTATATAACAATATATTAAAATTGTAAACATGTACAAATTATAATCATTTAAATAAATTCTCAATCTCTTCATTGGAAATTGGTTTAATATTTTCTCCATCGCCATTCAAAACTTCAAATGATTTTATACCGTCTTTATCTTGAATAGTTACTCTATGACCACCGTCAATGTCCTCAACTGAAATAGTAGGGGATACTCCGTCTTGTCCTTTAATAGCACCAAGACCCTCGGCGGTTTCTTTTGTGTATTTCTTTGCAGCCGCAAGTGTTATAATGTCCATTTTATACTTCCCACCATTTCTTATTTTCCTCGTCATACATAAATGTATTTTTTGTGTCCATTTCATAGTATGTACTTGAATTTCCTATGAAAATATCATCAAACTTCTCAATTGGTTTTTCGTCAGTTGACAAGCCATACAATTCAAGCCAAACTCTGTTTTCACGATTTCCGTATTTATTTAAAGTTATCATCATTGATTCCTTTCGTAATATGACAAAAGAGCAGGGACACCTACTCTTTTCTTTGTTGATTTATTGTTTGTTTGTTGGGTTGTTAAATCTGAATACTATCCTTTAATTTTCTAACCTTGGTAGTATCAGTTTTGATGTAAAACTTTTTAGTTACATCCGTTCCGGCATGATTCAACATAGTGGAAATATCCTCCAAATTTACGCCGGCGTTCTTGAGTATCGTCGCGTAGCTGTGGCGGAAATCGTGGTGATGTAGGGTAGGAACGTCAATCATTGCACCAATCTTTTTACACCAATCATTCAACGTGCTGTTTCGTATTGGCTTATCTTCAGTAACATAAGGTGTAATGAACAACCACCCATGATCATCAATATTATTTTCTTTGCGATATTGAATCAGATTCTCAAGATAATTTTTTGTTTCAACTGAAAAACTCAATTCTACAATTTTACCTTCTTTTTCAATAACGTCAGTGCAAATTCTCTCTTCTAAATTAACTTGTTTCCATTTTAAATTGGCAACAGCATTTACTCGTGCCATAGTGGTTAACGAAAGAAAGGCATATGCTTGTAATTGAATATCACCATATTCTTCAAGTTTTTCTCTCATTAATTGCACTTGTTCCTTTGTAAGATATGTTTGTACTGTAATGGGTTGTCCAGCTTTAGGTCTATCTATAAACTCAGTCGGCGATTCTCTTATAAGTTTCTTTTTTCGAAGAAATTTATAGAAAGCAGAAATCGAAGCCATAACCCTCTTTTGACGATTTACATTATTACCTTGTTGTTTTCTCCAATAGTAATATTCCGTAATATCATCCTCGGTTGCCTCTAAGACAGATAAATTAAACTGATGGTCATACATAAAAATAAACCATTGTTTCAAATCCGCATTATAAGCCTCAATAGTATTTTTAGATAAATCACGAATAGACATATCTATCTGATATTTTTGAAATAATTTTAAAGTTTCGGGATTTATATTTTGAAATTTGTTTTCATCATACATCTGTATACGTTTTGCACGTTCTGCCATAAAATCACTTCCTTTCTATACCTAACAAAAAAAGAAGTAGAATCACATCAAATGAAATGAAACTACTTCTTTCGTGAATCTTATTTACTATGTATTGTGTTAATCTGGTCTAATACTTCGTCGATTTCAGCTTCAAATAATTTTGTGCAGCACGAATATAAGTCATCAATATAACCAAATAACTCAGCATATTTTATAACTGACAATTTATCTTTCTGTTTAACTTGCTTTAAATTATACCCTTCACACCTTGCTTCTAAATCGACATGAAAATTTTCCTTAAAACACTTATACAATTCTTTGTATCTGTTAGCATAATTACCACTTCTACGTCTACAAATTCTATTAATGACATCTTTCTTCTTATATACATCAATATCATCAGTTAAGCCATTAATAACTTCTTGCTTGTGATTAATCTCATTCTTTTGAGCCTCAATGACTTCATTTTGCTTACGAACAGTAGTTAAAGTTGTTGAAAATAATAACTTTGTTTGCTCATCAGCAAAAGGAAGATATGTGCTTATAAATGTTTCATCATCGTTTACATATCCGCCTGTCTTACGAATTGCAGGCAAAACTTCGTCTGTAACCCAATCTGAAAATTTCTCGGCTTCTGGCTTTCGACTTGTAAAGATAAGTTTATAAACGCCACTTTCGGTAAGGAAATTTTCGCCGGCATTATTCAATTTTCGGATATCGGCATTACCGACTTCCGAATTTTTAACCTTAACTACTTGGCTTTTATTCATTTTTCTGAGATTGTCATTGACATTTTTAATCCCTAAAACTTTAGCTACATGTTTTGGATTAAACAGAACTTGTCCATTCAACTCAAATACCTCTACATCATTTCCCTCAAACATCATCAAATTGTTGTTCATTAAAAATCCTCCTTTTATCAATACAAAAAAATATAGTAATAAAAGGAGAGGGCGGGTGACTATCCCGCAAATCTCTCCATTGTTGGTGTGATAGGAATTTACCCTATTCATGACTCCACCAATAGAGGTAGAAATAAGCAAGTTGCTTATAATTTTCTTTACCAATCTAACTGATTGACCTACTAACATATTCTCCGTTCCGTAAACGAAAAACATAACATTTCGAGCAATCAAGGAATCGAACCCCCCGACCAAAAAACCATTTTGCCCATAGAAAAAGAGTGTGCAATTTCTCACACACTCTCACAATTCATATAGTTCACCAACCGAATATTTCACGAATTCTGTCCATTTCCGCAAAACATTCATCCATATGGTTAAGATTGTCTCTTACTCTACCAAGTAAGTCTTTAATCTCATCGTCACTCAAATTTGATTTAACAACAACATACTTTCCGTCGTCAATATCATCAATCAACTCATCTTCATAGTCTTCTTCAACTTCATCAGCATAATCCACTTCATATACTTCCGCATTTTTATTTAAATTACAATGAATCAGTTTTGACGAGCAATCACTGAAAATATATAGTACCTCACTATCATAGTTGAAATACTTGCCATTTCTTTTAGCCGGTTCAACGAAAACCTCATAATCATTATTGATAGACAAAATATATTCTTCATCATAATCAACCACGCCACTCAAACCTATCTCAAGTGATATGAAGTAAACATCATCATAACGAGCCAATTCTTTTATAATTGGTTCAATATCTTCATAATGTCCAATTACCGATATATTCTTAAATTCAGTCGATTGTGAAGCGAGTTCAAATATAATATCATCAGCCAAAACTTCCATATCATCTACTATGTAATTCTTCATATGTTAAAACCTCACTATTATTCGTTGATTTCTCTCTTAAATGTTGAACTGAACTTTGCCTTTGGGATATACTTTGCTGGCACGGCGATAGACTCACCAGTCTGAGGATTTCTTGCTGTCGTTGCTTCCTTGTATACTTTCTCTAATTTTACAAAGCCAGTAATATCAACAACACCCTCTGTCAAAATGCCGTCCTTTATAATATCAATAACCGAGCTAACAACTTCTGTTGCCGCCTTCTTTGTTACATTGTTCTTTTCTGCATATACTGCGATAATATCGTTCTTTTTCATAATTAATTTCCTTTCGTTCTTTACAATTATTTTTTTAATTTAACTCAATAGGGTAGTAACAAACTAGTTTAATTTCAGCGTATATTCGCAAACCTTTCCTTTAGTCTGTTCAAATACCAATAACTTTGCAGAAGCATTAGCACTCTTACGCAAAGATAAAGAGTAACTGTCTATGCCAATGATAGAGCCAACATTTATTACTTCGCTATTTACACCAATTTCTTCTGTCTTATTGTGATGCAAATGACCTGCTAACAAATACTGAATAGGGACATTATAAATCCTTGAAAACTCATCAATGGCAGTTTTCATATTCTTTACTTCACCATGTATTCCTAAAATAGTATTACAAGCCACTTGTGCATAAATAAATCCAGTAGGATTTTCTATGTAAGTAAAGTTTGGATTGTCTTTTAGTTGAGTTTTGATAAACTCTGCGACAACTTTACCCATATTGTCCTCTGTAAAAGTACCTTTTGGTTGTCCAAGCATACGAAGTTCTGAATGATTACCATCCGTAGATTGATATTTAACTCGTACATACTTAGTTAACTCATTTAACCAATTTGAAATGAAATCAGCATACTTAATTGTTCCGTCAACAACGCCATATCTCAATTTCATCAACTGTGAAACTCTTAGAATACCATCATTGAAATCGCCCATATTAAATACATGGAGAGTATCAATATTTTCTTTATCTATGATTTCAACAGTCTGATTGAATAAATCCCACATTCTTTCTTCAAAAATTTCTGGACTATATGCATTTATAATATCTCCAAATAATCCCCTTAACTCATATTCAATGCCAAAATGTTCATCGCCATACACAAGGGCGAAACCACGAGGGTTATGTTTTGGTTCAATATAAGTGGGAATATCCATAGGTGTGAGAGCAGCAATAGCATTACAAATCTTTTCTGTAATCAATTCATCTCTAGCTTCTTCACGCAACCAACGATTGTATTCCAACTTTTCTGTTTGGAGTTTTACTTTTGCCTTGTCCAACTCTCTCTTCTGAAATTCAAGTTCCTTGAGTTGTTCATCTGAATCGGTGAATTTACTTTGATTAGCATTCAGCATCTTCTGAAATGATTGAAATTTCTTACGGTATGTACTTTCGCCAAAATCGTTTCCTGTTAATTTATTGATTACCACTGCAACGTCAGACCAAGTTCCTATTATGTCTTTTTGAGAACAAATTCTGTAAATAAGTTCTTCCTCAGTTTCATCTTGAAGTCTTTCAAACTTAATAACGTCCACCGCCCTTACGCTTATTCATCGGCAGGAATATCATTGTCCTGCTTAATCGTAAGAGAGATACCGCTTATATGATTCCAGTCCGCCAACAACTTGTCCAATGAATATACTTTTATATCATCTTTTGTTGTTTCAGTGATTGTCATATCTTCCATATTTATTTCCGCATTCTTTAAAGAAACTGCCTTTGTTATCTTTGCCATATGTCCTTCTTATCCTTTCAAATATAATTTTTTTGCCTTATCAGCATACACATCCTCAATATATACACGACCAGCACCGCCTTTTGTTCTGTAATGCCCTACAACAAAATGTGTTTCAGGGTCAATATAACCATTCGAACTTCTGACGATAATGCCATTTTTAATGAGGATATTCAATTCTTCTTTGGAAACGGGTTTAATTGCCTTTCACTTCTTTCTATTAAATTTGCCACAAAGGGCGTGCATTTCTTTTGTACGTGTGAAATGCTCAATGAAATATCACTTAATGGGGGCAGGTAGACGAATTGCACGTCTATCATAAGATAATGAGTCTTATATGCTACTTTTACACCAACCTGCTATATTTTTGCACAAAAAAAAGAGCCAGTTACTATAACTGACTCTAACTGTATTTTCTTTATTAAATTAAGGTGTATGCCAACTATCATCAATTTCTTTCGGAGCAAAGAAACCTTTTATACAATTTGGATTACGAATACAGATTTGAATATGAGACTGTTCTCGAAATCCAGAGGTCTCATAGATAGGATTGCCTTCTAAGAAAACTCCTCTGACAGAATCATAAGGTCTTAAACCATTATCTTTCATATCTTTATGCAGATCTTCTATAACAGCACAATCCAAATATCGTAATAATAAATCATTGTTACCTTTAACATTTTTATTTTTCGGAGTAGGTTTATCAAGAATAGACATTTTAGCAGTGAAAAGTTCATATTGCAACTTTAACATTTGTATATTATAACTATCAAGTAAATTCAAACAATATCCCAAATCAATCACTGCACCAATTACAGCTGGTTTCTCAATTTTTAATTTAGGATTAGTCATTCCACAAGTAGCCCATTCCCATGCACGTTCCAAATTTTGCTCCCAAAAGTACATTCCATTACCTAACCAATCATATTCATTTGTACTAGGCTTAAATGGTTTATGCTCATATAATATTTTATTAAAAACTTCTTGGTCACAACCATGAAACCCAATAATTATGTTTGGGAGAGTAGAATACATCAAATGAGATTTTTCATTAGTATTATTCATACTGCTATTCCTCGTCACGATAAGGTATAGCCAAATCACCATTCTCATCTAAAATGCCTGCACGTTGTAATTCTTCGATTATTGGCTTCGTTTGTATTCTTTTACCTTCTTTTTTTCTTCGTTCTATTGCTCTTAATTGAGCAAGTCGTTTATTTTGTTGTTTAATAAAGGCATCCGTTTCAGCTCTTTCAAATCTTATAATTCTTTCAATAATTACAGGCATAATATCACCAAATCTTTCATTCTCGCTCGACATACATTCATCTCCTTTAAAATCAATGAATATATTATATGCCGAAAAATATAATTTATCTCTTCCATCTCTATAATACCACAATTTAAAAGAAAATACAAGAATAATTCATTAATAATTAAACTTCAAATTAAAAAGAAACGGGATTGCCACTGGTGAAATATCACCAATGGCTTTGAATTTTTATTCAATTACGCAAATAGTAGTATTATTACTTATAAGCATATTGATTTTACATTCATTAATCCAACAAATGCTTTATAATGAACACAAAACAGACCTTCGCCTTACAAACACAAAATCGTACCAATATTCAGTCATTATCTGCTATAGTCTGAGCAATAAGGAGCTACCTCATTACTTCTATAGCAATGCATTAAGCATCAAGAATAAAGAGGACTGATTACCTCTATCTTTCACCCATGTCATTCAGAAAAGATTTTTTGTTTATAAATTCTTCTATTATATGTGTTTTATTTTAATGTCGATTTGGGCTACTCGGACGATAAACAGGGCTTATACACACATTTCTGCGTATCAACGACACAATTGGCTTATTTGGATTTTCTCTACAATCTTGCACAGTTCCACCTAGCAAGCCTCAAGATTCTTCTCACCGAGTGAGCGTCTATTATACCAACGTCCTGAAATCTACTTTTTGCTGCGATAATGTTTTGCACTTATATTTGTTATTGACAGTTTCCGTCTACTTGATATATCTCACAATATACCAAAAGTACCTACACAAAAGTATCCTTCTATGTCAATACTCAACGTTCATATAATCTCGGCATGGTGACTAACCAATCTGCACCGAGTTATCTTGTGTCCATAACAAAGCATTCGTTGGATTCATTTTTTACGTTATGTGTCAACAAGACATAATAGCCAAGTCGGCACATAACGATATTTTCAGTTACTTTGCTACCCATATCTTATATATACACACATAAAAATGCTCACAAATGGCTTAGGCATGCGGAAAAGTAGGATTTTCTATTTCGCTACTTTTCGATATTTATATGCGTTATTGCGTTTTCGATATTTTTCTTTAGCATTTGCACATTTCTCGCAATACATTTTCTTATTATTAGTGCGTACAATCATATCTCCACATAATTTACATCGAATATAACCTTTTCGTGAATTCTGAGGTAATCCATAATATCTTTTTTGATATTTCATTAATTCTCCTTCTAAGGTTTTATTAATGTAACCTACATAGAAGTGGTCTTCTGTCATAAAATCATATATGTTATTTAATTTTGTTTTGTCCTCAAAATCTTCAATTAACCTGCAATTATCAAAAGCTTTTCTTAAAAAATCTTCAATTATTTTTTTATATTTAACCCAACTTAAAGACATTTTTTCTTTTTGTAACTTAATCTTTAAATTATTGGCAGCATCCATTGCATCATCAATGATTGTTGTTAATTCTGAAGAATCCATATCCACTCCATGTAAATAATCATAATACAATTTTTTGGGGGTTTTAAGTAAATTCATATATTGTTCAGATAAAATAACATTTTTATCAAAATATCGAGTATATAGATTATTAATCTTTTGACGTATGATAGATTGCCAGTCTCCATTTTTCGTCATAACTTTATAATAACGATATTCGACTGATGACCATATATCAAATACTTGTCCTATCTCTGTATTTAATATATTCGGAGCAACAGAAAATGTAATATGTTTCTTGTATGTACGCCTTTTATTCTCTGAATGCCATATTGAATCACAAAAATTTGTGAAAATCTCATCTTTTTTAGAGAAATTGGCACTCTTATAATCTTCAATTATTTCATAAAGATAAGTATCATCACAACTGTAAATATGAATCACCTACCTCAAATTCATAATACTTACCAAGGTATTCATATGCACCGTCCGTATAATATGGAACTTCACGGATAGAGATATTTTTCTTTGGATTAGTATTATTTTTCAAATTTTCAATAATATATTCTCCGTAAGCAGACCACGCAAATGATTTACTGATTGAAAAAGAATTGTATGAAGTTTTTATAACATAATTTGCAATTGTCTCTTCATCAATACCAAGTTCTTTTGATAAACTATCTTTAAAACTATCAATAACTGAATTCAAATCGAAATCTTCATTTTTCAAATTCATATGTCTACGCATTGCCTCGGCATATTCATTAATGTATTTACGACATATCTTTATTACTTTTTTATCAGATAAATCAATATCATTGTTAACAATTAAGCATCGAGTATCAACTAAATCTGACAAACAATTATCCCATAGAATATTGTGTTTTTCCCAACTACATATGTAATCACATAATTCATTCATAGGGGAAGGGGAATGATATGCGTTTAAAGGAAGCTTATCTTCGGGTGCTTTATTTTTATTCTTTTCGACTATAGAGAAGTAGGTTTTTAATTTTTTAGGATAATTATACAATAGGAAATAGGGAAGTTGTTTTAAATATTTACGAAGACCTTTATTCATATGCCAACGAAAACCAGTTTTTAGAAAATCAATTTCTTTGCCTTGGAAAATTCGTAATAAAGAACAATAATCTGAATATAATTGCTTAACTTCATCATTGGTAGTGTATTTATTCTCAATGCCGGTAACAACATTTGTAATTTCACCTATACGATTATCACGTGTCATTACCTCATATTCAATAAGATTCTCTTTTGTATATGGCTTTGATTTTGCCGTAATTTTATCTTCAATATCTAAAATAATCAACTTATCAATTTTAGAATTTATGATAATAGGGTCATTACATAGTAAGAAAATATCTCCGTCAAAGTCAGCCCCGCCTTGTTGAGGTGCTGAAACATCATACATATTAAACATTACAACATCCTGATCTTGAAAATGTCTAAACCATTTGTTGATAATATCATTACGAATAATTTTTATCTTATTAACTTCAGAAGGGTCTACCAATGGAGAACGAAATGACACACAATCACCTTGTTCAAAATTGGCGCTATAAAATTCTCTTTCGTTTAAACAACCAACCGGTGTTAATCCTACTGCATATTGTAAATATCCAATCATATCTCCGACACCAGTATGATAAAATCCTGAACAATATATTTTTCCAACCTTTGCCTCATCAATAGCTTTCTTTAATTTTCTGTAAATGAACTGTTTAATAGCTGGATCTTTTAACATAACATCATTGATTAACGCAGCCTCAAGATACTTGCTGTCGGGTTCATAATTTTCAGTATCGTTTACACCCATAAATTTATATGTATAAAATTTATCACCTTTTATAATCTTCTCAAATAAAGATGTAGTGTATTGAGCTATCTCAATAATTTTGCCTTTATTGTCGTCATCTAAAATATCATATTCTTTTTTATTTTTGTTTTCATAAGCCTCAATATATTTAGGATTCCATAAATCTAAGCATTGAAGATATTGAAAATTCATTCTGGTATATTTATTTAAGTGTTTAACATGATGACTATATTTACTTATTCCAAGTTTAAAATGGTATTTGGTTATTGTTTGCATATAATTTTCCCATGCTTCATTACCATATTTAGATTTGAAAATTTTGTGACCTTTAAACATAGAAATATTCCAAATACAATCTATATCCTCAATATTATGTTTGCGACCATAAATATCAGTAATAAACTCATATCCCCATTCTTTCAAAATTTCACGGAATGGCACATATACAGAATAACCTTTTATGAAAGGCAATCTCACTTGAGTTCCTATGACATTATAATCTAAATTCAACTGTTTGCTTATCTCTTGTGTAAATTCTAATTCGTGACAACCACATCCATCGAAAGGGGATAGATTAATATCTCTATAACCTTCTTCTATTTCACGAGAAATATAAGATTTTGTTTCGCCGGTAGTTTTATCCATAAACTCTTTCTTTTTTTCTACAACATATTTGATTAATTGGTTAGAAAGAGTTTTTTCGTATTCACCAATTATCACGATATTAGGCATATACCCTTCAATAAGAGTGCAAGAACTAAACGGGAGACATCTTTGAGCTTCATACTTTGAAATGACGCATTCGTCAATAGGAATGTCCATTTGAGTAATTAGATATAACTCTTCAAAAATTTCATCACAAACAAAAGCTGTAATTCCATCTTTTCCTTGAGAAGCCGATTTACCAAAACGATTATAGTGAATTCCATTAAGATAAAACCCTTCATCTAAGATTCTTTTTAATTCTTTTTCTGTTTTAGGATTCTTTTTGGCTACAATTAATACCATTTCGGATATATGAGACGAAGTATATCCTCGTAATCTTTTTATTTGGTCAAATATTATTGAATCACCTTGTTTTATAAGATATTCATTTGACATAGCGTCGTTTTTATCAATTTTAACATCATATTCTTGTTTAATAATCTCCCTTATAGGAAGTTTCATCATTGTGTATTGAATCTTAGTTATAACCAATCATCACCTTTCGTATATTATGATTCTTTATTTTTGTGATTTCTAATTACAGAAGTTTGCTTTTCGCAACTCCTATTAAAACTTTCGTCTGCTCTTATTCTGTCAGCTATATCTGATATACTATGAAACATTCGTGTATTTGTTTCAAAATCTGACGAATAAATTTTTCCTGCAAATTCCGAATAATCGGGTATGTATCTATCTGTTATCATGTGTTATTTATATTTTCCTTTCTTAATTACATAATTTCTTGATTTTTACTTAGACAAATGATATAATAATCATTGTCCAGATATTTTATGTTATTATTTGCCATATTCCTCCTGCCGGATAAAGGAGGAGCTTAATGACGATATGTCGAGACATATTATATTTAATATTGCAAATCCTAAGATTTGCTAACAATCATATTTATATAACATTGTTAATTTTATGTGTGTTTACAATATTTTTAATTGTTTGCAAAGTTCATCACAGAAATAACATAGACGGGACTTGCAATATCGAATATAATCACGGTGACATTCACTTTTCTTTTAAGTATAAGTGTCGTCACTAAGAAGGGAGTCTCCGTATTTTTACGGAGGCTTTCTTTGGTTGTTGGGATAGGGAATAGAGGAGACATTTATATATTCTCCTTGCATTTTGAAAAAGAACGAAATTAATGTATTGTGTTCATTTATGTTACACATCGCCGCCTTTCTAAAATTTTTAATGTTGTCGTTATCTACTAAGAAAATTAATCATTTATACATTCTCTTAATCCTTCTACTACACGTTGCCAATATCTTTCCCATTCTAAATCGACAGCAATAGTAAGATTTCGAGGAGTATGAGATTCTTTCTTTTGTAAATCTAAAATCAATCTTGCAATATCTACACTTGAATATTCTCTGTTTAGCAGAAAACTTTTTAGGTTACTTATTTTTATCCAAGCCTCACTCCGTAAAACAATAGAAGACCAATTATCATCATACACAAACTTTTCCCCACTTGGTGTTTGATTGAAATATTTCTTTAGATAATAAGCAACTGGTTTGCCCAAATCATTTGTGGGTGGTTGCCACATTGGTGAAAAATAATCTGTATGTTTTACATATACATCATTCTCCTTTAGGAAAAGAGATGATTTATTTTTCTTGGGAATGTAATCTACACTACATAATTGTTTAATTCCTTTGAGTTCCTTGGGCTTGGTTAATTTTGATTCTCCAAAACGTCTAAACTGAATAACTGAATAATCTATATATGAAGCCAACAACAGGCTATAAACTTTATCAGGGTCTGTACAAGTCCAACCTATTGGCATTATAAGTTGTCCATGATAATCTTGATAATCTGCATATTCATAATACACACCATCACTTTCGTCTTTTGATATTCTCACATATATACAACCGGATGGAGTTATGTGTTTGTAAATCTCTCTGTGTCTATAGTCATATCCGATAAAATCTCCCGTTTTAATATACTCTATATATTTCATATACGACATATCTGTATCTCGTTCTATTGAAACAACTGATTTATCATTAAAACAGGGGATGGGAAGATCATCTTTTGTATTTGCGTAAAGTCTCATGATTGTATCATCTGAAAATGTCACTTTGTATCTATTCATTTAGTTTTCCTTTCTTAATATATTATTCTCCGTGAGAAAACGAATTTTGATTAATCTTTATAATTGCCGGTCAACTCACCAAAAGATTCAACATTGTAAATTTGCAACATTTTATAAATCGCCCATTCAATCTCTTGTTCATAACCCTCTTTATTAAGGACATATATATTGGGAGTATTTTGTGGTGGTTGAGAAGGGTCTGGTTGAATACTTCCGACTTCTTTTTTTATAAGAAGTGGTTGTTTATCATCAACATTAGAAGTTAAATATGAAAGACATTGATTAAGCGTATCTTTAGACATTGACAAATCTTTAGCCATAGATTGCATACTTCTCCAAAACGCTTCTGGTCGAGTTTCGGGATTGTACATAGTTTCTTCATTACCATTTTTCTTTGGACGGATATATATGTATGAGTTAATATAAAGAAATGCCATTAATATATTCTCTTTATTAATACTCGATTCGCCCATCATTATAAAATCCAATTGAGATGAAGTGATTTTTGAAAAATTTTCAGTTGCATCGAAATTTTGACATATTATATCCATTTGAATACAATCCGTATATCCAGTGTTGTAAATATCAAAGTCAGAAGTAATATTAATCAAATTGCTCTCATTCAAAAATAACAAACACTTGATTATCTCATAAAATATCTTTGGCTTGTGTCTTGTTTGCTTATAACCACACAAATCAAATATTTCTGAAATAACAATATAAGACGAATCCTCATAACTTCTATGTCTGTCTATCAAAATATAAATAAGATAAAAAATTCTATGTAGATTATATTTTTTCTTAATATCTATTTGCACCAAACTATTAGGAACTCTTGTGAAATACTCTTTACTTGTATTCTCTATAAAATTATTATCCATTGGAACAAAATCATCAAAATTGAATTGAAATGAGTTTCCTAAGTTAAAACTTGCATTATTATACCCATTAGATACGGTATCATATTTAGTTATATAATATTTTTCAAGATTACGAGCATCTTTGTATGACAGATTATCCTTTATAATCTCGTGAGAAAAACCATCATCCCAACCATACTTTTGAATATCCTTATAAAATTTCTTGTTAGCTTTGTAACCATTTCCGTTATTCCATCTTTCCTTAACTGGTTTCTGAGTAATGCCGATATATTTCTTACCATTGTTAAGATTAGTATGTTGGTAAACTTTATAGTTGTTAATAATAATTCCTCCTTTGTTTTATCTTTAGTGATACCTACGAGAGTTCAGTTGACATCCACTGGTGGACGTCTAATTTTAAGAAGTGTGAATTTAGACATCCACTGGTGTACGTCAACTGAACTGAAAGAAGATATACAACAGTTTAAGAAGACAGACTATTACGAGTGGAATTTCGCATAGCTCAATTCTCACTCGTTGAATTACATTTTTTGTTGTGTTATGTCTTGTATGAAATAGTCTTTTTTAAATCTTATCTTATTGAATTAAATCTTATCTTCTATATATGTTATTCTCTGTTTAATCGGAGGTCTATCAAATAATGTTTCTCTTTTAAAGTTTTTGATTTGTTCTTCTGTTTGTAATCCATATTTAATCAGACTACTATCTATAAGTAATGTTAATGCGTCTCTTAATTGAGTATGATGTTCTATTGCGTCCATTGGATAACATTCATCTTTGAGTAAGTTATTTTCATAGCAATAATCTTCATGAATTTGATTTATGTCTACGTCATATGTATCCTCAAGTTCTTTATATATACTTGAATATAACTCACTTCTCGTGCAGTCAAAGTATTCCATAAGCATTTTGTATTTTGGAGCAATCTTCTTATACCATGCTGATGGATATCTTCTTGATGATAGATAACGATTAATTTGTGTTTGTTCTATCTTTTCTAATCTTTCAGTTATAGGTTGTAATGCAACGGTTATTGCATTTGAGATACTTTCAGCTAAGAATTCAGCGTTTATATCATTTGTAAACTTCTTATCTATGAACACCGATGCTAATACATCTGCACATTTGTCTTGATATAATTCTAATTTTGTTGCTAATTCTGGTTGAGTTTGTTTCATCTTTGGTGTAATATTTATTTTGGCTAATGCAATAGGGAGTTTGCGTTGTGAAATGCAATAAGTATCTTGGTTATTTGAAAAGGAGTGGTCTTTTTTAATCACCCCTTCATTTTCATTCGTAGGGATATTAAAAATAGTAATACCTTTTGAGATTACAGAATCTTCAATCCATTTTTCACGTTTTCTACGGATTGAATCTTTCTTTTTAAATCCTATACCTTTCAGAACTGCATTGATAGAAGTATAAATTTCGCCGGTTGCGTTATCTTGAACTGCAATGAGTTCATCTCCATAAAAATCAAAATTTGTTGTTTCTAATGCTATGTTTTTCATAATATCATTCTCCTTTGTTTTCTTCTTGACACAATTCCATTGCAAGAGTGTCGAATATATTCTTTGTCACTGTATTATTCTCCGTTTGAAGATTAAGTTTTCTATTAAAATTATTTATATACATAATTAAACTTAACTTCAATAATTCTAATCGACTAATTTTGTTGTATTCGCAAATATAATCAATAGAATCTTTGTACTCCTTTGGAAAAATGTAATTAAATATATCATGTATTTCATTTAATTGTTCAGCCGCCTTGTTGGTTGTGTTTATATATTCTTTTAATAATTGGTTATAATCATTATTAGAAGGAACAGGATTTTCCATATAGTTAGAAAAAATAATATTTGCAAATTTATGTATGTTTTCAATTTCTTTTTCGATTTGTTGTGAAGAAGGAAAGTTAAAATCAAAATATAAATTGTTTAAATACTCTAAATATAAATCAATATAAGCTTTATCAAACCATTCATGCTTAGAGTCATTTCCGCTTATATTATAATTTTTAAAATATTCTTTAAAATTTTTTTCGATGTCTAACGTATTCATACATAAAGGCGAAGCATATAAATACATTATTTTTGTTTTTGATGGAATTAGTTGTCGATTAATTTGTTGCAATCTTTGATATAAATTTTGTGTAATTCCAATTTTACATTGGGCAGTGTCACATATCATCAAATATACAAAACCATACGATTTAGAACATTTCGTAATATGAGGACACTTTTGATATTCTTTTTTTGAATAAATAGATAGTTCTTGTGGGAGTAATTTTGTCATGTGAGTATTTGTCAATGATGATATAGTATTTAATTTTGTTTCTTTGATTGTTTTCATAATAATCTCCTTCGTATTAATTTTGTTTGATTAGGTTTCTATTTATATATTCTCTTTTGTTATTTTTCATTTTGTATAATGTTTTTTTGGATTAGGGAATAGTTCAAAAAAATTATTGACTATATTAACAATATCTATTGAGGATATTCTCCATTGAAATAAAAATGATGAATGATTTTAATTTTATGCACAAAAAAAGACACTCGAAAGTGTCTTATATTATAATATTATTGTTCTTTAATATTTTCAGCCATTAACCAATTAGATTCAGGTTTTGCAATAAGTCTTGCATCTGTATATGCCATTTGCATAGAAAGACAAGTTGTTGCTTGATAATATCCACTTTTCATTAAATCCAAAACTAAAGCTACATCAGGATTATCATCTTTTCCAAAACATAAAGGAACAAGAAGTTGTATTTTGTTTTGATAATAGTGGGGAACGGCTAATTTATAGTTTGCAATTACTTTTTGTATGGCGGTATCTATAACTCCTTTAAGAGTTTCAAGCGGACGTTCACTATTCTTTATTGAATTGGGCAATCTATTTGATGTGTCCAAATCGTCAAGAATATGTTTATAATTTTTATTGACCTTTAAATGCCAGTTAAATACAAGTCTTGATGGATCAGAAAAATAATCGGCTCTTTCAGGGAATTTTTCTACAATATCCAAAATTCCTAATTCATAAGTATCTTTAAATCCTTTAAAATACCATCTTGATGCCGCTATCGATTCATTTCGGTTTAATTCACCGTATGCGTATATTGGCTCATAATAATGAGAAAATAGTCCAGTATTAAATACACAATATGAATCAGTCTCAATTATTTTATCTTCTTCTTGGAGTTTGTTAAATGTGTATTTTAAATAATTTTTTAAAATAGAATAGTCATCTTCGTCTTCAAAACTCCATTTCTCAGGGATGGCTTTTTCTGCAAGTTCTTTAATTTTTGCGTTGTAATCTCCCCAATACATATAATCGTAAATATCTATAGTTTCCATGTCACAAACTTCTCCTTTACTATACTTTTTACATATTATATCATAATCGTCAGCATTTGAAAAGGATTTTTCTGTTTTTATTATGTGACTGATTTCAAATTGTGAAAAATGTTTTTGGTAATATTCTGCCCAATAATTGTTGATTAATAATTGAGGTTTGATATTTATGTAATTGTATAATTTATTTTCGGCGATTTCACGAATTTTGTTTCCGTGAGAAGTATTAATTATAATCGTGCCGGTATAGCCTGTTTTAGGGTTTGTAATTTGTATTTCATATTTATTCATGTAAAAGCCTCCTTGATTTTTGATTATATATGTATATTCTCTTTTTACACAACAAGATAAAGTATCAAAATTCATTTTTGTCAGATTTTCTTTGCAAATTTGACTGAGTTTCTTCCTATTTATATCGTGTTTTATATATGGGGTAGGATGTATATTTATATTCTCTATTTAGGTGATTGATAGGAATTTTTAGACAATAAAAAAGAGCTATAATGAAATATGGCTCTATTGTCGAAGTCGGTGTAAAATTTTTAAGTGTTAAAAATGTTGGTTCGGTGAAAGAAAGTAAGTGAAATAAATTCGAAATGATTTTTTGCTAGAAATACAAGGGGTTTTGTGATGTGATAAAGGTTGGATTTTAAAATGCGAGATGAGTTGTTTCTGATAAAAGTAATGTGGGTTCGTTAAAGGGTAGTTTTTATTGGGGATTTTGTGATTGGGGATTGGAAGAGAGGTGGAAGATGGTGAAAATAGGTGGGTTTAGAGACGATAGTGAATTTGGAATTTGATAGATTTTTGTTGGGAAATTCATCGAATTTGCTATCGAACGACTTACCGATTAGAGGTTGTTGGTTTGGGGAGAGGGAAAGTAGTGATTTTTGTAGGTGGGGGTTGAGAATTTTAAGTGTCGTGTGAATGGAACTGCTATGGTCGTTTTTCAGCAATGGATTCCTATTTCAAATGTAAATATACCCCCTCATTTTAGCATATTCCAACACTAAAAAACAGTGTAATATACATATATTACATTGTTTTAATTGTATTGTATTTGTATTTTTTCTGAGCATCAACTGCCACCGCCGTAACTGTTTATTTTCTGTTGTGCCGTCAATAAAAAATTAAAAGTTTATTCGATGTTTTGGGTTCGTTTTATCGAATGTGATTTTTTGTTATCCTAAAAAATTTTAATTGTACAAAATCTAACATTAAATAATCTGTATAAACCATATCAACATAACAAATTCATATAAAAATCAATCAAAAACGGCACTACAACATAATTAAATTAATTGTATAAAATCTAACTGCACCGCTCGGCACAATAAAACATCACATCGTATCAGTTATACAAAATCTAACTATTATATTATTCTGTCATTGTATTCCGTCCGTAACCTCAACCGCTCAATCATTATCAGATTTTAGATCATTATCAATCAAACTCAAAACATAACTGTTAATACTTGTAAATCCATTTTCTTGGGAATGTTTTTTTATAATATCGTATTTTTCATTAAAAACAGTACAAGCAATTTTTTTCTTTTTTGATCATATTTTTTTTGTGCTACTGGATTATATGTACTTTTTTTTGTTCCGTCCGTCATAAAAAAATCAATCCTTTTTTAAAATATTTTATCAATCATTATCAATATAAAAATTTTTTTCGTCAAGGTCTTTTTTGATTAAAGATTTTAAATATGAGTTTGCACTCTGCCCGTTTTGCTCTAAAAATTGTTTTAAGCGTTTTCCGTCGGTTATATCAGTAGGATAATATTTGACGGCAAATAATATTGTTTTTGCGTTGTATCGTTTTTGTGCATCTGCATTATATGTACTTTTTTTTTCGGTTTTCATTATTAAACCCTCCTTTTTTTATATTATAGTATATAAAAAATAATTTGTCAAACATCTAAAAAATAACACATCATATGTGCAATGTATACAAATAGCATAATAGATATACCTATTATATTATGCACTATTTAACTAACTAAAATAGATATATCTATTGACAAATAGATTAACCTATGCTATAATATATTTAAAGATAAGGGATAGGAAATAAACAAAAACCTATCTATTATCTAATAGTCAATAGACATATTGACAAAGTACTTTGATAATTGAATAAGGCTTTACACCTAAAAAAATATGTGTTATAATGTACATATGATAATATAACCGTAATTTTGAAAGGGTGATAGATATGACAACTGATGAAAAATTTGATTTGCTATTATCAAAACTTGATAAAGTAGACAATAGGCTTGTTGAAATGGATACAAGACTTAATGCAGTAGATACAAGACTTAATGCAATGGACAAGCGACTTGATAAAATCGAATCAAAACTTGATACATTAGAGCATAGCTCATATTTACTTGAAAATGATATAGCGCCAAAAGTACAAGTTTTGCTTGAACATCATACGGACTTAGCAAAAAATGTATTAGTTGCAAAAGGTATTGAAGAAAGAGTAGGTATGCTTGAATTTGAAGTAAAGGCAATTAAGGCAGTTATGAGCAAATCAGCTTAAAATCTAAAATAACATATAAAAATAAAAGGTGTAAAGTCTTATTGAATTATTAAAGGCTTTACACCTTTTTTAATTTGCACATTGACAACTTTATAAGGTAAAAGATATATTAATTTTCATCTGGTACATATTCAATAATATCGCCGGGTTGACATTCTAAAAGCTCACAAAGTAAATTCAAGTTAGTAATAGCATCTATACATTCATTATTACGATATTTTTGTATTGTTGCTTCACCTAAAATTTTATTTTTACGAAGTTTATAAGTTGAATATCCTTTATTTTTAAGGGTTGTTAATATATCTATTTTATATTTAATCATTATGTTCACCTCTTAAAAAGAGTATAACAAATATAAAATTGATTGTCAATATACACTCTTAAAAAGTGTACAAAGTACACAAAATAAACACTTCTGTTTTGTGTATAAAGTCAATAGACAAACACTTTTAAAAGGTGTATAATAATATTAAAGATAAGGAAGTAAAAACCTTATAAAGTCAATAGACTTATGAACCTTGACAATAAAATATAGGACTGTATCTATACATATACAAGGGGATTTTTTAAGCCGAAGTGCTCAAATGAAAAGCGGTTACTTTGTATAAATGAAAACGACTAAGGAGCAAGTTAGGAAGGTCAGGAGGTCTGAAACAAATTTTTATTTTTTGACGATGCACTCAAAAAGTTTACAAATGCAACAAATAAATAAATGTAACATATTACAACAGCAGCAAATGCGATAATGTAATAATTTACATTTAACATACATCTGTTAATACTTTGTAAAATATCGGGTATTGCTCCGCATGTAAAGCCTGTTTTCAATGTTTTTAAGTGTATCAATGAGAAAATAAAAACAAAGGTAAAGATAAGAAAGGAAGTAGTTAAAATGCTAAAAATATTTACATCAAATCTAAAAGAATACAACAACGGAAAAATCATCGGTGAGTGGGTAAGCTTGCCTTGTGAGGATATTGAAGAAGTCCTTGAGAAGATAAGCAACAGTGGTAAAGATGAGTTATTTATATCTGATTATGAAACAGATATAAACGGTTTAAAAGTTGCCGAATATGAGGACAGTCTGCAACTTAACGAAATTGCAGAAGAAATTGAAGAAATGCGTGAAGATGAGTTAATCGCATTTCAAGCATACTTGGAGCAGTATGCAAACAATATGGAACAAGCACTGGAAGAAGTACGTCAAGGCAATTATAGAATTTATTATAATTGCGACAATATGGAAGATGTCGCATATCAAGTTGTTAATGATTGCGGACTACTTGACGGAGTACCTGAAGAAGTCAAAATATATTTTGACTATGAAGCATACGGACGTGACTTGGATATTAATAGAACATTTATTCAAATTGATAATAGTTTTGTAGAATTATATTAATAAGGAGGGTTTTAATAATGACAACATATAATTTTAACTTATCAAATTATCACCTAAGCGAAAACACTTGTAGAATTGCAAATTTAAACTTTATAGAAGAAACCACGAACAGAAACGGTGAGTATATGTTACGTGGTCTTTGGGCATCAGATTTATGTTATCAATTTGCGAAGAAGTGTAAGTTTACTTTGGTTCAGGTGGACGGATACAGTGCTTATGCTTATTCAGATGAGCAAATGGCAATATTTACATATTGTGAAAGGGATATAACATTGACACCTTATACAAATAAAGAAGATTACGAAAAAGCAAAGGAGAATACAATTAAATTTTATAAAGAGGAGTATTAATATAAGAAGTTGTTTCGGCAACTATAAATAGGATTTTAAGCCGGAAGCGTTCAGGCGGTGCAATAATCCGCCTGAGGTAATCAAATAATGAAAGGAAGTTTTTATTATGAAAAAATATGTATGTTCAAAATGCGGAGGTAACTGCATGGGTTGCTTCTATACTGACTTGTGCGACAAGTGGCTTGATATTGCCCCGTATGAGCCGTATTATGAGGTGTCAGACCATGCCTCTATGGCTCTATGTGAGGGAAGGCACGCAATCCCTCAGGCGGTGGACGGTGCTATTTTTAATACTGTTATCAATCCACTTGATGTGGAAGGCTTGCAGTCGGAAGCGTACAACAAGTTAAAAGCTCTTGACATCAAGTCGCTTGACTTGTACGTTACGGGCTTGACAGTAGCTCTTGTGTCAGTACTGAATGCTTGTCGTCAACTTGGTATAGTGGTAACACTGTACCATTATGACCGCGAAGAGGATAACTATTATTCACAGCAGGTCTTGTAAAAGGAGGACTATAAAATGACAAGAGATGAAGTATTGAAAAAAGTACAAGATTATATTGTATCTAATATCAATAACATTAAATTTGTTGTTGAATTTGAGGACGGAAGGCATCCATCAACTTTGCAAGATTTTATTAAAGCAATGGAATTTGCAAAGTTAAAAGAATTACAAGACTTCTTCAAGAGTAAATCTTTATTTTTTGAAGATGGATATATTAAAGTAATAAAGAGGTAAAAGACGATGCGATCAGTTAAAGAATATTTAATAAATTGTATTATTGAGCTATTCAATATATTTGATTATATTGACTCAAAAATACAGTAACATTAATAAATAGTTAGAGGGTACTATATAAAACTATATAGTGCCTTTTATAGTGTTTATTAATAGGACATTATAAATTATAAAGGAGGTTATAAAACCATGAGAAGTAGAGCATACAAGAGGAACAAACACGCACGAAAGGCAGATTTTAACGTCTGGCAGGCGGTAAGCATTGCGTTATTCATTGCGTTAATTTGTGCGATGAATACGTTATATAACGGCGGTATAACAGTAAATATTTAAGAATTACGGAGGATTTTTATTATGAATTACGGAACACTTGCAAAAATGAAGAAGGAATTTGATTTTTATAAAAATGACGACAAAAAGAAAATCATTTATAATTTTGACATGCTAAAAGCGGAAGGTTTGACAGAGGGAGTTATAGAACAACTCAAAGAGGAAGTTTATAATAACGATGCAGTTATGCTTACAAATAAAGATACTTATTTAAACAAAGCGGTTGATACAGTCAATAATTGTTTATTATCTGTAAATATGTATTTTAAAGTTGTAAATGTATATAATGCAAAAAACGGTAAGCGACTTTACATTTACAAGGAAGTTATCGGATATGAAATAAGTAAATATTTATTTAATCGTAACGGAGTTATACCGGAAAACGCTTATCCTGATGAAGTCATTACACAAGGAAGTATCAGGCATCCATATTATAACCGAGTAATAGAAGATGTTGAAATATAACAGTAAATATTTAAGAGTGAAAAGGAGATATAAAAAAATGATATACGATTACAACCACTACAACGATCCTAAAAAGGGCAACAAGCATATATATGCTTTTGGTGAGCGTTACGAAAGCATAGAGTATTGCGGATTTATACATGCAGATACCAAAAAACAAGCACAAACTGTACTTAACGCACATAACAGAAAATGGGATGATTATGGCTGTATATTGTTAGACTATACAGAAGAAGAATGTAAGGCAGAGATTGAGCGGAGAGCGAAAAAGAAAGGAAAGGAAAAGTTATGTATATAGCAATAACACAACACGAAAAAATGACGGCTTATAAGGCTTTGAGGCTGGCAGGAATTGAGCCAACAGAATCGAACATGAATAGATACATAGAGTGCGAGTACCTCTCTTTTGAGGTAAAAACGGATGGAAAATATTACTGTTGTTATAATGACGGATTACAGAGTATATCCGTTGAAGTATCAACTTTGAAAACAAATTAATTAATAATATTGAGAGAAAAGGAGAATAAAATCATGTGCAGAAGTTTTGAAATTATAAGTGGAAAGAAGAACAAGGGAGATAAAGGACTATTAAAGGGATTGACAAAAATGTATCGTGATGCGAAATATAGTGTTGCAATTATTCCGATACCGGTTGAACTGTTGGAGATTGACACAAGGTATCAGACGGAGGTTAGAACAGATAGAAGTCTAATGTACCTTGTTAATAATTGGGATGAAAATAAATTATTGCCTTTAATCGGTGTTCCGCACTGGGAAGAAGGCAAAGTATACCTTGTAGACGGTTACGGTCGATGGGTAGCAAGTCAGATGGTAGACAAAGAAAAATACACCGATTTACAAGTGTTGCTAATTCTCAATGCACCAAACAACGCAGAGGAACGGCTTGAATTTGAAGCCGAGATGTATGCTTATCAAAACAAGCAAGTTGCAAGAATGACGGCGATCCAAAAGCACGGCGCAATGGTTGTATTACACGACAAAGCAACAGAACGACTTGAAAAGCTAAAGGAAAAGTATGGATTTGAGTATGCGTCTTGTAAAGGCAATAGAAGTGCTTCTGTTTTGGGTTCATATTCTGTCACGCTTAATATATGTAATATTGATGACGGCAAAGCGGCGGAATTTATATTTGACATATGCAAGGGTGCAGGATTTGACCGTAAACCAAACGGATATTCAACAGGTGTAATGAAGGTTTTACTTGATATGTACAAGCTATATCCTGAAGATAGAGATAAAGTGCAGAAGTATCTTGTTGATGAACTTAGAAAGATTACACCGTTATTGTTAAAGGCAAGAGGTGTTGCAAAGTATCCATTTTTAGATTATAGACTTGCTATGTCTTTGTATGCAGAAGATATGATTGTTGAGAACTTAGGACTTGAGCAAGCAAGAGAAGTTAAAGAAAATAGTACAAAACTTGTAATGATTAAAAAACGTAAGAATATTGCGTAAATGAACGGAGGGATAATATATGAGTATTTCGCAGATGGACTTGAAACAAAAAGTCCGAGATTATATAAAGAGGGTTGGTATTCCAAAAACGACTTTTTGTAGCCGTATAGGTATCTCACCGAGCTACTTGTATAAATGGTTTAAAGGTGAAAAAGAGTTTTCGGATAGTTTGGTAAGTCGTATAAATAGTTACATAGACAAATTTTAGAAAAAGGAAAGGAGTTATTAAATATGAAAACTTTAGAGCATAGAGGGCAGAAGATAATCTGTCAATATATAAATGATAATTTTGGTCGTATTTTAGCAAAGAAAAATATAAAATATAGTATTTTGCCGGTGTTTAGTGACAATTACATTGTTTACAAATGTATCGTTGACGGCGTTGTAAAATACGAAATGGAGGACTTGCAAGATAGTTATGTTTATATAACGTCACAAGTGCCAGAGGACGGCTGGGATGCTTTATATAACACTGTACTACATGGAGAATGTAAAACATCAAGACTTAAAATGTGCATTAATCATATATGCACTATAATTAATAAAGAAATTGCAGATGAGAAACTTGCGGAAGGAGTGCCGATATTTGCGCTTATGGCATATCCGCAAAAGGAGTATACATCAAAAGAATGGCAGAGAATAGCCTTTTATTTGCTTACTTGTGGTTATTGTAAAGAGAATTTTGAAGTTGATACTAACGGAGTAGATCCTAAATGGATAGAAAAAATTAAGGAGCATATAAGAGTATGAGTATATCAGATGCAATATATAACAATATGTTAGAGGAGAAGAAACAAGCAGTTTTAAGAAACGAATATAAGAGTATAAGAGCTTGCCCTCTAAAAGAAGTCAATGGACGTGTTGACAATTACACAGAGGAACAAGCTAAAACATTATTAAAAATGATGATATTTGACAGAAGATAAGAATTGAACGGAGGATTAAAATGTTAGAAAAGTTAATTGATAAAGCTAAGAACGCAATGAAAGAAGCTTTAGTATATGCAGAAAAGATTACAGATGGTCGCACTATGTCAGAAAAGACAAATATACTCAATGCAAACTATTATATGGCTCAATTCCATGCCTATTTGGAGTTGATAGAGGATATTGACTTAGATACATTTGTAAAACTTGATGAAGAAACAATGAAAGACGGAGATAGAGTATTGGAACGTATCGGCAGATTGTATTAATTGAAATGACAATTTCAGACGATTAAGAGAAAGGCGGTTAATATTATGTCAGTTGATTGGGGTTATTTTGATAAATTTGAATGGGCAAATGAAAAATATTTGCCTCGTTGGGGCGAGGGAGAAACAAAAGCAACACAAATTGTAACAGCTATAAGTCAATTAGTTTATAAGTGGTATAATGACGGCGATGTGTTTGACAATTCATATTTGCTTGATGGTTGGTGTGATTATTTGCCGTCTTGTGCAAATTGGTTAGAACAACATACTACAGATGAAGTAAGTCCGATTTTGCACCGAATATCAGAATGTTATACTGATGAAGATTATGAAGAATTATTAAAGAATTTGGCTGATACTTTACTTGATGAAGATTATCTTGAAGAACAGAATAAATTAAAAAAAGAAGGCAATATACGTGATTGCAAAGGTAGTTTTGAATACGTTGACCCTTATGAGAGTGAAGATTGGTAAGGTTGATAAGAAGGAATTAAAAGGAGGGAATATTATGCACATACATACAATGGACGAAAACTATGACTACAGAATGAGACGTCTTGTAGAAAAATTTGTACAAGATTATGAAATTGAAGAACGAGAACCGACCGCATTAGAAGATATAATATGGAAGGAATATGCAGAAAGCTTTGGCGGAATGGTATTAGAAGATATGATTAAATATGCCGGCGATGAATTATTTGAGATTTAAGGAGTGGTTTTTAATGAAATACAGAATGAACATAGTAGTAGGAAATGAAATAACAGACCATAAAGTTGTATTCAGTCTTAATTGTAATTTCTTTTATGATGAAGAACAATATGGAAACGGACATTATGTTTCTATTGTAGGCAAAGACTTTTCCAAACAGGTAATTGACCTAAGATATGACACATCTTTTGACAGAAATAACAAAGAAAAATGGATTGAACATTGGGCTAAAACTTATTGGAATGGTAAAGATGGAGCATATAGTTTAGAGTCTTTTGAGATTATTAAATTATATACATGGGATGATATTTACGACAGAGCAGACGGCAAAGGATATGGAGATGATGAATTAACGGCAAAAGATAACGCAAGATGGAATGTGCGAAATTTAGCTATTAATAATGGTTATCCTGATTTAGAAGAAACAGAATGTCCTGAAGATATGGTAGAGTTTTATTGTGAAGAATTTGATATTCTTTTTAACAAAGATGGAAATATTATTAAAAATTCATTAGAGATTGAGAAGGAGTGATTATAATGGAATTGCACTTATATTATCTTGATAGGAAATGGACGAAACGTGGAGATTGTACTCATAATTATAATCTTGTTGTCAATTTAGACAATAAAACGTACAAGATATATGTCAGTCCTTTTTATGGATATGAACGTTCAAGTGATATAGAAGTTAAAAGAAAATCGGATATTTTAAATTATATAGAATATTTAAAAGAGAATGGGTTTGTGGATGCTGATGAGATTTATTGTGGATAAAATAAGAAATTTATAAAAAGATAGGAGGTATATGTTGTGAATTATACCATAGATGAAGTCAAAAATATTTTAGCAAGTAAAAAGTCGCAAATATGCAATTTAGGTATATCGCATACGGTTTTAACAGTAATACAAGATTTATTAGAATATCAGACACCTAAAAATCCATTGCCAAATGGAACGCATAAAGGCTTTAATAATTACTGTTGTCCGTCTTGTAAGCGTCCATTATCTGCAATGTGTGAAGATTTTCAAATGCCATATTGTGAAAATTGTGGTCAGAAAATAAATTGGAATATGAAACGATGATTTTTAAATAACAAACGAAACAACGATAATTTCTTGGGATAGAAAGTGAGGTCAATAACGTGATATTAGTTAATCAACACCTAAAAGAAGATAAGATATACGAGACACATAGAGAAATGTTTCCGAGATTATATTATCAGGATTTTAGCGGGAAATGGGAACAAATTAGCCATATTTCCGTGAAGATAATTGATAAAAATATTGATGTTCAAACAGATTTAATGGACGAAAAAATGGTACAGAAGTATGTTACAGAGTGGCTTGAAAAGGAAAGAGGTATTGCGGAACAAAAATTGCAAGAAGCTCAAAACACATTAGAAATAATCAATGAAGTATTAAAATTTTGAAACAACGATTTCAAGAGAAAATAAATAATAATTACAAGGAGGAAAAATATGTTAGCATTTGATTTAGCAGAGAAAAACAAAAAATTAGCCGCTATTCAGTATATAAAACTATTAGGGCTAAAAAATCCTGAAAATGTATTGCGTGAAGGTATCTATTATTCTCATATAAACGCAAGAGGCAAAAAACGATTATTGCTTCCTTGTATATCTTTTTCTGAATATGAGAAAAAGAATAAGGAATATCTTAATACCAGAATGCAAAAATGTCTTGGTTATTATGTATTAGAAATAATTGAGTGAACTACCACATACCTTTATGGTAGTTTCAGAAGATGCAACTATTGAATTTTAATGAAACAAGAGTTTTTTTAGATAAGGAGAAGATTATGAAAGTAAATTTTGATATTACTAAAATTGTGTTTACACCATCATGCGATAATTATGATTTTACATTAGGTATTACGAGAGATTATAAAGGTAATAAATGCTATTTAGGAATAGATATTCCATGCAAAGACGATGCAGAATGGAGATTTTGGTTGTTATTTGAAGATGATAATGATGCTTGGAATATTTCTAATGAAGATAAAGAGTACGTTAAGCAGAAAGCAATAAAGCATTGTTTATCTAATGGATATTCATACAATGGAAAATATTTTGAAAAGAGATAATGAAGCGATGATTTACTAAGAAAGTGGGGTAAATAATATGGTAAGAAAAATTAATAACGGGTTATATAAAGTTAATACATATGCTTCTGCACACATTATTGAAGTAGATGATAATTATGATGAAGAAGTACAGAAACTAAGAAAAGAAATCCAGCTTGACAGTATTGGATACAAATTGAACTTATTTGTATATCTTGCCACATTAACGGTACAAGGATATGCAATTTCAAGCGTAACAGAATTTAATATTGATGGAAGTAAGCCTAAAGTTGCTTATGCAAGTAATAAAGATTTCAAGAAAATTGTTAAGTATTATTTTGAAAAGAAAGCATAGGAAACGGAAAATTCATGGTTCTAAATACGCATATTATTGTGATATTTTTGGATTTTAAAATAGAATTGGAGGACGATTTTATGATTAAATTTATAGAAAAAGAAAGATATTATGATGATAGTCTATATACAGGAAGTTGCTATTATTACCCTACATATATGGTAAAAGATAGAAAAGAATTCTTTGTATTCAATCGAAGAGATCCTGACGATGAATGGAAGATAAAAGAGAATGAAAAAAGAAAAAATCAGTTGATAGAAAACGAAGGGAAATATTTTAAGTTTAACGGATTTTATGATAATCCACTAGAAATGTTGAAGAAGATTATTGAAAGAAAACATCATTTTACAACACCAAAGAACATGTACTATGGTAATTTAGATACACATAGATATATAGATTTCCATGGTAATAGAAATGAAGTCAGTGCAGCTTTCCATTATAGAATTTATGATATAGAGTTAGCATGTATAATTCAAAAAGTTGTCAAGCTAATCAATAGTGAAGATTGGAGCATGGCAAAAGTAATATTGAATAAAAAACAATGAAAAGCACATTTTAAAGAAAGGAAAATAAATATGAAAATTGGAGATAAAGTGATTGTAAAAAATAATTTAAGAGAAGAACTACGAAAATTAACATTTGATGAGACGACTTGTGAGGCTATGGAAGCCCGTTTTGTCGGAACAACATGTGAAGTATTTGATTTATGGAAAAATGAAGATGGACAAGAATATGCAACAGTCGATTTATGTTGTGAAATTCCTGTTCAGTGTCTTGAGGTGATTTAATGAGTAGAAGAGAAATTTATGCATGTGATTGCTGTGAAAATGAAATCATAATTAAAATTTGCCAAAATAAAAAAAGACAGATTTCAAGATAAGATTGAGGAGGATTAATATGGAACAGTGGGATGAGGAAGAAGTATGGGATGCAATTTCAGTTATATCTTCAATACGAGCAAAATGCAGTGTGTTTAAGAGAGAACAACGCTCTAAATATCATGCATGTAGTATGGCAATAAGAGCCTTGCGCGAGGTTATCGGTGATCCAGCGGCTATGGATAAAGTAACTGATAGCAGTTTAATATATGAATTAGATAGCAGAGGCTATAATGTAGATAATTTGATTGAAATTTTACATAAGATTAAGTCTTGAAAGCAAGGTTTCAAGTCCTTTATATGGGACATAAAAGGGTGTAGAATGTATGTATAATAAAAAATATCACAGAATTTTGTTTAAAAATAGCAAATGGTGGTATATATTAAGTGAAAGGTAAATATAGAAAGAGGAGGGATTAATCATGATGGATTTATTGGGAAGCTTTGGTATTGGGCTATTAGTATGTTTGGGTATAGGTCTTGCATATTTTGTGATTAAAATTATACCATACTTACTATTTGGATTTGATGATACAGATGATAACAAATAATTCACAATGTAAATAAAGAAAGGAAGTAATTTGAAATGGAACTTTTATTAACAATAGGTATGATAATCGGAGCATATATTTTATGTCATCTTGACGAATGGAGATCGGATAATCGAATGACTCCGCCGGGATATGAACATGATTATAACAAGGCAAATTATGACCTTGTTACAAAAGGAAAACAGTATTATTATCAGCAGCACTTACAAGGCAAATATGATAAAAAGATAGACGATAAAAACAAACATTGATATATTTTACACTAAGAAGATACTTGCTATAATGAGTATCTTCTTTTTGTGTACGGAGAATATATTATTGAGGACGGTGAAGTTTATGTGTTATAAGATTGAAGCTCAAAAGAAATTGGAGGTAAAGCTAAATGAAAAGCTACAAGATGTTCCGAATATCATTAAGGACTTTTTGATAACTTTTAAAAGTAGTCGGACGAAAAATGTTAATTGGTCTTGTATTAAAGATATGTTTGAATTTTTTTTGAAAAACAATATAATACAGAAGGATAGCATATCAAATATCAATGCAGATGATTTGAAACAAATATTGCCGATAGATATAACAAAATATCTGAATAGTTTGACTAATACTCACCAAATGTCAAGTATTACAACGCAAAAAGCAATTATTAGTAGTTTTTGGACATACCTTGAATCAAGAAGAGTGTGTGAAAGTAATATCGTCTATAAAGTACCGAAAAAATTATACAAAGTGGAGAAATCTAATATAGACACCACTGTAAAAATACCGACACAAGAAGAACTTGATAGGTTTGAAAGAAACGTAAAAAGAATTCCTAATAAATTCACATCGTGTAGAAATTTAACTATTATTAAGTTGTTTTGTGGAAGTGGTATACGTTCAGAAGAATTAATAGGGTTAGATATGAAAGATGTATTTTTAGAGGTAGAGTCGCCTTATATAATGGTATGGGGTAAGGGAAAAAAGCAGGTGCAAGATAAAGTTCCTTTGTCTTATGAGGCAATAGACTCCTTGACTAAATATTTTAGGAAACGAAAGTTATTTATCGAAGAAAAAAGAAAACAAAATAAAAATGTAGACGAAACTCCAGTATTTATTTCAAATGCAGGCAAGAGGATAAGTAAAAGTGCTATTGATGATTTTTTTAAACGATATAGCAATGAAACAATTACACCCCATATGTTGCGTCATTGGTGTGGCTCATGGTTATATGAAGATACCAAAAATATTGAGTTGGTACGTAAAGTTTTGCGTCATAAGAATGTAGCAACAACCGTAGCGCATTATGTTCATGTTGCTGACAATGACGTTGATTCGGCAGTCAAGATGTTGCGTACAGATAGACAAAATGTTGGACAATGTAATCAATTAAATCTTGAGGACAAAATCTTAGCTATTTTTAAGACGAAGATTATGCCAGATTTGCTATGTATGTTAATTAATAGTGAGGAATGTTCCGAGGAAAATTTTGATGATAAGATTATGAATGTCATTCAACAACAATTCACAGGGTTAATGTAATGATATATTTAGCCGTTGACTATTTAACATCAATATGGTAAACTAAAGGAAAGATTAATAACACAATAAATTAGGAGTGATATTTATATGGAGAATAAAATGTTAGTTTCAAGGCATATTGACAATAAGATTATTTTGCAATATAATTAACATAACGAAAGGAGTTGATTGTAATGGCAAACACAGATGTTACAATTCGTATGGACGAAACAACAAAAACAGAGCTACAAAATCTTATGAATGATTTGGGAATGGATGTAAATACATTTTTCATAGTGGTAGCTAAACAAGCCGTTAGAGAGCAGGCGCTGCCATTTAGACCTACAAGACAAGAAACACCGAATTTTGAAACATTAAAAGCAATGATGGAAACTGAGTATTTAATAGAACATCCCGAAGCAAGAAAAACATATGATGATGTGGATTTGATGATGGAGGATTTGCTGGGATGAAATATAAAGTACAACCTTCTACTAGATTTACAAAAGACTTAAAACTATGTAAAAGTCGAGGTTGGGATACTGAGATAATAAAAAAGGTAATAAAAAAATTATCTAATGGTATGCCATTAGAAGAAAAGTATAAAGATCATAGTTTATCTGGTAATTGGAATGGTTATAGAGAATGCCATATTCAACCTGATTGGTTGCTTATATATAGATATACAGAGGACGAACCAATTTTATATTTAACCAGGACAGGTAGCCATTCGGATTTGTTTTAAGAAAAGGAGAAATTAATAATGTATAAAGAGGAATTATTAGAAGATGAAACAACTATAATCATTGATGAAATCGAAAAAGAACTATAATATTGACGAAAAATATCTTCTTTGGTATAATAGATATATTATAGTGTAAGGGAGATAATCCAATGTTCAATAATGAACAAGATTTTGAAGAATGGAGAGTCGATTGCTTAAACAAGACAAAAGAAATTCTCACTATGGACAAAGAAAAAGAAAATAATCGGAGTAAAAAAATAGAGACGACAGCGAATTGACTGTCGCCTTTATTTTTTTGTGTAATTCAATTTGATAATATTAATGTGAATGATACTATGTCAAGTATCACCGTGAGAATACAGACAGAAATCATTATATTAAAAATCATTTTTGGTTTAATTAATTTGTTATGTAAATAATTCCAATATTCTTCTGCGTAAGCTATTGGAATTTCAGCAAATACGGATAAATCTTTAGCATTTTTTAAATATGTAGGTAACTTGTTTTTTGGTGCGATTAAAAGACAAGCCATTAAATTTGCTTCTTGCTCTTCTTGTAGAGAATCGGAAGTATGCCCTAATATATAGTGTGCGATCTCGTGGAATATGTAGAAACGCCAATACATAGACGTTTCATCAAAGTAAATTATATATGAAGGCACTTTACCTGATTCCTTGTAAAGAATAGCAGGAGTAGAGATTAATGGATTTGCACCGGCAAAATCTTCTACTGCTTGAGATTTAACCTTGAATGGAATTTGTAAATGAGTACACAATAGAAATGGATTACAAGGGAAACTTGTAAATTGTTTTGTGTAAATTTGTGCAATTTCGAATAATTGTTTAAAACTTCTCATCTTCGACACCTGTCATTGGCAAATGAGCCAACCCTTTCATATAAATTAATGCAAATTCTTTTGATTTTGAGTCTAAAAGATTCCATAATGATAGAACGTCTTGTTGCTCAGAGGGCAAGACATTATTATCCACATTGTCTTCAATTCCAGCAAAAAATTGAGAAAGTGAAATATTTAGACCGTTACAGATTTTCATTAAATTATATATTGTCGGGACGTGTCTATGTTTAATCATATTATTGAGTGACGAATAAGGCATATCAGACATTTTTGCAAGCCTATATATAGACAGATTTCGTTGCTTGCAAATCTCCATAATGTGCTGGTTGACTATAAATTCATCCATAGAGATCTATTCCTTTACTAATAAGATTATATCTTATTGTGTCCAAAAAACGTAGATGTATTCTATGGCAATAATAGTGTTGAGTTTGGTAGTAAAAGAGCAACCACAAATGATTGCAAATAAAAAAGCAACCGATTGAGGTTGCTTTAGTTATATTGTTCAATCGCATTTTGAATTAAATCTAATATTGCATCAGGAATATTTTTTTCAGCGATTTGCTTTAACAAATTTTCTTTTTTTGCGGAGATATGTTCTCCACCATACGCAAGGTAATTTTTATCGTTATTAATATTATGAAAAAAATTAATAATTTCACAATTATAGATGTTGGACAAACATTGTAGAGTATATAAGGGAGGTGTTTGTAATCCATTCTCATATTTTGCAATGGTTGTTCTATTTGCACGTATTTTATATTTATCTACAAGAATATCAGCAACATTATCTTGTGTCAACTTTGATTTTTTTCGCGCCAAAAATAATTCAGAAGCAAGGAAATTTTTATATTTTTCTTCGGTTAGCAATAAAAAACACCACCTTAAATATTACAATATCGTTACAAAATGTTCTAAAATGTTGACAAACCTAATTTAAAATAGTAATATATGTTCTGAAAAGAATACATAAACTGATTATAATGTTCCAATATAGAATGTTATTATACATCAGTATCTTTGATGATTTTTCTCACTAACCCAAAGATACGAACACGAGTAACATCCTTACCCTCAAAACGTCTTGGGGAATACATTGGATTTAAACTTTGCAGTTCAATCCAATTCGCACCGTACATTACTCGTTTGATGACACCGTTGTCATCATCAATTAAAGCAACGGCATAACTACCACTGTCAACGGATTGTTGATAGCGGACAAGTGCAAGGTCTCCTTCTTCAAACTTGGGGATCATACTGTCTCCCTTGACACGAAGTAATACGTGTGGTTCATTGCCACTTAACCAATTAAGTGGGACGTATTGTGTGCCAATTATTTCATTGTCGGCATATTTACCATAGCCTGCCGAAACTTCACCCAAGATAGGGAGTTCAATCATTTGATTATTATTTTGTGGCTCGCCAAGCAAATATTCAACGGAAACGCTAAAATAGTTTGCGATGATTTCTATTTTTTCACGAGAAACGGATGTCTTGTTGGACATTTGATTGATGTAATTGACACCCAAACCACATTCTTTGCATAATCTACCGATAGAAATGTTATTGTCCTTTGCAAGTTGCTTTATTCTACTTGCAATCATTTGTGGATTTTGCATAAATTACACCTCCGTTTTTTGTAGAATACCACAATATCACGCTGAAAACGTGAAAATTAGTTGACATTCACGTTAAAGCGTGATAATATGGTTTTGTTGATTTTTCAAAACAGAATATTTCGAATTAGTTTAATATCCCCATATTAAATTAATTTACCCTTTTGAAATGTGTTCCCCAACACGTTTATTTCATAATGGATAAAAGAAATATCCTTGCTTTTTATGTGTTTATTATAGCACATTATAAGGGGAATGTCAATCATATTGACGTAAATTTTGTAAAGAAAATGTAATAAAAGAAAAGAAATTGTAACAAGAAGAGAGGTGATGAAAGTATGATTTCAATAATTCAAAAACCAGTCAGTTTTAAAATACGGCGTAAGTCAGATATTAAAACATTCAAAAATGTTTGTTTGTGTAATGGTTCAAAGTACATAATTAAAATCAATCCGAATTATATCTTCATGTTAGAGAAAACGGAGAATAATATAATAGGAACTATTAAACAAGGTGATTTATTCAATATTTTTAATCCCGAAATTCAGATTAATGTGGATGAATGGGTTTGGAAATTGCGAAAATATATTAATAAAAAATATTTTTCGTAGAGAATATTATATTGAGCGTTGAAATGAAACACTCACCTATACGGTTTATACTTTCCGAGCGGAAAGATAAAAAAGTAGTTTTGCTATGTATATGATAAAGGGAAAGGATGTGAAATGTATGTATCTAATTGGCTTGGCTATAACAGGTGTCGGCATTGGCATAGTGTTGGCATGTAAACTGCAAGATTATTAGTGAAGAATGATTATAAAAATTAGGACAAGGAGTGTAAAAGAGTGAATGATGATGAGAAAGAAACTTTAAGAAAATATTATCTTGACAATGAAATGAGAGAATTGAAAAAGATTGCTAATCCAATCATCAAGCAAAGAAACTTTCCTATGATGGAACATGATGATTTATATTCTGATGCAATGAAAGTTGTGGAGGAAAGTCTTGCGAGTTATGACGAAAACAGAAATTGTTCATTTAAAACATTTCTTGTTGGGAATATTAAACGTTCATTTTATGATTACAGAAAAAAGGGCAATCAATGGAAACGACGTAATCTTGAAACTGAATCTAATGGTAAATTGAAAAAAGATGAAAATGGGCATACAATTCCTATTCAAAATGTTTCATTAGATGCCGAAACAGAAGATGGAATTAGTTTGGCTGAAAAAATTCCTTATATAGAGAATAATACTGATGAGGAAGAATTATCTCCACAAATGGAGGAATATCTAAATGGGTTATCAAAAGTTCAAAGAAAAATTCTTATCCATTTGGCAGATGGATATAAAAAAGAAGAAATTATCGCTATGTTAAATATTGATGATTTTTTATACAAAGATAGCATTATGGCTATTAAAGATGAAAAAAATAAAAGAAAAATACGAATGCTTATTAGGAGGTAAAATAACATGGATGGATATAGAATTGAAAGATGGTCGGTAGAACAATATATGGACGATGTACATACACAAATAATACAGCCTGAACCAACAGTACAACGTGGTTGGTCTTGGACAAAAGAGGCTTTAAACGGACTAATATGGTCGGCTGTCAGTGGGATAGTTTTTATTCCAAATTTAATTCTTGCTGAAACAAAGTCTGAATCCGGTATAAAGTCTACATATATTGTAGATGGTGGTCACAGAACAGAAGCCTTGAGAAGATTTAGATATGGTGAATATAAAGTTACTAATGAAATTCGTGAGCCTATAGTCAGATATAATAGGAAGAAACTCAATGAAGAAGGTAAAGTGGTAAAAAATCAATATGGTGATATTATATGGGAAACAGTCGAATATGATTTGAGAGGTAAAACATATGAAGACCTTCCAACGGAATTAAAACGACAGTTGAACAAAGGTCAGTTAGCGGTAACAATTTATCAAAATTGTGAACAAGGAGATTTACCCACACTTGTTAACATTTATAATAATCACATTGCAATGAATGCTTCACAGAAAGCCCTTACGTATGTAGGAAATTTTGCAAAAGAAATAAGAAAAATAAAAAATACCAATGAATTTTTGAAAGACGGTACAATTTTAACAGAAAAACAAAAGAATGACGGAATATGGGAAAGAGTTATTTCAGAATGTGTTATGGGTGTGTATCATTTTGATAATTGGAAAAAAGCTCCTAAGAAAATATGTGATTATTTGAACTTCAATTCTACAATGGAAGAATATCAACAAATTGAACAGTATTTTAATAGGATTGCTCCATATTCAGATAAACTTGAAAATAGAAAAGTAGCAGATTTATTCACATTAAAAGATACAGTGGTATGGATAATGGCATTTGATAAATTTGATAAGCTTGGCTTAGATGATAAGAATTTTGGAGAATTTTTAAATGCTTTTGAGAGCATGAGAAACAAAGAAGTGAATGGCGTTACTTGGGAAGAACTCGATGAAAACAAAAGCACTAAAGATAAGAAGGTTGTGAAAAACAAAGTAGACCATATTCTATATTTAATGAAAGAATTTTTGGGTATTGAAGATAATGATGCATTGTCAAATGAAGAAAATATTGAAAGTGATGTTTGCAACAATACTCAAAACAGTGTACAGGAAATAGAGAATAATATATTAGAAGGAATTGAGCAAGAAGATATAGAATTTTACGAAACAATGATTGAGGATGTGTTACCAAGTAATTCCGAACTGGCACAAAAAGCACACGACGAATTAGTTAAGCTGATAGATTATTCTTGTGAAAAAGATTATGATATGGCGTTAGAAAAATGGTTAAAAACGATAGACGAAAGTGTATTAATTTCGAACAATAAAACAGAGAACTATAATAATATGAAGAAACTTTTCATTGAGTATATGCTTAATCAAGAAAAGAATGTGGCGTAAAGGAGAGTGATACAAATGATATTTATAACAGGAGACACGCATGGAGATTGGAAAAATCGGTTTAAATCTGAATGTTTTCCGATAGGACAAAGTTTAAATCGAAGTGATTATGTCATTGTGTGTGGGACTTTGGTTATTGGCACGATACGGATATTGAAAGAAATAACCTTGATTGGCTTGAAAGTCAACCATGGACTACATTATTTGTAGACGGAAACCATAGTAACTTTGACCGACTAAAGAAATTGCCGGTTGAAGAATGGAACGGAGGAAAAGTACATAAAATCCGTCCACATATAATTCACTTGATGAGAGGACAAGTGTTTACTATTGATGGTAAGAAATTTTTTACTTTCGGTGGAGCACAATCTCATGATATTCGAGATGGTATATTGGAAACTGATGACCCAAGAATTGCGGAATGGCAATATAATTATTGCAAAATGTTTCGTATAAACCATATATCCTGGTGGCAGGAAGAATTGCCTTCCCAAAAAGAAATGGACGAAGGTATTGAAAATTTAGTTAAATACGGTAATAAGGTGGATTATATTATAACACATTGTCCACCAACAAAGACTTTAGATGTAATGAATATGAGTAGAGGTTTCTTTGATAAATTGAAATCGGATAGATTAACAAATTATCTTCAAGAAATTCAACAAGATGTCCAATATAGTAATTGGTATTGCGGACATATGCACGAGAATAATCGTTACAAAGATAATATAACTGTTTTGTATCATAACATTATAGAGATTGGTGGCGATGCTCAATGATATATGTAATCACGAATGGAGAACAATACATTAGAACCAATCCAAACGGGAGATTGGCATGGTCAGGTAATCCGACTTTAGCCAACTCGTTTGAGACCTTCCCAGCTGCATTGGGTTTCTTAAAGACCAAAAGAGTACAAAATTTCTTGAAAGGGAATTCAAGAAGAAGTCGTGTTGTCGAATTGACAGATGGTTATATGCCCGTTGAAAAACCAGAGAATTGTTGTGAAGAAAATTTAAATGATGTTGATGATATTAAATCAATGGACATAGACAGATTGTTAAAGACACCTCATTTACCAGATGAATATAATCCATATACTTACTATGGAGATGCTGAATTGGATTTGGAGAATATAGCGAATGTATTGCAATCAGCGAACAAAATACTTTCAAATTTGGATAGATATTATGAAAGTATAAAATATCTTGAAAGAGAAATGGATTTAAGAATTTTTGATATCAGACATACTCTTGTAGAGGATGAAACAAAACTGAGTGGTGTTGCAATGCAACGTGGAGGATATTATGGACAACAAGTAGATCAATATAGAAAAAAGATTAAACGAAATAGACTTATTCTTGAGTTAATTAAAGATGACATAAATAAAATTAAAGATAAAAACTTATCAAACGAAATACATAAGATTATGACTACGCCACATAAACCAAGAAGAATATCTAAGAGTTTATTTATAGATTATTGTAATGGAAAGTACAGAAAGGAGAAAAAACATGAAACAAAAAGAGTATCAAAAACTATTAGAACTGGTGTGCAATAAACAAGACAGCTTATTGGCACATGGATTGTGGGATAGTGAAGAATACAAGTTGATGGAACATCTTAAAGTCAAACTAAAGAAGAAAACAAAAAAGAAATAAGGAGAATATAACCATGAAAGAAGTATTAATGTTACTATTGGCTATGATAATAGGTTTCGCCGGTGGGACAGGAATGTTTGCGTTGATTTTGCATTATTGTAATGGTAACGAAAAATCTGTTTCAACGGAGATTGATGATATTGACGAACGTGTAGAAATATGTGCTGAGAGTTTTCAAGGTTTGTCAAATGCTTTTAAAACGATGGGAGAAAGTTTTAATAAAGGTATTGTCAAATTTGTAGGAGATAGCGACAAGATGACGGAAGAAGAATTTAAACAAGCGTTGAGAAAAAAGAAAGGAATGTGATTAATTATGATACAGATGTATAGAGCTAAAGCGATAGAAACAGGAGAATGGATAATAGGATATATTTTTAGAGGATATAGAGATAAAGATGTAAAAGAGAAAGTATTTATTGTTCCTGAGAATTATATTGAGACATATTCGGTTGACGAAGATACTGACCATTTAACTATGAAAGTCGTTGAAGTCGACAAGGCTACTATTTGTGAAAATTCAAGTATCGTAGACCGTCTTAATGATGATATATATGAATGGGATATTGTCAAGTGTGTAACTGGAAGTAAAGGATTGTATCTTGTGCGTTATGGTAATTATAGCTTTTGTGGCGGTGATTATTTTGGATGGTATCTTGAGGGAAAAGAATCGACTATGGGTATGCCGTTTACAAGACCTATAACATCGGAATGCTATATTATAGGGAATGTATTTGACAATGAAGAAGTTGCAAATCAGTTATGTTTGGGCGATTTATCAGAAGAATATTTATGTGAACGAAACAACATAGATTATAGGTTTTTCATGATATGATATTAAAAAAAAGAGGGAGGAATGTGATTAATATGAGTACACCGATAATCAACCCTTGGATAATATATCTGATTAGTCTATGTGACAATTTAAAAGTGATTTCAATTATAGCTATATGTATAACGGTAGTTGTCGTTATAATCATTGGATTACGTTGGGTTTTTGACGAAAATGATTGTTGTGATGAAGAAGATGCAAAGGCAATACGACAATATTATATGAAATGGATTAAAATACCTACCATTGTATTGATATGCAGTTTGGTGTTCGGTATTGTATTGCCGAGCGAAAAGACTTGCTACACAATGCTTGTCAGTTCTCAGTTGACGGAGGAGAATATTCATAATGTTGGTGACAATGCAAAAGAGGTTGTTGACTATATATTTGAGAAGATAGAAGAAGTGCAATCTACGGATGAAGAATAAGGTTATTGTGATAACAAGCATAAATAAATGTACTGAAATGTTTTGAAAGGTAGGGATAATAATGAATTTGATTGAGCGGATTAAAGAAAAGAAATGTGAAAACCAAGAAGAGAGGTTTTATCAATATATAGACAATGCAAAGTACGATTTAAAAAGCGCAATAAACATTGAAGAAGTGGAATTTCGTTATGTAAAAATGCTCGGTGCTTTGGATTTAGCCAGAGCCGTAGATTTGATTGATACATGCAAACAAGTTGAGATGGAAGATGAGATTGAGGATATTATGAAAAGGGTTCGAAATATTATCCGATATGAGCAAAGTCCTGAATTGAAGAATGCGGAGGAAAAGTAAATGAAAAGAAGATTTATAAAAATAATTGGAATATTGATGATGTTTTGCATAGCAGTAATGCTGACGGCGTGTTCGGAGGCGGAAATGGTAAACTACAATATGTCAAAACAGGCAGATTATTTTGAATGCGAACGAAAAATCACCGTTTACAATGCACGAACAGATAATATCGTGCTTGAGGCGGAGGGATATATGAGTATATCCAATAATACAACTAACGAATTGGTGATAACTGTTAAAACGGGTGAGAATTCGTATAAAAAGAATTACGTGTATTTAAATGAATACACAATGTATGCGGTTGAAGATATTACAGGGACACATACAGACCCATATCATTACAAATTGTATTGGCACACGCACGAGGGTGTGAGCGTTGAGGTGAAATAAAATTAAGGAGGAACAGTAATGAAAGTAGAGTTGAAAGTGAACGGCAAAACCGTTCAAGTTGAAATACCTGAGGAACAGTTAAAAGAACTGGGAGTAATTAAGGAACGAAGCCGAACAGGCTATGAGAGAGTTAAAAAAGGTGAAATGTATTATTTAATTGATACAGAATACAATAGTATGTTGAAAATTACAGAGTTTAATAACCAAGAGGATGAGCAATGTTATAACACAGGCAATTATTACAATGATAAGGTGATTGCCGAGAACAATGCAAGAGCTGATAAGCTGTTACGTTGTTTAAGACAATGGCAGGCACAAAATGACAAGCCTATTTCTATGTCTGATTGGAAAAATGATAAAATCAATAAATATTGTATTGCATATAATTATAGTTTAAATGAATTAAACACAGGAATGGAACGGAAATTAAGACGACCAAATGCTATATATTTCTCAACATTTCAAAAAACAGAGGAAGCTATTGAAGTATTCAGAGATGAACTACTATGGTATTTTACTGAATACCAACAACGTCTTGATGAAGAATAAGGAGAGTGAACAAATGGGATATTATAGAGTGCGTAAAAATTGGAACAATGGTAAGTGGGATAGTTCACAAATTTGTGCATATACGGACAAGCAAAAAGCTATTCAAGAATGCACAGAAGAAAGGGTACAACAGGGATATAAAGTGTTTGACCCAGATGGTAAAGTAGTTTATCCAATTACATTGGAAAAGCAAACAAAGGTATTGAAGAACGATGGTGTTATTCCTGACGACGAAATTGAATATTGGAATGACATATTTAATAGGAAGAAACTCGTTCACTTGGACGATTTGAATGTGATTATTAACCGATATTCTAAACGATTGAATAAAAATGAAACAAAGATAGTTTCGCATAATGGTATTTGTATGTTGAGAATACCATCAAATAGATTCCAAATTAAATTGGTTGATAAATCAAAGAGCAACTTGGACGAAGATACATATTTTAATCTTGGTTATTTTGCAAACTTCAAAGAGGACGGAATTTTCTTTACTTTGCCAGTGGCAAACCTTGTAGCCGACACAGATGAAAACACACTTTCATCGCCATGTTTGAAATATTTGAAGGAACGAAAAGTCAAGGATAATAAGGTTTATTTCTATTCAAGTCAAAATGCGTCTGATCAGTTTAAAAAGAAAGACGTGTCTACGTTGATTATTTGTAACGACAATACAGTTTTTATTGATAAGTACAACAGCTTATATGATGAAGATGTTAAATATGCTGTTTCGGGTGCTCCGGTTATAGTTGATGGCTTGAGGGCAACAACAGAATATTTGGACGAAGGTTGGGATAATTCGATAGTTAGACCAACTGTTCACGGATTTTTGGGTATCAAAGACAATTATATTTATTATTTTTACATTGAAACGAAGACCTCGAATTGTATCACAAGTGGAGAGGTTTACGACAAAATTAAAGACTGTGGATTTTCAGATGTTATTAAAGTTGATGGTGGTGGAAGCTTCTATTGTAAAATCAATGGAGAAATTCAAAAGAGTACAAGTGAGAATAGACAAATTAATAACATTGGTATTGTGATGTAAGGAAAGTAAGGTAGTATAAATGAGTGATGATATAGAATTGGTCAATGCTGGCGAGTATCTCAATAAATTATGTGCTGATATGAGTGCATCAAAATCATACTATTACGATATTCAATATACACTTTCGACAACATGATTGGAATATCGGTTAAAACATAGTTTGACCTCAAAAGATATGGCAAGTTATTTGGAAGTAAGTCCTTCAATGCTATCCAATTATGAAAGTGGTGATTATGATTTTTCTCTTTCTCAAATTTGTGATATATGTGAAAAATTAAATCTAAAACTTAACCTTTCGATTGCCGAAAATTAAACACAAAGGAGAATGTTGTTATGATAACAAAAATTATGAAATTGTCGGATATAAAGATTTCGGATGCTTTTGCAAGGACTCATGTGTCCGAAAGAAAACTTCAGAAATGTAGAGATTATTTTGAAAAATTTGGAAAGCCAGATAGAGAAATAGTGGTTGCTTCAGACGAAATTCTTACCGATGGCTATATTATGTATCTTATTTATAAAGAGAATAATATAGAAGAAATAGAAGTTAAAGTTGAAGATTGGGGAGCGAGTAGTTATAGAAATGAACGAACGATGTATATTTACGGTAGACATATTAATGGAAATGATGTTGATCATAAAACATACATGTGGAGAGTTCCTTCAAATTGGATGAGATTCAGAGATAATGTCCAAATTGGCGATGTGATACTTTGCAAAACAAAATATGGGATAGGAATCGTATCGGTAACTGACAAAAAGATATATGATAAATGTCCGGTAAATTTCAGAGTGAAAAAGGTAGCGAGCAAAACAATTTTTAAAAAGAAGGTTGCAATGGAAGGAGAAATTTACTATGGCGGTGCTGAAGAATTTTGATAGAAACGAATTATGCGTAAGTTGCACTTGCAGTTGCGATGAGGGAGATACAGATTAAAATTGATAAATATGATAAATCTCACTATGCCTTTTTATCATGTACGAATGGCAAATTTTATTATGCAGACATTTGTATGACGGAAAATGAATTCCATCAGTTCAAGGCATGGATTAATCGACATTAAGATTGGATGATATTATGGAATATAAGACATTACGAGAAAGAATTGAAGAACAAGCAGTATCGAATAATGATTTATCACAAAAAGAAATTGATAAAGATTTGGAGGATACATTGCAGATTTTAAAAGAATTAAGCGATGAATCAGCTTTGTACTCAACTTCTAATTTGATGAGAGAACTACAAATTATTAGAAATGGATATGAAAAAGGAGAATAAATATATGAGCAGATGGACACATGTGGCGGCAATATTTAGAATAGACAGTATAGGTGAGATTTCTGACAATGAGATTATCGAACAGTTTGGAAGAACAATTGATTGGGGAGAGATGGCAGATTTTGATTATGACGATTCTGACGAATGGGTTCAACAAGAGTTTCTTCCAATGGGTAGCGAAGGCAGTCTTCAAATGAGCATTTGGCATAATCCTATTAAAAATGAGATGGCATCTACTACAGTTTCGGTATTCGGAGATTTGAGAGATTATGGTGGGAGTGATGATATTGAAAGGCTGGAGCAATGGTTTGCCAAGTGTTGTGAGAATAATTGGACAAGACAGGCAGTTATGCAAGTTATAGATGAATACTGTGATAAGCCAACAATTTTTCAATATATACAGAACTAATTGAAACGGCAGTTTTAAATTAAAACTTAATTCCTCAATAGCTTAAATCAAAAAGTAAAAAGAACAAAAGGAGCTAAAATAATGAGTAACAGACCACTTGTAACTAAAGAATTAACCGATGCAGTTGAAAGTTTGCTTAATCCGTATCACGATACAAGAATATATATAGCAAAAGAAGTGACTTTTGATTATAGAACAGAACAGGCTTGCAGAGTAGATTTGATGAGATTTAAGCCTATCAATAATACTGTTTCCGGTATTGAAAAAGGTGATTTTTACTGTTATGAAGTTAAATCATCAGTCGAAGATTTTCATAGCAAAAACGGTCACAATTTCATTGGAGATTATAACTACTATGTAATGCCGAAAGATGTATATGAGAAAGTAAAAGGTGAAATCCCATATGAAGTAGGTGTACTTGTTTCGGATATGAAAAAAGATTACGGACGAATAAACCTCTATCGTGCTAAAAATGCGAAACGAAAGGATAGGAATAAGCCATTATCCGAAATGTTACTTATGATGTTCCGTTCGGCTGTAAGAGATACAATTTCAAGGGCAACATAATATTACAGGTGTACTGAATATACGATTGATGAAGTAAGGGTTGCTATAAATGAGGAGATACGACAATATCTAAAGGGGAGAAAATGATATGTTATTAAGTGAAATTGCAGAAAAGATTATAGAAAAAGATCCGGAAGATTTCTTGAGATATGCTGTTGAGGTTGGTAATAGAGAAAAGTCCTATGAGGATTCTTTAATCAATCCATTAATAGATCATTACTTGTACAATGAATTAAATTTATGTTCTTGTGGATCACCTGATACCACTTTGGAAGTCATTCGAAGATATCTTCATATTCGGAAAGAATGGAAGGATTTAAGTTATGATGAGGTGCAAGAAAGATATAAAACGGAATTGCATATAGACACCGAAGATTATGAGCAGTATGGAGTATTTCAATTCATGGCATATGAAATAGACAGTCTTGGGTTTACAGATCATGGTAGTAGTATTGGCTACTGTTGGTTGACTGAAAGGGGCGAGATGTTTCTTACAGTGCTGGATGCATGGAGTCAACATAATAAGGAGAATTAATTATGAACATAGGAGAAAAGAAAGAATATGTTGGATATGTAGACAAATATGATGGTGCTTGTCAATTTGAGACAGATAAAACTGTTTATAGCAAGAATGTTGTATTGGCTATAGATGAATTGTTACGCACTGAAACAAAAGATTGCGAAAAGTATAAAATCACGATAGAAAAATTGGAGGCGGAAATGATATGAAACTAAGTCATAGATATGACAATGACCCAGAATTAAACGATTATCTTTCTCACGAGTATCATTGTGAACTGACCAAAGAACTTGATGAATTAGCCGGCTTTGATAAGAAAATGATTGACGAATATGCATATGGACATTATATATTGGCAACTGAATCTGATATGAGACAAAAACTTTTGTACATAAGAATTCCAGGCGGAACGGTTGGCAATATATTTTTGGACAAGACGGAGAATATTATTACGAAGATAACAATTGATAAGGATTATGTCGTAGATTCATATCCTGAGAATGTTCAAGAATATGTTCAGAAATATGTTGGAGAGAAAATTGAAATAGGAGATTAATAGCCATGAAAAAACTTGATAGTGAATTTAGTGAATGGGACGATGTAGTCAATAAGATAAACGAAATTGTTGGTTATATAAATAAACAAGAATCCCAACTGGTAACGGTGTTATAGGTAATCAAAAACAAAGACACGAATGAATTGATATTTAATGCAAGCGGTGGAGCTTACAAAGATAAGGAAGCGGCTTTAAATAAAATAAAAAAGTTAGGTTCTCAAAATCATTGTTTGCTTAGATATGAATTAGTTAATGAATATTGAAATCTTAATTTCAAGACAAAGGGGGTGAGGAAAGTGGCGGATAGTATATTGCTTACAGTATTTATAACAATGCTCGTATTATATGTCATAAGTGAAGTTATACAAAGATGATATTTTAATAATTTAGTATAAAAAGCACAATTTATGGAGGTAAATAATATGAAAGATTTTAATAAAGTGGCAATTGTTAATTTGTTTGACGATTATGCATGCGATGATTATGCAGTTGCATTGTATGATGACGAAGCAAAGCTAATATGTGATTCATGGTTGGTCGTTGTGAATGGATGGGGAAATGAAAATGCAAGGGTACTTGGAGAAATTAAACGTGTTTTTCCTATTGAAGATTGTGATAAAGAAATACTTGGACAAGTTATTGGTGTTGTGAATATGGATGCGTATAACAAAAGACATATAGAAGAAAAAAGATTAAAAGAGACGGCAGAAAAGAAAGCTACAATTGAAAAGGAACTGGAACAAGAAATCAATAAATACAAAACGGTTACGTATTATGAAGATATGGCAAAGAAATATCCGAATAATTCAAGGTTGCAAGATTTGGTCAATAAGTTATTAGAATTAGGAGAATAATCATATGTGGGAAGATATTTTAGGTCAATTAACAAAGTTGTCCAAAGAGCAACTCATTTACATAATTGAACAATACCGCAAAGCAACTCTGAGAATGAGTAATGCCCTCGTAAGAGAAAGTATGTGTTATATTCATTCAACGGATGCATGCGATATTATAAGGGATTGTATATCTGATTGTGATTTTATTCGCAATCATGAATTGGCTGCCTATGTAGATATGAAGCTTGGCAAGATTTCCGGTGAAGAATATAGAGATATAGTGTTGAGAGAAGATGCCGATTAAATATTACTTTCAAAGGATAGAAAAGGAGAATAAACTTATAAGTCAGTATGTTAAATCACATAAGATGATTTTTCAAATATACAAAAAAAGGAGAAATAAAATGAACGGATTAAACGAAAAAGAAGTTCTGAAAAGTCGAGAACAACACGGAAGTAATAAACTTCCCGAACCAAAGCTGAAAAAGTGGTATGAATTTGCCAAAGAGGCATTGAGTGAAAAAATAACACTCATATTAATTGCAATTGCAGCATTGCAGTTGGTATTGGGTATTATGGGTGTTATGGATTTATCTGACCCAATTATGATATTAGTTGTATTAGGAATTGTAACAGCCATAGCAATAAAAACAGGCTTAGGAGTTCAAAAGTCGGCAGCAGAGTTGAGAGCTAAAACGTCATTAAGATATTGTGATGTTATTCGTGATGGCAAGGTGCAAACAATCAATAAAGATGATTTAGTTGTTGGTGATATAGTTTGTATCGGAATGGGACAAGAAATCTTTGCTGACGGTTATATCATAGAAGGAAAAGTTTCTGTTAATAATGCTGCAATTAACGGAGAAACGAAAGAATGTTTAAAAACACCTGTCGAAGGTTATAAACATGTAAAAACAACTTCAACGGATGCATATACAAATCAGAATTCTTTATTTGCCGGCACAACAGTTATGTCGGGTGAAGGTAAGATGATTGTAACTGATGTCGGTATAAACACTGTCAACGGTGATACACTTGTTAAAATGCAAACTCTTGAATCACCAAAAACAGCACTTGATATTGCTCTCGATAATTTAAGCGATTTTATATCTAAATGGGGTACTATTGCAGCAGTTGTTACATTCATAGTTTTGACTATTTCGGGTATTCTGCAAGTAGGTTTTGGAGCATATTTCGATGGTGGTATTTTAAATATCATTCAGAAAATCGCACAAAATTTTTCAATCGCATTGACGATTATAGTCGCTGCTGTACCAGAGGGACTACCGCTGATAGTTAAATTGGTTACAAAGCAAAATGTTAAAACGATGGAAAGGTTCAACATTTTAGCTAAGAACCCAAACAAAATACCTGAGCTTGCGTATGTTGATATAATTTGTACAGATAAGACTGGTACTTTAACTACAGGTGTTATGACGCCGAAAAAAATCATTGATATGTTCGGTAATGATATTAATAAGAATTCGGAAGTTTGGGGAGATATTGAAAAAAATATCTGTTTGAATAATAGTGCAAAATTCGATTCTGAAAATAATATTACAGGCGGTAACTCTATTGACAGAGCAATATTAAGCCTTGTATCGTCAGAAAAATATGCTGAAATTCAAACGGAATATCCGATAAAATCTCGCCAAGCGTTTAATAGCGAATACAAATATTCAGCTTATACCACTCAAAACGGTGTTACATATTACAAAGGTGCTCCTGAAAAACTTATCAAACACTGTAATTTGAATACGGAAGATAAGGACAATCTAAACAATGATATAAAATCTATGACAAAGAATTCAATGAGATGTATAGCATTAACAAAGTCAAACGAAGATTTAAAAGAAAGTGAATTACCTGATGATATGACATTTCTCGGTATTATCGGTGTTGTTGATCCAGTAAGAGAGGAAGTTCCACAGGCAGTAAAGATGGCACATGAAGCAGGTATTCAAGTTATCGAAATCACAGGTGATTGTATTGAAACTGCCGTCGCAGTTGCTAAAGAATGTGGTATTTATAAAGATGGTGACGTTGCTCTTACAAATGATGAATTTGAAAAGATGTCAGATGAAGAAGTAAAAAACATTATTCCGTCTTTGAGAGTAATCTCAAGATGTTCACCAAATACCAAACTTCGTCTTGTGACATTAGCACAAGAAATTGGTAAGTCGGTTGCTATGACAGGTGATGGTGTAAACGATTCACCGGCACTTAAAAGAGCCGATGTAGGCTTTGGTATGCAGTCGGGCAGTGATGTAGCAAAGGAAGCATCAGATATAATCCTTACTGACGATAACTTTGCAAGTATTGTAAAAGGTATTGAACTTGGAAGAACATTTATGCACAACATTATGATGTTTCTTGAATTTCAATTGCCTATAAATATATCTTTGTTGATATTAAGTGTTATTTATCCTATGTTGGCAACCGGAGCTTTACTTGCATCGGTACAAATTTTGATTGTAAACATTATAATGGACTCGCTTAATTCATTGTCTTTCGGTGGCGAACCACCTAAAGAAGAATATATGACAGAAAAACCAATTAAAAAAGGCTCAGGTCTATTTATTCGAGGTGCAAAGAAACGTATTACAATCAGTACGGTAGCATTCGTAGTTTTGTATGCGATTATAACATTTACACCAATAGCGAATATGTTTGCTACCGAAACAGAAGCCATAACAGCAAGATTCGCTTTGTTGTGTTTCATGGCGGTATTTAACGGTTTCAATATCCGTACAGAACATATTAATCTGTTTGAGGGTATTAGCAAAAATAAATTGTTTTCTATTATAGCAGCCGGCATAGTGGTGATGACATTTTTCTTGTGTAATATTGCTCAAAATCTCATTAAGGTTACTGCATTAGATTTAAAGCAATGGATAGTTGTCATATTGCTATCATTTATAGTTATACCGATTGATATTGTCAGAAAATTATGTGTAAAAAGTAAAAAGCAAAATTAAAAGGAGGATTTGTTTATGTCGATTAGTTTGGTAAAAGGTCAGAAAATCGACCTTACAAAAGGTAACAGTGGGTTGAGAAAAGTTGCGTTTGGTCTTGGTTGGGACACAAATAGATACGATGGCAATTCAGACTTCGATTTGGACGTGTCAGCTTTTCTTACAGATGACACAGGAAAAGTAACAAGTGAAAAGGATTTTGTATTCTATGGTCAACCACAACATCCAAGTGGAGCATTAATTTATTCAGGTGATAATAGAACTGGTGAGGGTGATGGTGATGACGAAACAATGATTGTTGATTTAAATAAAATCCCGTCTAATATCACAAAAATCAGTTTCTCTGCAACAATATATGATGCAGATGAGCGTTTGCAGAATTTCGGTATGGTTGATAACTCATATATCAGAGCTTATGATGTCGACACAAATGAGGAATTGTTTAAATATGAATTGAATGAAGATTTCTCATTGGAAACAGGAATTATTGCCGGTGAATTATATCGTAAAGATAATGAATGGCGATTTAATGCCGTTGGCAGTGGGTACGAAAATGGCTTGGCTGCTATTGGAAGAACATTTGGATTGGATATTTAAAAGTAGGAGGATATACATATGTCAGTTAATTTAAGTAAGGGACAAAGAATAAATTTATCTAAGGAAGTTGAAGGACTATCAAAAATTATGGTTGGACTTGGCTGGGATGCTGCAAAACAAAGTGGTGGAATTCTAAATCATTTATTTGGTTCTACAAGCTATAGCATTGATTGCGATGCATCTGCAATAACTATGGGAAATGGTAATAAATATAGAGCTTGTATTTATTACGGAAATCTATCTGAAGATAATGTTTATCATCATGGTGATAATCTAACCGGCGATGGTGATGGCGATGACGAACAAATAACAGTAGATTTAGCTCATTTGTCAAGTGAGATTGAACGAATAGTTTTTGTTGTAAACATTTATAATTGTACAGAAAGAAAACAAGATTTTGGCTTGATAAAAAATGCATATATTCGACTTGTTGATGAAAGTACAGGAAAAGAGATTTGTAAGTATAATCTTTCGGATGATTATGCAGGCAAGACTGCAATGATATTCGCAGAAGTATATAGAAACAATGGCGAATGGAAGTTTAATGCCATAGGTCAAGGCACGAACGATGCCAGCATTAGTCAATTAATAAATAGATATAGATAAAAATTAGGAGGTAACTATAATGGCAATTTCATTACAAAAAGGACAAAGAGTTGATTTAACAAAGGACAGACCATCATTGAAAAATGTACTTATTGGACTAGGTTGGGATATCAACCATTATGACGGTGAGACAGATTTTGACTTGGATGCATCGGCTTTCATGACAAAAGCAAATGGTAAAGTAGGCAACGAAAACGATTTCATTTTCTATGGAAATCTTAACCATGTATCAGGAAGTGTCCAGCATATGGGTGATAATCGTACTGGCGAAGGCGATGGAGATGATGAGGTAATTAAAGTTCAACTTGATAAAATTCCATCGGATTACGACACAATTTCATTTACTGTTACAATTTATGAAGCTGAAAAAAGATTGCAGAATTTTGGAATGGTTGAAAATGCTTATGTACGTCTTATAGACGAAGATACGGGTGAGGAACTTGTTCGTTTTGATTTGACGGAAGATTTCTCAACAGAAACAGCTTTAGTTGTTGCTGAGATATATAAGCGTGATGGACAGTGGAAATTTGCAGCTATCGGAAGTGGTTATGACGGCGGTTTAAAAGCATTATGTAAAGAATACGGCATTGATGCTGAATAACAATTCTTAAACAAATTTTATACATAGTCATACTCAAAGATTCTTTTGGGTATGACTCAACACTAGATTTAATGGAAGGATATGATGTTATGACCAACTTTATGTTTATTGTTATTGTAGCAATTATTTTAATTACTTTAATTCTTTTCTTTACTCCATTTGGAAAACAAATTCGAGTAAAACTTAGAGGTAAAGGCGATGAAATAATGAGACAAGACGCTCAAACACCGGAAGGTGCGAGGGATTATTACAATACTGCAATCAGAGAAAAAGAAGAATTTTATAACAAAGCATCGGCTACATATACTGAAATTTCAGGGAAAAGAAATACCGCCGAAAAAGATTTGTATCAAGCAAACAAAGATATAATGCAAGTCAATCAAAATATCAATGCTTGTCTTGATGAAAATAAAGAAAATGAAGCAATGCAATACGCTATGAAAAAAGCCACTTTGGAGAATAAAATTAAAGTTCTAAAAGAAACTATTTCTGAAATGAAAGAAGCAGAGGCACATCAAAAAGATATTCGAGATCAAGCAGCTGAGGAATTGCAAAAACTCAAAGAAGAAAAGGAACAGACTCTTTTCCAGATGGAAGCAGATAATCAAATTATCGAACTTCATCAAAGTATGGATAATTTGAATACAAATAGCGAAAGTGACAGAATGCTTGAACGAGTAAGGGAAGGAGCGCGTAAAACAAGAGAGCGTGCAGAAGGAAGTAGGATTGCATATGATTCAAGTGCTCAAGCAAATGACAGAAGATTAGCAAATTCCGAAAGAGAACGTAATGCACGACAAATTCTTGAGGATATGAAGAAACAGAGAGGTAACAAGTAATGATTGTACTTAATATAGGTGTATTCTTAGTTTGTATTGCCGTAGCATTTTTTAGTGGAATGATTGTAGGACGAAAGACAAAGAAGAAATAAAATAATGAGACTGCATACGGTGAAAACCGTATGTGGTCTTGAAAACCTGATTTCAAACAATGAGGATCTATAGAGAGTTGGGACGAAGGTGGAATGAAAGTAGTAGATTTAATTAATAAACTAAATGATATTGGCTATGATGAAAATACAGAATTGACATTTAGTTTTGTGGATAGAAGAACAGGAGATTGGCATGTTGTATCACTTGATAATATTTCATATGGAGAAGAATTAACAGGGAAACCTTATGACAAAGAGTTGATTGATATTTGTGTTGATGTTGATTCTTGTGAAGAATATAAATTATCAGTATCAAAAAATGTAGTAGATGATTTAATTGAAGATGTAATTGGTACTGTGAATAAATATCGTAGTTATTAAATTTTTGACTTATAAGAAAATGCTAATGTGTAGGAGGAATTATTATGAGTTTGTTGTGTGATAGAGCGAAAAACAAACTAGATAAAAGTAAAAGAAAATATAAAGAATGTCCGCAATCAAAATTTCCGGATCGAGAAGCAGAATTGTTTTGTGAAAATTGCGGACACTCTTTAGGGAAAAAAGATGTTTTAATTATTGATTTGGAAACAGTGAAGTATTGTTCAAAATGTATTAAAAAATATATAAAAGAGACACCGTTCGATATTCCTGATGGTACGGTGGTTAAAGACTTTGGTGATTCTGTTTATTTAAAATATAAAAGTGGTGGTTACATAGAACAAACAGTTCTAAAGGATTGTTATTTTAACACAAAAGGCAGATACATTAAAGTAAAAGGCAAAAGAGTATATATTTAAGCTTGAAATTTTGCTTTCATTTTGATTTTTAAACAGAGGATAATTCACTGTAGTATTTACTACGTCTTTGGGCTGTTCGCCCGATAATTCAATTTTAGATTATAAATTTTATTTAGATGGTTGCAAACATCTATAACAATATTAAGAAAGGTATTGAGTAACGTTTTAAAGTGTACACGCTCCGAATATAATATGCAATATTTAGGCGGTAAAAGTCGAATTAGTAAACAAATTTCGGAGGTAATAAATGAGATACCAAGGTGGAAAATCAAGAATAGCGAAACAAATTGCAATGATAATAACAGGAACTGGGGGGGGATGATCTAACATTCGTAAGTCTTTTTTGTGGAAGTTGTTCAATAGAAAGTAAAGTTGATGGATTTGCAAGAAAAATATTAAATGATAAACATGAATATTTGATTGAACTCTTAAATGGGGTTAAACATGGATATGATTTGCCAGAGAATATATCTGTAGATGATTATAAGTATATAAAAGAACATAAGGACGAGGATAAAGTTTTAGCTGGCTTTGTAGGATTTGGATGTTCGTTTGGAGGTAAATGGTTTGGCGGATATGCAAGGAATAAAACAGGAACAAATTATGCAGCCCAGAGCAAAAGATCGTTGTTAAAGGATATGGATACTCTTATGGATGCTGAATTTATATGTAAAGATTATCGTGAGGTAGAACTCCTGCAAAACTGTGTAGTATATGCTGATCCTCCGTATAATGGGACAACAGGGTATGGAAAAGAAAAATTTGATTCAAACGAATTTTGGAATTATATGAGAGAAATAAGCAAAGATCATATTGTGTTTATCTCCGAACAAAATGCACCAGATGATTTTGTGGCAATTTGGAGTAAACCATTTACAAGAACTTTAGATGTAAACAAAAACAATCAGTTTAAAGTCACAGAAAAATTGTTTGTACATCAAAATAATTTAAAATACATACAACATTAATTCAAATAAAATAAGCAGACGTGTTTATTTTATAGAAATGAAAATATAGAAAATTAAGTTGATGAGGAGGAGTGAGGTTTGTGTGCACACAAAAAACTATAGTTTACTCCTAAAACAGTATGAAACTAAATCGGATATATAATGAAGATTGCTTTAAAACCATGGAGAGAATGTCCAGTGAATTATGTACAAACATATTAACCTCTCCATTTTATAACACAAATAAAAAGCAATGTAAATCAAATACTCTTATGAAGTCAAATAATGCTTCAAGTAAATTTCCTTATTTGAGATATGATACACATGTAGACAATATGACTGATGAAGAATATTGTAATTTTACTCATAAATTATTTTTGGAATTTGATAGAATTTTAAATCCACATGGAACTGTTTTATATAATCTTTCTTATGGAAATAACAATAGAGATGGAATGTTTAAAGCTATAAATACAATTATCACACAAACTCCATTCACAATTGCTGATGTAATTACATGGAAGAAAAGTTCTGCAATGCCAAACAATTGTAGTCCTAATAAACTTACCAGAATTACTGAATTTGTATTTGTGTTTTGTAAAAAAGACCAAATTGATATGTTCTATTGCAACAAGCCTATTGTGAGCTATAGAAAAACGGGACAAGCTTCATATGGTAATATTTTTAATTTCATTGAAGCCAAAAATAATGATGGTTCATGTCCATACAATAAAGCAACTTATTCAAGTGATTTATGTAAACAACTTTTAAACATATATGGTTGCAAGGATGGAATTGTATATGATCCATTTATGGGAACGGGAACAACGGCTGTTGCTTGTAAAGAGTTGAGTATAAATTACATAGGAAGTGAAATTTCTAAGAATCAATGTGAGTGGGCAGAAAATAGGTTATCAAAAGTGTAAAGAGTATTGATTGAAAGAAACATTTCAAACGGAGAATATAGAACTAGGAGGACTAAAATGCATTATTGTGTACATTTATTAACCAAAGAATTACCAAGCGAAAACCAAATTGCAGATATTATGAATCCGTATTATGTAGGTAATGTCTATAGTAATTTAGATGAAGAAAATGAAGACCATGTTGTCAATTATCCTACATTCACATGGGATTGCTATCAAATAGGTGGAAGATATAAAGCAGAAATAAAATTAAAAGTTGATGCAGAGAACAAAGGAAATAACGAATATTATAATTGGGGTTATTATAGCCGTGATGAAAGAAACGGAAGATTATTTTGGTCAAGCTTGTTGTCTACGTTAAAAGAGTGTATGGGAAGCCGATATAGTGAAGAAGATTGGTTTGCTAATATGGGCTTTTATGATAAATATATACTTGTAGACGGAGCAAGACAAAAAGATATAGTTAATCTACCTGAAATGGATTGTTATGTATGTATTTTGCCTGACGGAACAGCAATTGCACGAGCGTCTTGGAATGGTACAAGCTTTGTTGAAGATAAGGATTTCGATAGAAAACATAAAGAAGCATTAGGTGCAAATATGGACGGCTTTATTACAGTTCTTGATGTTCATGATTAAAACAAGGGCTGATTTAAAAGAGGTAACTCAATTTACACAGACAGAGAATAGATAACTAGGAGGTAGAAAAATTATGAAAATTATAAAAACAGGAAGTACATATCAAATTTATGGCGAGGATTTAATCGTGTTGGACAAACTGCCGGCACAAACATATAAAATTGGATTCAGTAAATTTACCGGTTTCTTTTTAGAGAAACAACATGATTTGGAAATCAAGGAAGATAAGATATACGGAGTTCATGAAGAAAAGGCGAATAAAGTATTGAATAGATTTGAAAAATCTCGTAAGAATTTGGGTGTAATTCTTAGTGGAGATAAAGGTATTGGAAAGTCTTTGTTCGCAAGACTACTTTCACAAAAAGCAATTGAAAATGGTATTCCAGTTATATTGGTCGATGATTTTATTCCCGGCATTGATGATTTCCTAAATGACATTAAAAATGAAGTGCTTATTTTGTTTGATGAGTTTGACAAAACATTTAAGAGTCGAGATGATGTAGATCCACAAGCACAAATGCTGTCATTCTTTGATGGTACAAGTTCTGGGAAGAAATTATTTGTAGTAACTTGCAATGAATATCGCAATTTGAACGAATATATGATTAACAGACCAGGAAGATTTCACTTTCACTTTAGATTTGAATATCCGACGGCAGACGAAGTAAGAAATTATTTGACAGATAAAATAGATAAAAAATATTTTTCTGAAATTAACAAGGTTGTTTCTTTTTCAAGAAAGATTAAATTGAATTATGATTGTCTTTCGGCAATTGCTCTTGAATTAAATGAGGGAGAAAAGTTTGAAGAAACTATTAAAGATTTGAATATTATAAATACACATGACAGGAAAAGACAATATGATGTTCAATTATTCACAGAAGAAGGCATTATCTTTACAAGTGAAAACAAGGAATTGGACTTACTAAATGGGGATACTAATGATATTTGGGTGGAGGATTCAGAAGGTAATAGTATAAATATCGAATTCTCGGCTAATAATGCAATATTTGATAATAAGCAAAACTCATTTATTGTATCTGGAAATAATGTTGAAATATATGATGATTATGAGTATGTAGATAAAGCAAAGAAAGATATTTATAAAAATCTCCATTGTGCATATATCAAGTTTTCTCAGAGTTATAATGATTATCTTCATTACAAGTTGATATAAGGAGGATAAAGATTATGGGAATTTTTAAAAACATTAAATGTATAAGAAATGTGATTTGTGATATTCAGTGTGATATGACTGTCATCAGAGAACAATTAAAAATAATTAATGAAACTATAATTAATAAGCTAGAAGATGGAAAAGCATACGATTCGATTGTTCTTGTACCATCTAAAAAAATGAGCAACATGGGTCAAATGCCAACGATTATACATCGTGGCGAAAAGATTAATACGAACAATATGGAGGCATTCAATTTGTCGTGGAGTTATGGTGGTGGGGCAATTCTTACGACTGAAAAGGGGTAATGTTATGGATATTATATATACAGGCGATGGAGGTTATATTTTGAAAATAAATGTAACCTACAGAGTAGATGCAAGAAATATTATACAAGCAAAACAAGAATTTCTTCAATTTCTTTCTACAGATTTTGATAGAACGGTCGATAAGAAGCTTGGTGATTATGGTTTTGATTCGGAGAATATAAATAGATGAAAACAATGTTTCAAAGGGAGAGTGTTGTGACATGATGAAGGGCGATAAGATAAAATTGAAAAAGGGAATAGGTACACTTAGACATATTGGTGCAATATGCGAAGTGACTGATGTGTCAGAAGACGGCATAATTTCTTTTAGATACAAAAATAAATATGAAGGCTGTATCTCAGAAGATGTGTGTGCAGAATATTTTGATGAAGTTCACAAGTGGAGCGAATGGAGAAAGAAAAATGGTGGGAATTACTTCAACAGTGATGGAAGATTTTATGCATTTGTTTATGAATACAGAACCGATGGCAAAAAGATTCAAGTACGAAGTGGGAAATATAAAGCAGAGGCTTGTTGCCATAAAGATGATACATATAATGAGGAGATAGGTTTATTCCTAGCAAGCAATAGATTGTTTATAAAAATTCTTCAAGACATGGTTAATTCTGAAATTCGTCAAATGAAATATGATGTAGTAGATGAACTTTTTAGGAATGTGGCAAAGGCAAGTGCAAAATTAGGTGTTAAATTTGTATAAGTAAATAAACTTTTCATCGGATGAAACGGAGAATGTATAGGTAGAAGGGTAGAAAATATAATGAGTACAAGATATTATATACATACGCAAAACAAGGAATTTGTTGAGAAATATTTCTTTAATGAGTATAGACTTGTGGACGAACCTTGTTTCGGCTATGAGATTTGTATTGGACATAGAAGTGGTGGATGGAAACCTTTGTTTAATCAACACAACGATGCATATACTTCTGTTGAAGAAATGAAAGAATTTTTATCCACAAATTCCGATAAGATTTCTATATATGATGAATCTGAACGATTTCTTACTTTAAATGAATTAGAAGATGAGTTAATAAATTGGGCGGAATGTCAGGAAGTCAAGTATATGAAGTATAATGCTCAAGAATCCGACTTAGACGATATTCGTTTTGATATAAGTACAAAAGACGATTATGATATAAAAGCTCCATTTGACCATATTGAATATGACAAAGTAATAGATAAGCTTACTCCTGAATTGAAAACATACAGAGGTCATTATACTCATGATAAAGATAATTATGATTTTGTGTCGGGTTGGTGGAGCAAACCAAGACCAAGAGGATTATTGAGGAGGTTGTTTAATGAGTTGGAATCCAGTAATGAATAAATTCATTGAAATAAAAAATGAGTTTCATAAAAGAATGGGATATATTACATATAACATGGATGAGAAGAAAACATGTTTGGAATTATGGGTCGAATGTTTAAATAGTATTGAACCCATAAATCAATATTCTGAATATGCGGACTTACTTTCACGATTAGAACTAAATCAAAATGGACACTTTCTTCTTTTGAGATATGGTCAATATAGTGACATCTACAATGGAGAAATTGATAATTCTGGTGAGGAATTATGGAGTATATATGATGGATTTTATCGTGAATGTAGAAGTATAGTAATTGATATAGTAAATGACAAAATAGTTTTGTGTCCCTTTGCTAAATTCTTTAATATTAATGAACTTGAAGAAACAAGTTTGGAGAATATACAAAGTAGAATTGATAATGCAAAAACAGTTGAATTTTCAAATAAGTTGGACGGTTCTATGCAATCAGCTACTTGGTATAACGGTCAAATTATAATGGCAGGGAGTCAATCTATTGACCCAAATATGTCTTGGAGATTACAAGATGGTTATAAAATGATATATCAGCTACCTGGTTATGAGCAAATGTTGCGAGAATATCCCGATATCACTTTTGTTTTTGAGTACATTTCATTGAAAGATACACATGTCGTTAAATACACAAAAGAGCAAGAAGGATTATATCTTATCGGCATGAGAAGTAATTTGACCGGCGAAGAATATTCATATGAATCAATTCTCAAATTCGCAAAATTATACAATATTCCAACAACAGAAATCTTCAACAAGACCTTGGATGATGTTATGACCGAATTAGACGATAAGTCATCTGATGAAGCGGAAGGTTTTGTAATCAACATTGACGGTTATAAGGTTAAATTAAAATACAATGATTATGTTCATATTCATAAAGTATTATCTAAGTTATCGTCTATCAATTTAGTGATTTCTTCTATCGCCGACGGCTGTTATGATGATTTACTATCGAAATTACCAAAGGCTTATCATGAAAATGTTAAGAAGATAGCAACCGTTGTTATGAAGTATATTAATGAGACCACAAAAAATATAAAACAATACTATGATGATGCTCCCAAAACCAATAAAAAAGATTTTATGATATATGTTTCAGAAAATGTTCCTAAGGAGTATCAAGTATATTGTAGAGAATTATATTATGGTCATGATATCAATGTTTTAAAAAGTGGCAACAAAAAGTCACCTCGATATAAAAAATTAAAGGAAATGGGAGTAGACGATTATTCTGTACTCTTCAAGGAGGAATTGAAGGATGTTTAAACAAGAAGTGCAAAATCAAATTCAACAACATTATGACAAACTTATATCGTTAGGCTACAATGTTGTTGGTGTATTTTTATACGGTTCACAAAATTATGAGTTGGATTACTCTGGTTCAGATGTCGATTCAAAAGCAATAATTCTTCCTACATTAAACGATATTGTGTTTAATCGTCAACCGGTAAGTACGACACTTGATATGGGGAATTGTTGCTTATGTGATGTGAAAGATATTCGTAAAATGTTTGAGTGTTTTAAGAAACAAAATATTAACTTTGTTGAACTTTTGTTTACTCAATATTATATTTTAAATCCAATTTATGAAGAACTATTCGCACCTATGCTTGATAATGCCGAAAAAATTGCAAGGTACAACAATTACGCAAGTGTTAATTGTATGTGCGGAATGGCATTTGAAAAGTACAAAGCTCTTACATATCCGTATCCAAGTATTGTAGATAAGATTGAGAAATATGGTTGTGACCCCAAACAATTACATCATATTTTACGTTTGAAAGATTTTATCGAAAGATATTGTAATGGCGAAAGTTACCGTACTATTTTAATCCCTAAAAATAAGGATATGTTGCTCGATATTAAATCTAATTATCATTATGAATTAGAATATTCAAAAAATTTAGCAAAAGAAACGTGTGAGTGGATTAAACAATATAAACAAGAGTATATGGAGAATAATCCATTGGAGATTAATACTGAAGCAAAAGATGTTATGGAAAAGGTGATGACAAACTTAATTACATTCAGTATAAAAAATGAGGTGTGTAGGAATGAGTAAACCAAAACTATATGTTATGTGTGGTTTGTCCGGAAGTGGCAAATCTACTATTGCAAAACAGATTACAAATGATAATCCTGATACAGTTATTATATCAACTGATATGATACGAGAACAATTAACCGGCGAAATCGGAGACCAATCTCAGAATGATGAAGTCTTTGAAATTTTTCATACACTAATCCGAAAGCGTTTGGAGAATAAATACAATGTGATAGCTGATGCAACAAATATTACAATGAAATCTCGCCGGGCAATTCTAAATAAGGTTAACGGATTAGACATAGAAAAGATTTGTTACATAATACCGAAACCATTCGAGTGGTGTCAACAAGATAATAAAAATAGACCACACCCTGTTCCCGATGAAGTGTTGGAAAAGCAAATTAGAAGATTTGAAATCCCTTTCATTGAGGAAGGGTGGAGCAAGATTATTATTCATGATGAATTTAAAAATCATGTGAGAAATTTGGTTAATGAAATAGCTTATATGGGAGATTTCGACCAAAAGAATCCTCATCACACAATGGATTTGTACAAGCATTGTTTAAATACTAAGAAATTAATGAAAGAAAAGGGTTATGAAAATCCTTGGCTGGGCGGTGCGATGATGCATGACTTAGGTAAATTGTCAACTCAAACATTTGATGATCTTGGCATAGCTCATTACTTTGACCATCACGCATACGGTTCGTATTTTGTATTGAGTCGAATACCTCAAAATTTAGAAGTATTAGACATATGTTTCCTTATCAATTATCATATGTTGCCGTTTAGTTGGGAAAGTGAAAAAACGAAACAACGCTGGCGAAAAAGATTCGGAGAATATAAGTATAAGATACTTATGGATTTTCATGAATGCGATATACAGAGGTGATAAAGGAAATATATGAGTAAAGAGTTATCTAATAGAGAACAAAAGTTTCGGGATGAGTATATGGATATTTTGTATCAGGCTATAAGGAAAGAACATCCACCTGGGAAATACCTTCTCTTAGACAAGGACGATTTGAGAAAATTGACGGAACTGTTCAAAAGAGTTTATCAAGAAGGAGAATATATTGATATGAATGATATTAAAGAATTTCTTACAAAAGAGCATAAAGAACTTATTCATAAGAAAATTGTAAAAACAATTGAGGATATGGACTTTACTTCCATAATACAAGATTTTATCAAAGATGAATTGGATTATGTTAGAGATCGAGATAATGTTGATGAATTCTTGGAAGAACAAATTATAGAAATTGTCCGTCAGCATTTAGTTAAGAGTGGATTGTTAAAGGAGAATAAGTAAGTATGAATTATTTTATAACCTTTGGTGAGAACACTCGTCACTTTAGTGATAATATGAATCATTAATGGAGAATATACATATGAGGTGGTGAGAGCAATAGAAAAATCTTATAAATACAGGATTTATCCAAACAAAGAACAAAAAGAACTCATTGCTAAGACATTTGGATGTTGTAGATTTGTATATAATACATATTTAGCAAAACGAATTAAATTATATGAAAAATCGAAAAAATCTTTATCATATGTGCAGTGTGCAAACGATATGAAGAATTTGAAATCACAACTTGAATGGCTTAAAGAAGTTGATTCTACTGCTCTCCAATCTGCACTTAGAGATTTAGATTCAGCTTATCAGAAATTCTTTAAAGAGCATTCCGGTTATCCTAAGTTCAAAAGTAAGAAAACACATAAATTTTCTTACAAGTCAAAATGTACTAACAGAAATATCCAATATTGTGATAGACATATTAAGTTGCCGAAACTTGGAATGGTGAAAACGAAAAACAAGTTAATGCCAAAAGGCAGAATACTTAATGCCACTATATCACAAAATGCAAGTGGTAAATATTTCGTATCACTTTGTTGTACAGATGTTAATATTAAGCCATTAGAGAAAACCAATAATTTAATTGGTATTGACTTAGGTCTTAAAGAATTTTGTATAACATCTAACGGTGAAATGATTTCAAACCCTAAATATCTTAAGAAGTCATTAAATAAACTTGCAAAAGTGCAAAGAGAACTGTCTCGAAAGTCAAAAGACAGTTCAAATCGTAATAAGTCAAGGATAAAGGTAGCAAGACTTCAAGAACACATTGCAAATCAACGCAAAGATTTTTTACAGAAATTA